TATCATACATTGTCTAAATATAAGCCCCACAAAGTTGATACTGATTCTCACAGTATAGATGCAGTAATATTTACTGCATTAACTTTTAATAAAATCCTACTATAGATACACTTACATGGTAAGGTTTTAATTTTTCGGTAATAATATCTACTTCTTCTTGTGCAACAACCTTAGGAACCATACCGTATTTCCCTATGCAACTATCTACATATTCTTTAGCTTGTCCAAGACGAAGACCAAATTGGTCTTTTATTATTTTTATTATCTCTATTTTAGTAGAACCACTAACTTCTTCAGGTATAAACATGCTTATTCCTACTAAGCTTGTTTTACTTTCTAATTCAGGCATATTTGTACAAGGAATAGGTGTTTCTATAAGAATAGATAGTATATTATCAAATTGTTCCTTTGAACATACTTTGGATATTGCATCTAATAGACTATTTGTAGATAATTTCTCGTCTTCAATAAGCTTATCTATTACATAATTCTGAATACAAGTTATTTTCTTCATAATTTGATATTATTTATTAGTTATTTTTTCTCTAATATTCTAATCTCTTCAAGATTACTCATAAAAAGTAAAAAGTAATGACTAGATAAAGCTAATAGAACAATTGGCCATCCAAATAACATTAATAAAGATGCTATTGCATCTGCTAATGTCAATACCTCGTATTTTTTATAACAGTATATTAGATAGATTATACCACTAATTATACCTAATGTTAGATGAATAATAAACAGTATTACTTTTGTTTCCATATAATTGATTTATTTGTTAGTTAATGCAATAAAAATAATAGAGTAAGCGCATTAATATAATCGATGTTGCATTATACGATTATAAGCTATGCTATGAACTACGTAGATATACACATTTCTATTCTCTTACTCTATTAAGTCTGTTATACTTTTGGTTATAGTACAACTTTCTACTCAAGTTTTGACATACTTGGTGGAACCTTTCTTCGAGGCTGTAGTCCGATATATTCCACATTCACTTTACTCACCCGGAACTGAGGACACTTATTGTTCAGTTAGTGTCAGACTGTTAAGCACCTCATTAAGCCTATCAAGGTATAGCTTCTATCTTCGCTCTGCTTACTTCGAGCTTGGTTACTGTCTCTAAAAGATGTGCACCAGTTGGAACCTACAACTGCATCTACCACGTGGATTATAATCTATCATCTTCTCAACTACTACATTTCTTGTGCATAGAATGCGTAATAATGATAATAAATTATTTTTCTTGACTCTGCATTCTGTCGGGCTTGTCACCGGCACTCGGCTGCATTAAGAAGAGAAGTATAATAATATAGTCCTTAGCGCTACCTAAGTCTTTATAAGGGCATACCTAACTTATATTATTATACTTTAACGTGGTTAAATTATGTTTCACAACATATGAGGATAATTTGCATTTCATAGAATAATTACTTTGCGAAACAAATCTGTATATCTTAGTTAAATAACCATATAGATAGATATAGTACTATCATTGTGATTATTACTGATAACATACCTAATTCTGTGTCTCTATCCATATGATTATTTATTTAGTTAATGATTAAATTGCATTTTACACCTAAAACTTATAACTGCGCAACGCATAGCCTGAATGTCACACGTTCTCTATCAGTCCACAGAATTCACTGCTTCATCTGGCAGCTGAGTACGCCCTTACGTCTGCCAACTATACTATTATAAGAAACTGGTGCCCTCAATGTCTTGGGATTGTTACACAACTCCGTAGCTTACGCTACTCCGAAGTTATTGAGTTTTTTAATTAATTGACTTACTGTACGCAATTCAGATATTAGAAATGTAAGTCTCTCTCTAAATCCTATGGCAAACACTCCTACTTGTTTAGTTATTAGCTGGGGATAAAACTTTATACTGTAGCCTTGCCAAATATGCTTAGTATAAACACGTGCGTACCTGAAGCGAGACTCGAACTCGCACGACTATAATGGTCACATCATTTTAAGTGATAAGAATTTATAGAAATTCTTCAAGTTTAGAAACCCATTTTGGATTTTTAAAGTTTTGTATCATCACTTGTATTTTAGCCTCAAGTTCTTCTTTGTCTATAGCGGTAATTAACTGTGATGCAGGACATGGAGTTTCTGAATACAAAGTAAGAGCTAATAATGCATCAGTAGTTCTTACAATATTACCAAGAATGTAATCTCCATCAGTTGGTCTTTTATCCATAACTTCAGACCAATACCAAAATGGCATAAAAGCGTAATATTTCATTACTTTTTGTTTTTGAATTAATAAAAAATGTTAGGAATAGGCATTCACCTAACTATAGGCCCTTTGTTCTTTTACTCATCATCTAATCTTAAAGTAAGATATAGAATGTGAAATACATTAAAGATGAGATAAAAGATTAAACCATTAATCCCTCCTATAATGAAATGACAAAATAGAAAAGATATAATGTTCAATAGTCCGTGTATTAATGAATACATAGGCAAAGTTGTTATGTTGATAATAAATGTTGGTTTGCAAAGCAAGCAGAGCCTACATAACAGTAGGCAGTGCTTGTTGGATGAAAACAGCCATATATTAAGCGATTACCTCGGTAATGTCGGTTGCGGTTTCGCATGGAATATATGCACCTGATTCAAGTCCCCTTTCAAAAGTCCTTTTGCATAAGGCATCAGCATTTCCACCGTTTTCGGCGCATGTACCATCAGCATTTTCAAAGAGTGTTAAATTAACACTTTTAAACACTTTCGGTATGTACTTTGTTTTAGTCACTTCGATGGTTTTGCCATTACGAACAACCTTCTCCGTTACTTCCTCCTCCGTTTCATAGACTCCCGTAACAGAGCCTTCTTTGCGAATATAAAACTCCGTACCCGTTGCCCAAGATACCGACATTAACCGTATTGGCGCACCCTTAACTACTTTCCCATTCTTATCCACCTCATAAAGTTTTTCTAATTGCTCTACTTGTTTGTCCGTTGACGGAAAAAGTGTTTTTGTAAAGTTAAAACGCCTTGACATCATAGCGAACGGATTAATACATCCGTCTTCGTCCACTACGTTTGCACCTTCATCACCTTCGACACCCGTTGCTTTAATAATAAAGTACGGCATTTCATTCTCTCTTTCAACTTTAACAAAACTTGTTACATTACATTTCATAACTACACAATTTTAAGAATTACACAATACACAATAAAAGGGAACGCCAATACCGAAACAGTACGGGGTGTTCCCTGCCAATACTTAATAGAGGGGAGTGAATCTTTGCTGTTTCGCACACGCGGGGGTATTTTATATTTTTTTAATTCTACACACGCACCACCTCTCTCAAAAAATTTTTATAAAATTTTTTATATTTTATTTTTAAAATATGTTTAATTTATGTTAAATATCTGTAATTATTCTTAATATCTGCGTTATAGAGTATATAACAAATAACTATATAATATGAAACTAATAGAATCCAGCGTACAGATTATTGAGGAAAAAGACCCTTACAAGATGATAGAATTAGCAGGTAGAACTTGCTATAAGAGTGAAGATAAGATAACAGAGGATAGCGCTAAAGAGTTTGTAGACCGTATGATTAAGCTTGGTCATGGGGCTATGTTAGAGCATGGTACTATTTATTTAAAGATAGATAAAACAGAAGACGGACATCTTCCACCAGCTAGACTATATTGGTCAGATGGTAATCACAAGAAATATACAAAAGTGCGTATACATGGAAATTCAATATACGTGACAACCAATCTACGAGTAATAGTAGAGAATAATAGATTAGATGACTTGCAATATCAAGTAGAACCTACAGAACATCATGAAAAGCGCATCACAGCTAAATTTATATGCGATAGAGGAGTAAGCCATGAATTTGTTAGACACAGAGTATTCAGCTTTGCACAGGAGTCACAGAGATATTGTAACTACAATAAGGATAAATTTAATAACGAGCTTACTTTTATTAAACCTACTTGGTTAGATATACCTACAGGTGATTATACTTACTGGGATGGAGATTGGTGTGATATTGATAATATGAAAATCCAATTACCTTCAGATAATGGTGTAGCAGATAACTTTTTATGGTGTTTGAACAATGCAGGAATGCAATACAGACTGCTAATAAACAAAGGTTTAAAGCCTCAAGAAGCTCGTGGAGTACTACCTAATGCAACTAAGACAGAATTAGTAATGACAGGCTTTGAAAGTGATTGGGAAGGTTTCTTTAAGTTACGTTGTAGTGGTGCAGCTCATCCAGATGCTAAGAAGTTAGCCGATGAATTATATAAATTAATTCATAAATAATGTTAAAAATTAGCTATTAAATAGCTATAATTGTTCTTAACAAATGTTAAAAAGTTTATCATAAAAGAAACTTTTATAAGAGTTTATACGTTACTGTCTATAACAGTTAAAGACAGTCTAAGACAGTATAGACTGATTATAGTCTCCTACTTTAGATATTTATATTATGAATAAACAACAACAAGTTAAAGAAGTAGCTTACTTAGGTAAGAAAGTATATTTTGGTAATAAACCTTATACTTTAGTAGAGAACGAAGTAAAGGGTATGTGTCAAGGTTGTGATTTATACAATTGCTATTGTCCTTCTAGGATTACTTCACTATGCACTCAAGGCTTTATACTTAAAAGAGAAAGAAAACAATAATGAATATAGTAGAATATAATCCTTCTATAAAGGGATTAGAAAGAATAAATCAAAAGCTATTAGATAACGGAGCTATTATAGATAATAATAGCTTATCTTTTGATAAGTCTACTTATAATGCGGTTGTGAATAGCTACATAGAAGATGGTGAAACTAGTGAAATGGCTAAGTATATAGTAGACTACTTTATATGGATATATAAAATTGAAGGTAATGACTTTGAACGACTAGGAATTAGCAAAGATAGTAAAGAATAGAATACCAGTAATAATAGATAACAAATAGTTTATAGTAGAGTCTAATCCTATAGGTAGTTGTGATGGATGCTATTACTTAGATAAAAATTGTCCTACTTTAGCTAGGAGATACTGCTGTTCTAATGGCGGAAATATATTGAGATTAAAGAAACAAAACAACAAATAATACGTTATAGAATATAAATAAGAATATTATGGAAGATAAAGTACTAGAAACAGTAATTAATGGAATTGGTTATACTCCTCTGAAAGATGTGTTAGTTAAACCTCTTGAACCTATTAAGCTGAAGAAAGAAATAACTGAAGCAGTTGGTACAGGTGAAAAAGATGTTGATGGTTATGAGAAGTTTGAGACTAAGACTGAAGTAAAAGAAGTAGAGTCAGAGTGGAGATTAGGAATTGTACTTGCTATTCCAGAAAGTCTAAATATAACAGACTTTAAAGTAGGAGATACAATAGTATTTAATAAGAAGTTTGCTAAAGACTTTGACTTATTCAAGGATAGTCAGTTAGTTAAACCTTATGATATTATAGCAAGAAAAGACTAAATATTAATGCGTATTAATAGTTGTTGTGGGGCTAGGTCTGCGGATCTAGCCTTTTTTCATGTCTTTACTTAAATATAAGTTAACAAATGTTAAAGAATAAATACTATTTTAACATTTACCGTTTAGGTATATGTAACAACTATTAAACAACTAAATAATAATTATTATGAAGAACTATAAAGTAATTAAAGAATTTGCATCTGCACAAAAAGGTGATATGCTTACTTATAATGAGGATACTAATTTATATGAATTCAGTATGATAACTGAAAACGATAATAAGAAGTGTTCACGTTATATGTGTATGGATGAGGAAACAGCAGAAGAGTTTGTAGAATCAGGTAATCTGTTAGTTGTTGAAGATGAGGATAAGGAAATCTCTGCAATTGATAAATTGTGTGCATTATCTGATTTAGTAGATACATTAGAAGCTCAATATAAGAAAGACCATGACGATTTAGTAGAAGCCTATAACAATCAAGAAATTCCTACTTGTGTTAAGGTTGAAGCAGACACGGTATATTTCAATATGAATCAAATTCTTAAAAAGGTAAAGGAAATCATTAATGAATAAACTTGTAAAGACGGTTAAAAAAACAGATCTTTACAGAGAATTCCTCAAATCACTTGATGGTGTACTTTAGCTGACCACTAGGGAGCAAGACTTGATGGTTTTATTAATTGATATAGATATTAATACACCTAAGCTCCCTGGGTACAGCAAGAATGTGATAAGTACCGAAAACAGACGTTATCTAAAAGCTGCAACAGGCATTACTAGTGATAACTTAAGTAGATACATAGGGAAATTAAGAGATAAAGGTCTGATAATAAAAGGTAAAGCTGATGATGAATGGATGGTTAATCCAGCATTAATACCTGAAGTAATAGGAGATAGAGTTCAGCTAACTATCGTACTTAGATTGGAGAAAGAATAATATGAATATACAATATGTAACACTTAAACCAGGTTGTGTTTTATTATGTAAAAAGTATAATTGGTTTAAAAGATTTTGGGCTAAGCTAAGCAAGAAAGTATTACCTTATAATCATTTTGTTATCTTTAAAGATCCGTGTGATTTAGTAAACGCATATAGTAAAAATACAGACGTTATTATTGCTGAACCTAAAAAGAACTATAGTAAGAAAGAGATTAATACATTAGAGAAGATTCTAGAATTTAAAGGTGATATTGCTACAAGTTCAGAAGAAGGTATAAAGATTGAAGATTTATTTGCAGCAATTAATGTTATTAGAACTAACACATTTTCAGATAATACTAATGATTTACAGGCTTTCTTAAATAATAAATATTATAATACTAGATGGTTATCAAATGAAAAAAACTGGAATGAGTATATATTCTGAACTAAGTAATAAATATCAACTTCCTAGTTAGGTAATAAAGGTTATATGTAATCATCCTTTTATGTTCGCTAATAGAAGAATAACAGAAGGTGATGAAAGACCAATGCTATTCACTTACTTAGGTAAAATCAAAATTAAGAAGGTATATGAGCGAAAGAAAGAAGATACGGATAACAAAGATACCACAAAATGACATTCTAACAGAATTAGTAGAGCTCATGATATATTACAAAATGTCTTATCCAACAGGTCAGAAAGATGAATGCACAATACAAATTAAAGAAAGTAGTAATGAAATCATTACCCCTGATTCAACTTATAGATTGTCAGATGAAGTATTTTTGTATGTGTACTTACTTAGTAATAGAGCAATTGCTAATATATATAAAATAATAAAAGATGATTAGGAAATACTGTCTTGATATATATCCCGTAGATCTCTATATTTCTACTATAGATTGTTTTGAAGATATGAAGAAAAAGTTCTTGTTCTATCCTACTATTAAAGATTTATTGAATAATGAGAATAACGGCTCCCCTATTAGTCCAGTCAGTGCAGATGGAGTTACATTTATAGTAAGAGATAAGAGAACTGGAGACAAAGGAGTGCTTATTCTTATAGAAGCTCCAGATAAATTAGATGGTACAGCTATAGAAGTAGCTGCTCATGAATCTACGCATGCTACCGATGTAATATGGGATATAATAGGAGGAGTAGGACAAGGATACGATCAAGGTAATGAACCTTATGCTTATTTACTAGGTTGGATAGCAGGCAAAGTAGGTCAATTTATGATAGATTATTTAAGAGATAAAGAAAATGGAAGGAAAGAAGAATGATTTCTTAGACAAGAAATTAAGATGGGATTTATTACCTTTAGAAGAAATTGAAGACATCGTAAAAGTATACACAGCTGGTTCTATTAAGTATGGCGATAATAATTGGCAGAACTTAGAGAATGGTTATCAACGTTATAAAGCTGCCATGCTAAGGCACTTACTTGAGTATGAAAAAGGTAATACTATTGACAAAGATACTGGTTGTCATCACTTAGCTCAAGTAGCTTGGAATGCAATAGCAATGCTGTGGATAAGTAAACACACTATTAGAAAAGCAACTATTGAAGATTTATCTAAAGCTCTAGATGAACGTATTGAAGAAAAAATAAACAGTTGTAATGACATACTCGATAAGATACAACTTTCTTCCAAAGAAGAGTTAGATAGAAGAGCTGAATTTGACACTATCAGTGATTTAAAGAAAGAAATACATCGTTCGATTATAGAACTATCTAAAGAGCTGGCTAAAAGAACAAACTTTAATTATTGGTTAAGCGAAGATGAAACTGGAGCCATTATAGAAGATAATAACAAAAATGTAGTTAAAGGAATATTTACAGATCGTAATTTATATGGTTCTAATGAAGAGGTTATAGCAAAACTGTGTTCCTATAAAGATAGATTAAAAGACTTAGTAGAAGAAACTATTTATGAATATAACAAAGGAAAGTCTAGAACAGGAGATAGCGTATTATCAGACAGTGATAAACAAGTATCAGAATAATCCCGAATACACAAATCCTAATTGTTCAGAGAAACAAGCTAGAGTAATATTAGCAAGATTACAAAAAGAATATTATACTGATTATAGAATAGATTGATTATGAATAAATACGTAAATAGCAATAATAGTAGTTGCATGGCAGGTTATAATCCGGATACAAATGAGGTAACTGTTTTAGATAGTTTCTATTTCGATTATATATGGATTGTTCCTGAAGATGGGGAATACAGTATCACAAAAAAAGATGGAACTACTGAAAATGTAAAAGTGTCTAAAGGTGATTTGATAGCAAAAACATATAAACTTGATGATAAAACTTTCGTTTATGCTGTAATTAGTGATAAAGCTATTAAAGAGCATATTGCAAAGATGCAAGATGAAAAACAGAAAATAAGTAGTACATTCTCTAAATGTGAATGTGCCTCAAACGTATCAAATAACTAATACATAATAATTATGAAACTATTTGATATAATAGGAGGAAAAGTAGTAATACATGAAAATGCTTTAGCTATACCTGCTTTTAAGAAAATATGGGAATCAGATAAAGCTGATAAACAACATGCTACTGCAATACTTAGTTATATAGTATTTAAGAATAAATGGGATAGTCCTTATGTACTGAGTATTCCATACGATCAAATAGAAAGTAAACTAAAAGAAGAATTCTTAGGAAGCACAGATTATGAGCTTTCTGAGGATGAGCAGAAAGCAGAAGATAGCTTTATTAGATTACAACATACTCGTACTTTAGATATGCTAGATAGCATCAGATTAAAGCTGGATACTTTCAATAAATACTATAAAGATTCTTTATTGGAAGAACTTGATGAAAAAAAAATAGAGAAGTATTATGCAGGGTTTGCTAAAGTAAAAGATACATTTGTTACTCTAGATTACTTAGAGAAAGCTGTTAAATCTGGTGAGCTTGAAACTAGCAAAGTAAAAGGTGACGCTAAGATTAATTTATTTGAACTTCCTAATCAAAATGTTAGAGTATAACATTTGATAAACACTAAAAAATAACAACAACGTTTAATAATACAAAATTGAGATTATGGATAAAAATACAAAAATGCCTACAATTATCGTAGATTTGACTGATGATACCAAGACTGTTGAGGAAGCAATTGCTGAATGTGAAGCAGCTAGATTGCAAGTAAAACCTTGGTATAAAAGAATAGCTAAGCGTATCAAGAGCTGGTTTTAATTTTAAGATATCATTAATTTAACCCTGAAGGGACCCTTACGTGGAGGGTAAGAATATCCACGCAACCCTCTCCTATGGTGTAGTGGCAGCACGACGGATTCTAGCCCCGTAAGTCCGAGTTCGATTCTATGGTAGGAGGACAAATTAAAACACTAGTCCTTTGAAATTACAATAGCAGAAGGAAACTTGTTGGATAGGTAGTTATCACGAACAGGTAGTCTGGGGTAAACGTTAGCCCAGGTGGGGAGTACTAAACATAAGGCGTATAAATCCCTAGCTTAAGAAACTAGGTTGCAGTCACTGGAAATCTCCCCAACATAAATTTTTCATAATTAAAGAATTTTAAGTTATAAATTATTATCTCAATAGAAGGGGTTCGTTGTGAAACGCGCCCCTTTCAATTATAAAACGCACGAACATGGATAAACTTAGAGGTAAGAATGTAACTTTCCTTGCTATGCAGGATGAGCTTGATGGATACCAAATTACTCCGGAGATATGGAAGGCTGCCGGTAATGGTATTATTTGTCAATTCGATATCGCCAACAGTACTGTGTACAGTAAGATTACAGAAAAGACTATAAAAGAAGCTTTAATCAGTCTCACTAGAACAAAGAAGAGAAATGGTCGACTTTAATAAGAAGATAGTAAATAGTAATAAGTTTAGATAGCCTGCTCTTACATATATTAGAACAGGTCAATACTGTCCACACCCCAAAGGTACGGCAGAATATATGCGTTTCTGGACAGAGGAAAAGGAACGTTGTATTAATGGTTATACAGCTGATGATGGTGATTTCATTAGTGGGTATAACTATTTTTATTTAAATTATTGTCCTATTAACCGTACTGTCAATAGTATAGTAAATGGGGAAGTAGTATCAGAGTAGTTGGTTACATTTCCTGATTTTTGGGACTATGATTATTACTATTTTAATGCAGTAAATGAAGCTCATAAATAGGGTAAACATTTATGTGTACTTAAGTCTAGACGTAAAGGTTACTCCTATAAAGGAGCTGCTATGTTATGTCGTAATTACTATCTTATACCTAACTCTAAATCATATGTATATGCTTCAAATAAGCAATATTTAACAGATGATGGTATTCTTACTAAAGCTTGGGACTACTTAGACTTTATAGATGAACATACTGCGTGGGGTAAGAAAAGAGCTGTAAATACTCAATTACGTAAACGCGCTGCAGTAAGTATGAAGGATGAGTATGGTAATCAAATAGAAGTAGGTTATAAATCTGAAATTATTGGGGTTACTTTGAAAGACAATCCTGATGTAGTACGTGGTAAGAAAGCTAACCTTATTCTATTTGAAGAAGCTGGTTCATTTAAAGAATTAGGCGCAGCATGGCAAATCGCTAGACCTTCTGTAGAGAATGATGGTAGAGCATTTGCTACTATGATTGCATTTGGTACTGGTGGTGATGAAGATTCTAACTTCTTTACTCTTAAAGATATGTTTTATAAGCCTAAAGGTTATAATTGTTTAGAGCTTGATAACATATGGGATGAGAATGTAGGAGATACTAAATGTGGATTCTTCATACCTTAGTATACAAACATGGACATACGAGATGAGTAGGGAAATCGTATGTATATGGATAATGACGGTAATACTATAAGACATAAAGCTTTAGAATACGTATTACAACAGCGTAAAGACGTAATAGAGAATGCTACTAGTTCTGTAGCAGTAGACCGTTATGTAGCGGAACGTTGTATTACTCCAGCTGAAGCATGTCTAGAATTTAATGGTAATATATTCCCTAAAAAAGAATTACAAGAACAACTAGCTAAAATACGTACGAATAAGAAATTATCAAATCACAAATAGATAGGTGATTTAGTATGGGAATCAGATGGTAGTCTTAAATGGGTAATAAAAAAACAAGGTGATATTACTCATTATCCTTTATCTAAAGAGGATGATCCTACTGGTTCTATAGTTATATGGGAACACCCTGTAAAGGATGCTCCTATCGGTTTATATATACTTGGAGTAGACCCTTATGATCATGATCAATCGGGTACTAACTCATTAGGATCTACTTTTGTATATAAGAGATTTTAGAACTTTGAAAACTACTATGATATAATAGTAGCTGAGTATACAGGAAGGCCTGCTACAGCAGAGGAATATTATGAAAACTTACGTAAACTCGCAGTTTATTATAATGGCAGAATTATGTATGAAAATGAGCGTAAAGGTTTGTTTCCATACTTTACTGCTAAGCATTGTGACTATCTTTTGGCTGATTAGCCAGATATTATATCTGATATCATCAGCAATTCTAAGGTGCAACGAAAGAAAGGTTGTCACATGAATAAACAGATTAAACAATGGGGTGAAGGACTCATCAAAGATTGGTTAAATGATGAGAAATCTCCAGGGCATAAAAACCTACACGATATATTATCAGAACCGCTATTAGAAGAGCTTATAGGTTATAATGATATAGGTAACTTTGACCGTGTGATGGCGTTGATGCAGGTAATGATTTATCGTGAACAGCTATATAATGTAGTTGTAAAAGAGAAGAAAAAAACTAACAGAGAGAGATTATTATTCGACGGTCCTCTCTTTACTTATGGTAACTGGAGTTATGACGATAGCTTCAGTCAAGTCGATGACGATGTATATACATTTAATTAACAGAATATGATAAGTAGAAATATTGGTTCATTTCCTGTGCAAAAACTTCCTATGTCTAAAAAGACTAAAGATTGGAAAGAAGCCTGTGTTGACTATATAATAGGTAAGTCAGGCTTTAATAGTGGAGGCGGTAGAAATGGGCGTACTAGATATGAGGAGATGTAGACTTACTATGATTTATACAATAGTATCTATAATGAGAAAGATCTTTTGTATGTTACAAATCCTTTTAAATAGAAAGATGGATTCCCTGCCACAGCATAGGATTATAATATAATTAAGCCTAAAATAGACTTATTATTAGGTGAAGAAACAAAAAGACCATTTAATTTTAGAGTAGTACGTACTAGTGATATAGCTACTAGTGAAGTACAGGATACTGCTAAACAAATGCTTGAAGATTATGTAATGGCTACTATTATGAGTCAGTTAGGCCCTGAAGAGGCTTAGAGATATCAACAAGCATTACAGAATGGTGAAATATTACCTCCAGAAAAGATATAGAAATATCTAAGTAAGGATTATAAGGATATAGCAGAAGTAACAGCATATCATAGCCTTAATTATCTTAAGAATAAACTTAATGTAGTTCATGAGTTTTATAAAGGTTGGAAGGACGCGTTGATAGCTGGAGAAGAAATATACTATATTGGTATTATAAATGGTAATCCTTATTTAGAACGAGTTAATCCTCTTTACTTTAGTTATGACTAGAGCGCAGACTTAGAATTCATTCATGACTCTGATTGGTGTTGCCGTAAGATGATTATGTCAGCTACAGAAATTTATGATAGATTCTATGATAAAATGACAGAAAAGCAATTAAATGAATTGCTTGAAATGGTAGATGATGTAAGCAGGGGAGGCATTAATCCTGAAGTACGTAAGACATCTATGGATTATCCTCACTTAAAAACAAGAACTATTAATGGGTTAACTTCAAATCCGTTTGAAGGGTCTGATAACATTAATGTTTGGCATTGCTGTTGGAAGTCATTTAAGAAAATAGGTTTCGTTACTTATCAAGATCCTAATACTGGAGAAATTGATGAGTTACAAGTAGACGAGTCCTACAAGGTTACTGGTATGGAGTTGAACGTTGAATGGACTTGGATTATAGAGGTATGGGAAGGTTATAGAGTTGGAGAAGACTTATATATAGGTATACAACCACTAGAATACCAACACATATCTGCTGATAATCTTAATTCTCAAAAATTACCTTATACAGGAGTTGTATACAATAATACTAATAGTGCTCCTAGATCTTTGGTAAGTATGATGAAACCATTGCAGTATATGTATATTGTACTATGGTACAGACTAGAACTCGCTATGGCTAGAGATAAAGGTAAAGTACCTGTTATTGACGTTACTTAGATACCTAAATCTATGGGCATAGATGTGAATAAATGGATGCATTACTTAGGTGCTCTTGGTGTAGTATTTATTAATCCATACGAAGAAGGATGGGATATACCCGGTAGAGAAGGTGGTAAGCCATCTCAGTTCAATCAATTTACTTCATTGGATCTTACTATGGCTAATACTATTGATTAGTATATTAATCTTATGGATAAGATTGAAGCTATGGTATCAGAAATATCAGGAGTAAGTAAATAGCGTGAAGGTTCTGTTGCATCTAATGAATTAGTAGGTAATGTAGAGAGATCTATAGTATAGTCAGCTCATATTACTGAACCTTGGTTCTGGGTTCATAATCAAGTAAAGAAAGAAGCTCTTACTATGTTATTAGATACTTCTAAAGTAGCATGGAAAGATAATAAAAGATGCTTACATTATATCCTTGATGATGCTACTAGAGCATTTATAACTCTTTCTGATGAGTTCTTCTATGAAGACATGGATATATTCATTGATGATACTACTAAGAATCAACAACAAGTAGAAGCTCTTAAACAACTTATGCAACCTGCTATGCAGAATGGAGCTAGCTTACTCGATATAGCCGAAATCATTACTATGGATAATATTAGTATGATTAAGTCTAGATTAGAGGAGATTGAGTAGAAACGTATGGAGCAACAACAAGCTATGGAGCAAGCTCAAGCAGAACGTGAACAGCAAGCTATTCAAATGCAAAATGAGGTTAAGGAAGAAGAGCTTATGATTAAAGAGGCAGAGATGGATCTTGAGAAATATAAAATAGACCAAGATAATGCTACTAAGATTACTGTAGCTCAACTTAATGCTTATAGAGGTGCTGAAAATATGGATTAGAATGAGAATGGTGTACCTGATGTCATGGAAATAGCCCAGCAAGCTTTAGCTGAACGTAAGCAAGCATCTGATGAAGCTTCTAAACAATTTGAATTCAATGCTAAGATTAGAGAGCAGAAAATGAAAAAAGAGATAGAAGATAAGAAGAATTAGCTTGAAAGAGAAAGAATGGATCATGAAATGAAGTTGCAAGCAGCTAAAGACAAGGCAGCAATGGAAAGAGAAAGATTAAAAGCCAAAACTGCGATTAAGAATAAAGTAACAGGAGAGAAATAATTATGAATTGGTTTAAAGAAACGTGGTGGATAATCAAATAGTTATTCACTAAAGTAGAAGCAGACAAAGTAGAGTATAAGCATATGGACCATTATCCATTTAGTGGTTATTCTGCAATGAGCTGGTGTGGTTACTTGTTAAGTAGAAAACCTGAATCTCAGATTAAGCCTACTACTTGGAATCATGAAAATATTCATCTCTATGAAGCTAAAGATAAAAAGAGATGGATAAGTTATTATTGGTCTTATGCATGGGAATGGATTAAAGGTAATCCGATTATCTATCCTGCATCTAGTGCTTACTATACTATTCCTTATGAAATGGAAGCTTATGCTAATGATGATAACTTTGATTATCTGAAAACACGTAAGCCTGAAGATCTTGATAAATATAAGATTAAGGATAGAAAGAAGACTTATAAGGCTAATAAGAAAAATTGGAGACAATATCTTAAAACAATTAAATAATAGGAGGAATTAATTATGGCATGTGGAGGTAAGAAATCCGGTAGCTCTAAGAAGGGTAAAGGCGGAAAGAAATAATAGTTATGGAACGAGAACCTACTGTTAAAGAAAGAATTGAATTGTTTATATAGAGACTATTAGATAACGGATTCGTAGAGTAGGATGAAGATGAAGTACAATAGTATATAATGTTCTTTATAGGTACTCCTTTGGATACTAGAATATTTAAAAAAGATATAATTACTATTTGCATATCTGAATCTTCTCAAGAAGCTGAGATTTACATGAATGGACAACAATTCTTAGGTAAAAGAAATTTTACAGATTTTATATATGGATAAACAAGCATTTAAATAGAGAATGCAGAACCTAAAGTCTTACCGGGAGAATAATCCCGGTAAAGGCTATTGGGATTGGAAGGTAGAAGCATTTGCAGATGGTGGTCAGACAGGTGATCCTGAGAAGGAGAGATTTTATCAAGCTACAGGTAGAAGTAGTAGTGGTAGACCTTTAGAAGAAGGTTTAAAGCCTGTATTTAGTCTTGAAGATGCTGCTAATATGACTCCTATTGGTGATGCTATATCAGCTAGAGATACTTATAATGCAGTAAAGAATAGAGATTGGTTAGGTGCTGGTTTGGCTGCTTCAGCTATGATTCCTTTTATACCTAATATATATAAATCTCTTAAAAGCAAAATTTCAAGGGAGATTCCTACTGTTACTAGAAGTTTTCAAAGATAGGTTGATGCTAATGATCTTAGAAGAGATTTAGAAAACAACAATAGAAGACGAGTATTAGAAGAATATTCTGATCAGCGTAATAGAGCATATGAATTATTAAATACTCCAGAAGCTAGAAGAAGGGCATAGACTATTGATAGAAAGTACGGTACTGAATATAATAAAGTATACGATGACTTAACTAAAGAATATGAAGATATAAATAGTTATGTTAACTTGCCTGAACCTAATTTTGTATCAAATAAAAAAGATTATGCTAACATTAATCCATCTGAAGGTAAAACTATAAATCTGTCTACAGATAATATTAGAACTGCAGAAGACTATCCTAAAGGATTAATAAGACATGAAATAGGTCATTATGTAGATGAGAAAGCTTATCCCGGAGGAGTACCAAATAATGCATACTTAAGATAGTTAGGTAAACCAAGTAAGTACAGACCATTCTCTGAAGTGGAGCATATGTTTCCAGATAAAGACAGAGCTAAAAGTGTATATGAATGTTTGCGTAAGCCTACAGAAAAGAAAAGTATTATGAATTAGTTTGATGAGTACTTGATGAATACATTAACTCCTAGTACTTATCCTACTAATACTAAATAGTTTAGATAGGTTATAGAATCAGCTCCTGATTTATATAACAATATGAAAATGTTATTGAAAATACACACTAAACCAAGTGTATTATATAAAGATTTTCTAACTAGACCTTTAGTAAATAAGGTAAATAAAAACAAGAATCAAGAGATTGTTTAACAGTTATGACAATAATACCGCAGTATCCAATACCAAGTTATAAAGATGGAGGGATACATATAAAGAAGAAGAATAGAGGTAAGTTTAATGCTTTGAAGAAGAGAACAGGTAAAAGTACAGAAGAACTTACTCATAGTAAGAATCCATTGACTCGTAAGCGAGCTATCTTCGCTTAGAATGCGAAAAAATGGAAACATAAAGGAAGAAAAAAATAAATCTAATTATATATAATTATGGAAGCAAAGAACACATTGAATGGTTTTGAGGCTATATTAGATACCTTAAACCCTCATGTAGGTACTAAGACTAAAACAGAAGACAACGATACTGACGTAATTGATGCAGCAGCAGAAGAACTAACTGATGAAGAGTTAGAGGCGTTACGTAATCCTAAACCTAAGAAAACAACTAAAGTAGAAGACGATGAGCTTGAAGACGAAGATCCTGAAGAGGAAGATGAAGATGAAGATGTTACATCTAAACCTAAAAAAACTACTAAAACTCAAAAGAAATCCAAATCTGAAAATACAGAAACTAATGAAGATGAGGATGAGGATAGGGAACAAGAATCTAATAGTGATAATACCGATGGTGGAAATGATACAAGTGATGAAGAAATAATTGTAGGATTCTTCGATTCGTTAGCAACACAATTAGGATGGGATGACGTAGAAGATGACGAAAAGCCTAGAACTGCTGAAGATCTAATTGATTACTTTAAAGAGGTAATAGAAGAAAATTCTACTCCTCAGTATGCTAGCGAGGAAGTAGAAAAGCTTGATAAATTTGTTCATAATGGAGGTAAGCTTAAAGATTATTTTAGTATCGATGCTGATCTTGATATTGATAATATCGAGATAGAAGATGATGAAGTAAATCAAAAACTGGTCATTAAAGAATTTTTAAAAGAAAAAGGCTTTACTTCAAAACAAATTGAAAAGAAACTTAACAAATATGAAGAAGCAGGCCTATTAGAGGACGAGGCTACAGACGCTTTAGAGGCTCTTAGAGACATCAAAGTTGCACGTAAAGAAGAGCTATTAGCCAACCAGGAAAAATAGGCTAGAGAGGCTGAAAAGCAACAACGTGACTTCTTTAATAACGTTGTCACAGAAATAAAAGGCATGGATAGTATCTATGGAATTGATATTCCTGAAAAGGATAAGAAAGCCCTGTTGGAATACATATTCAAACCGGATGCAGATGGCATTACTAGATACTAGAAAGATTATGCTAAAAGCCTTAAGAATTTAATCACTTCTGCTTACTTTACAATGAAAGGTGATGCCTTAATTGATATAGCTAAGAAGAAAGGTAAAAAAGATGCTATTGATAATTTCAAGAATACACTATCTAGAAATAGTGGAGTATCTAAGAAATCTAAAAGGCAAGTGATAAATAACGATAGCAACTCATCTATCTGGGATGCTTTCGCACGACAACTACGTGTCGCATAATAAAATTAAATAATTAAAAAATTAAATTACTAGTATTTTTATGGATAACAATATTCTTAATAACCTTCAACTCTACAAAGGTAAGTGGTTTTCCGACTTGATTGATACTGCTAAGATTTCAGTAGCTTCTCAGCAGAATCCGTATCAGGTGTCTACTATCTTGTCTTACGTATTTGGTACAAAAGATAGTGGTTATAGCACTTCTTTGGATATGTTGACAGGTGGTCTTGGCAATGTAATGACAATTGATCAGCCTTCTTTTGAATGGTCTGTAATGGTTGATAATGACAGAGCCGTAACAATTAGAGACGCTAAATGGAATGGCGCAGCTATTACTGCTACTTCTACTGCAGGTTTGGGTAACACTCCTATCATGTTATGGTTAGAAGATAATTGGTTTGGTCCTGGTGCTATTCTCGAATTTGATAACAGAGAGTTCCAAGTACGTGTATCAGGTGCTCCCTATCAAGATGGTAATCTGTGGGTATATACCTGCTTTGTAGCAGATGGTCAGCCTACTTCCTATATTCCTTCTGAATATCTTGAAGCTGGAAAACAGGTATCTCGTCTTGCTTCTGCATATGAAGAATACAGTGAAGAGGGTGATATCTTGAACTACAACACTCACTTCAAGATGCGTAACTATCTTACTACTATTCGTGTTAACTATGATATTACTGGTTCAGCTTATTCTACAGTAATGGCAATAGCTTTGAAAGATCCTGCTACTGGCAAGACTTCTTATCTGTGGGCTGATTATCAGGAATGGAAAGCTTTACGTGAATGGTACAAGAGATGTGAACGTATGCTCGTTTATATGAAGACTAATGTTAACAAAGATGGTTCTTGTAATCTGAAGGGTACTAACGGTCGTCCGGTATTTATCGGTGCTGGTCTGTTGGAACAGATTGCTCCGTCTAATAGACGTTACTACACTCACTTGACTGGTGAGATGTTGGAAGACTTCTTGTTTGACCTGTCTTATAACTGCCTGGGTACTAATGAACGTAAGTTTGTTGCCTTGACTGGTGAAATGGGTATGCGTGAATTTGACCGTATCTTGAAAGAAAAAGTAGCTACTATGAACTTAATGGATACAGTATTTGTAACTGGTTCTGGTGATAACTTGACTTTTGGCGGTTAGTTCAAGACTTACAAGATGACTAATGGCATCGAGTTGACTTTGAAATATTTCCCGTTGTATGACGATCCTACTTATAATCGTGAGTTGCATCCTGTAACCTTGAAGCCGAAGGAATCATATCGTATGACTTTCTTGGATCTTGGTCGTCGTGATGGTGAAGCTAATATCGTTAAAGTAGTTCGTAAGGATCGTGAATTCGTAACTTGGTACACTGGTGGTGCTGTTGCTCCGTCTGGTTATGCTAAGTCTAAGGATACCTTGAGATCTAATGGTAAGGACGGCTACACCGTATTCTTCCTTGGTGAAATGGGTATAATGTTACGAGATCCTAGAGCTTGCGGAGAGCTCATTTTAGAGTAAGTCGAGCATCAATTAAATAAAATTTAACTAATTTTCGAGTAACTTTTTTGTATTTTGTACGTTATATATAATATACCAAACAAAGATATATTGTATGAAAAGCAACGACGTATATAAAATTACTAACAAGATTACTGGAAAAGTTTATATAGGAATAACTAATCAGGGCGCTGGTGCGAGGTATCGCCATCATTGGTATGAAGCTCGCATTGGCGAACCTGCTCCTATTCATCGTTCAATGGCTAAATACGGAGAAGAAAATTTTACATTAGAAATAATTGATTTTGCTGATACGTATGAAGAGTTAAAAGAAAAAGAAAAGTATTGGATTAAGCAATACGACTCTATGAATAGAGAAAAAGGTTATAACTTAACAGAAGGCGGAGACAGAACATTTGGTAGAATGCACTCTGAAGAAACTAAAGATAAAATTCGTCAAAAAGCTATTGGAAGAAAAGCATCTGAAGAAACTAAAAAGAAGATGTCGGAAACACGAAAAGGTAAGACTACAGATAAGTTGCATAATCATATAATGAATTTAGTTGAAAAATGTCAACAACCTGTAGCCATACTAGATGTAGATAACAACGTTATCAATGTGTTTAGATCTAAAGCAGATTGTGCTAGGTTTTATAATACTACTATAACTTTAGTTAGGACATACAGTGAACCAGATATTCCGAAATTATGGAAGAAACAAAATGTTTATATAAGAAAGATAACATTAGAAGAGTATAACAATCATTCTTTGAATTTCGCCGCTTAATAACAGGATAAATCTAATACAAAGTATTATGGAAGTAATCGTTAGAATAATGAAAGTAAATCCTTGGACAGGACTTACTAAATGGCCTACTACTTTTGATTATGTAGGCCCGTACTGGACTAGATCTGGTAATATCTACACTGGCTTGAGCTCAGAAGATGCTCGTAGATTAGAAAAAGCCTTAAATAAAGAAGAAGGTGAATTAGCTCCTAATAGTGATTTTTGGACTACCTTTGCAGTTAAAATCGGTAAGAGAGATTTGATTCTTGATACTGAGAAACCTTTAGATGAATTGCAATACTTATTCCTTAAAGGTCATAAAAGAGTAGCAGATGGGTTAAGTAATATGAATCCTTCTAAAGATTATGTACTGATTAATAAAGATGCAGAAGCTGAACAAGCTAATCGTGTTAATAAAGTTAAACGTGAAGCTTATCGTGAGCTCGATAAAATGTCCATTGAAGATATGCGTAAGTGCTTACGTCTGTATGGTATGAAATCAGATACAATGTCAAATGAATTAGTTGAAGCTAAACTTACAGAACAAGTTGAGACTTCTCCTGAAAAGTTTATGCTGAAATGGGTAGAAAACCCAAATAAAGAAATTAACTTTGTTATTGAAGAAGCTATTGCTAAAAACATTATTAGAAAGAATCGTACTCAATATTTCTTTGGTACAGATTTGATTGGTAATGGTATCGATGATGTTATTGCTTATTTACAAGATAAAAAGAATCAAGATATTAAATTAGCGATACTCAATGAAATTAAATCTAAGTAATGACTAATAAAGATTCTCATATAATTTTCAAGGTAGTTCTGGATAAGAATGCAGAAGGTATTGCTTATGGTGGATGCCCAGCATTCTTAGATGAAGAAGTAGACTTATTTCTTAATCAAGCATAGTTGGAAATCTTAAGTAATAAGATTACTGGTAACAATGCTTTAAGAGTAGGTTTAGAAGGTTCTGTATCTAACTTATCTGAAATAGAGAAGTTAATAGCTACAGATGTTAACCTTCATGCTGTACATACAGACTACAATGAGTATGCATTAGAAGATGTTCATGATGAAGATAATAGAATGACTATACTTAGTGTATTACTTAAGTATGGACAATTCTAGACTAACTGTGTACTTACTAGCCATGAGTTAGTAAAGCCTTTTAAGCAGACTTATAATAATATACCTTGGGTAGAGAATCCAGTAGCTACTTTAGAAAATGATAAACTCTTAGTATATGTAGATCCTGTTTTAATGCAGGATCCTATGTATGCTCCAAGAGTAGAAGATAATACAGAGTTCTATAGAGTAGATCTCACTTATGTTAAGAAACCAACTAAGTTTGATTATACTAAACCTGAACAAGAATTAGATTTTCCTGAAGATGTCATGTATGAGATTATTAATAGAGCTGTAGTAATTGCTTTAGAGAATATAGAATCTCAAAGACAATCTTCTAAATTTTAGTTAAACCAAGTATCTGAATAATTATGCGCGAAAGAGATTTTCAAATAAATGTAGAAAGGCAACTGAATAACATTATAACAAACTATAATGATACTATTAAGTTTCCTTCAGATACTTTGTTTCATTTCATAAACAAAGCTAAAGACGAATATGTTAAACAGAACTTTAGAGTATTCTAGAGAAATCAAGAGATTACTGATAACATACGTACTTTAGTAAATACTAAGAGCTATACTACTTATAGCTTTAGTAAATTAGGTAATAAATGGGAAACTGATTATCCTGAAGATTATATGTTTGCACTTGGTGAAAATGTATACATAAGTATAAAGGATAATAAATGCAATAACTTAATTACTCGTGAATCTGATGTAATAGAGGCTACAATAGAGACAGTAAGCTCTAGACTAAGTAATAGTCTATCAGATCATAAATTGCGTTATAATCAAGCAAAACCTATTAGAGTATATACTGACAATAAAATTGTATTATATACTGATGGTAAGTATGATATAAGTTCTTATGAGCTTACTTACTTAAGAAAAGCTAAGGACTTAGGTACTCTCTAGGATTTAACTAAAGAGTATACAGATTTACCAGAAAATACACATTAGGATATAGTAGATCTAGCAGTTCAAATGATAGTACAAACTATACCTAATACTAGTTCTAAGAAATCTTAGGACGAATAATTAAGGCGCTTACCAACGTGGAAATTAAACTTTCGTAAGATGAGTTATAATGAAATACTAAATTCAGATATTTCAAAATCTAAGAATGTTATATATAAATTTACTAATTTAATCAATTAGAAGATTTATATAGGGCAAACTAGAAAACAATTTAGAGAACGTTTGGCACATCATATTTGGCAGATGAATAATAACCCTAGTTATTTTCATAAAGCTCTATCTAAATATGGATTATCTAATTTTGATATAACTATACTTGAAACATGCGAAAATCCTGAAGACTTAAACGGCCTAGAAATATATTGGATAGATTATTATTAGTCTTCTGATAGAAATAAAGGTTATAATTTAACTATAGGAGGTTCCAGTATTTCTCACAATAAGTATGTTAAAAACTATACAGAAAAAGATGAAACCAGATTAAAACGTTCTGAATCAGCTAAAAGAAAATGGCAAGATCCAGAGTATAGAAAAAGATACAAGAAGAGCAGAAAAGAATATATAAAGATTGTCAAACTATCTCTAGATGGTGATTTAATAGAGATATATCCTACTTTTTCAGATGCAGAATCATCTATGTTTGGAAAAAGAAATGGTTCTTTATGGTATCCCTTAAGAAGATATAAAAAAGAATCAATAGAATTAAAAGGTTTTATTTGGATGACTCTAGAATCTTACAACAAGTTAGGAAAGTAGAAAGTAAGCGAATAGACTAAGCGCTAATGTCTAATTTAATTTTAATATTTTAATATGTTACAATCAGTACACTCCGTATTAATCGGAAAACAAGCTCCGGCTTCTTACACTACAGTAGATGCTTTGGCTGTTGGTGATGTTGCTTTGTTCGATGAGAATAAGGCTCTTATTAAAACTGCTGCTGATGCAGTAAATGCTAACTCTCTGTATGTAGGTGTAGCAGGTGAAAAGATGAATGTTACTATGCCTGATGGTACAGTAGCACAGAAAGCTAATATTGATTTCTCTACTGAAATCCAGAAAGCTTCTAAACCGTCTGCAGTAATTGGCGAATATGTAGCTCCTGTTGAAGAAAAGATTGTAATCACTTTAACTAACGCTACTATCATTGCTGGTAATCGTTACGTTTTGCGTATTGTTTATAAGGATTTTGAAGTAAACAACTTCCAGTTTACTCATACTTATGAAGTATATGCTGAAACTACTACTGCTAAAGACTTAGTAGACGCTTTCTTGAAGAAGATTAACGCACACAAGAACCGTAGAGTACAGGCTTCTGCTTCTGCTGCAGTTCTGACTTTGACTGCTATGCCGAAGGATGATAATGAAGGCGTTTATTCTTTAAATGAATACAGCGTTGTATCTATGGAAGCTTCTCTGTACGAAACTATTCCTGGTGCATTACTCGCTAATCAGCCTAAAGCCGTTGTTGGTGCTAAGATTGAAAAGACTGCAGGTAATCCTGGTAAGGGTTATTGGAAACAGGTACGTGACGCAGAAGTACGTAACATGGGTTATAAAGGTCATGTATTTACTGGCGCATATCCTGAAGTAGAACAGATTCGTAAGACTGTTGAAGGTACAGAATATGACTACGCTATTATTGAAAATGATAACCTGTACTTGAGCAATGATAATCAGTATATCAAGACTACTCCGTTGACTACGGAAGTTTATTGTCCTAGTTTAGTTGATTCTATCGTAGATAAAGGTATTCAGTCATTTATTGCTGGTAAGACAATTGCCTAATCCACGTTAGAGAGATTGAATTTGGGATAAACATTCCTTTTACAAACTACAGAAGTGGAGTTGTGGAATATTCCACTCTCCACTTTTTTTATTGTTGATATATGGACAAATTAACAAATATACAAATAGATGGTGATAAACTGACCTTTAAGATAGAGACTGAAGTAGATCTTAGTAGCTACAGTAAGGAGGTTTATATAGATGAAGTATGGAATTTAAAGAACATACTTGAAGACAGTCCTATACATAACATTAGCTTTTCTGAGAATATTACAGTAGATTCCGATAATAATGTAACTGTAACTAATGACGACATTCTAGAATTAGATTGGAATATGAAGTATGTTACTTTGAGATGTTTTACGGAATAGGAAGAAATACATTTTCATGGCATATACTACAATCCTTCAATTGTATATATGGCAGAGATTAGGAAATTACATACTCACTGCTCAACTTGTTTAGATGATCAGACTATGCAGAACATAATGTTAGTAGTCTTTAAGAGATAGCTGCTTGAGTATGCTTTAGCATCCGATTACTATCGCGATGCTTTACAATTATATGTAGATATCTGTAGATTACTTGAGATATCTATTAAACCAAAATGTGCAGCTAGTACTTGCTGTAACAATGCTATTCTTACTCAGAAAGGTGATTGTTTCAATACAGAAAACGATAAATGTCTTCACTTAGAGAAAGAGCGTAACTCTGCTACTTTATTTAGTGGTATTTGTTACTCTTGTTCTAATAATACTTGCAGTACAGGAAATTGCAGTAATGGTTATTGTAAATTATAAAATAAATAGATATGATACAAAAATGTGATGGTGTAAAGATATTGGACTTAGAAGAGAAGCTTGAAGCTACAGGTAGTGAATACATTGTTACTGCAGAAAAAGACAATAACTATAAATTACCACTTGAATCAGTAGCTGATATAGTTATAGGTAATTCTAAGTTTAAGGCTGCAATTAAGGATGTATACGAATCAAGTACTCCTACAGCATCTGTATCTTTAGATAAAGATAAGTTCTTATTCTCATTTGGCATACCAGCAGGTAGAACAGGAGATGCAGGTAAGGACGGTAAAGATGGTAAAGATGGTAAAGATGGCAAGGACGGTATTGACGGTGTACCAGGTATAGATGGGGATACTACTAGAGTAGTAATAGCATATAAGTCTACTAAGAGTATAGAAAGACCCGATACTCCTGTAGGTGGTAGTTGGGATTACGATACTAATACTATTACATATCCTGAAGGTTGGTCTGGTAGTGATAGTAATCCTAATGGCTATGTATGGATGTCTACTGCTACTTTCTCTAGTAAAGGCACAATAGTAGTACCTTGGAGTACACCTGTACGTCTTACAGGAGCAGATGGACATGATGGTGCAGACGGTAGTAATATTGAGTTTGTATATAAACTCACTGTAACTAGTTTAGTTACTCCTACTAAACCTACAGGTAATAGCCAAACCGAAGCCATTAGACAAGGTTGGACTGATCATCCTACAGGCATCAGTGAATCGTATCAATGTGAATGGGTTTGTTCACATAACTTGCAAACTGATGGCAGTTGGAGTGAATGGAGTGACCCTACTATTTGGTCCAAATGGGGAGTGAATGGTAAAGATGGAGATGGCGTAGAGTATATATATCAGCGTACTAAATTACCTGCTTCTCCTGCAGAGATTACAGATAATAATCCAGATCAGGATGAATATATACCTCAATCAGCTCCTGGTGAACAACCTTGGACAGATGATCCTAAGGGAGTAACACAAGAATTCCAATACGAATGGGTTAGTCAAAGAAAGTATAAAGGTAACACACATAAATGGGGTAACTTTAGTTCTCCAGCATTATGGGCTAAATATGGAGATAATGGTCAAGACGGTAATCATCTTAGAGTAATGTATACTAAGACATCTGGTAGTGATGTTAAACCTAGAGATCCAGATAGATTGAATATTAATCCTGGTAGTATCTGGGGTGTAGGTATGCCTACTGCAACTGGTAAAGAAGCAATATGGGGTATTCAAGCTTTGGTTACTTTTGATAATCAATTAGTAATTGATGAATCTTTACCTGAAGACGAAAGAGGTTGGCAAGGTCCTTATTTGATTACAGGTGTACCTGGTCTTGATGGTAATAACTTTAATTATCAAGTAGAAGCATTTAAACAGAGTCAGACTCAACCTGAAAAGCCTACTAGCAATGACCCATATAATCCTGGTGATGGTTGGGTACTTACTCCTGATATGTCTACTGGTATATGGTGGAAATGTATAGCGTTAGTTCAAGGTGAAACAGGTACAGTAATAGAATGGGGAGCTGTAGTAAAAGTAACCGGGCAGGGGGTTATCATTAAAGGCACTTTAGATTCTACAGATGATCTTCCAACTAGTGGTAATGAAATAGGAGACGGTTGGGTTATTGATGGTTTCTTGTGGGTATGGAATGGTAGTGACTGGGTAAATGTAGGTAAGGTTCAAGGCACGGATGGTAACTACTACGAATACAGATTTGCTAGAAACAATAGTTGGAGTTCAGCTCCTTCGTTAGACCAAGATACTCGTTATCCTTCTGGTTGGAGTTCTTCAGCTCCTGCTTTAAGTGATGGTAAAGTCTTATGGGCTACTTTTGCTTATATCAATGGTAGTGATAATACTATGATAGAAGACTGGTGCGATCCATACTATATGACTGGTATGACTGGTGATAATGGTGGTTCAGGTGTTCCTGGAGTAGGTTATGAAGTTAGATACTGTAAAGGTACTGAAACTACTTATACAGGAGAACAATGGAGCGACACTATGAAGCGTAAGAGAGATCCAGAAGGTTGGTCTACAGATGTTCCTGAGTTAGTTAGTGGTGATGAATATAACTACATATGGTTTATTCAATGTAGAATAATAAATGACGAATTAGAGTCTGGTCAATATTGGTCTAAGCCTAATCCTATGGGAGGTATAATTACTCCAGATCCAGTAGGTTCACAACCTATAGCATATCCTATGGGTATATATAGTACTAGTACTCCTTATATTAACGATGGAGAAAAAGCTCCTTACGTATATGATACTAGTGATGGTAACTATTACTTCTTGAAATCAGTAATGACGTGGATTGGTACTCAATAGAATAATGTATCTCCAGCTACAGATACATCTGGCGCATGGACTAAGTTAGAAGGATACGAAGCAATCTATACTGACTTACTTATTGCACCTAACTCATTAGTAGGTGGAGCTGTATTTAATAACAACCTGATGTTCTCACAAAGAGGTAAGAATGCTAGTGGTGGTGGTAGTTCTGAATACCATTTGATTAATACTTCAGATCCTATGAACACTTCTAACTCATTTAGACCTAATTTCTTGTTAGACTTTGAGAATGGTGAAGCTTACTTTGGAGCTGGAGGTATACACTTAGCTGCTGATTCTGAGAACAGTTAGTTACAGTTAACTACGGCAGACACTAAGCTTACGTTAGACGGTAGCGGATTGAGTATGATTAATAATACTAGTGGGCTGTCTACTGTAGGTACATATATAAAGAAAAATAATATATCCTAGCTTACAAGTGATTATTAGTTTAAACTAGATTCAACTGGTATGCGTATGGGTTAGGCTCAGTCTCCATTTACTGAGTGGTTTGGTTTAAATTCTGATGGTAGTGGATAGTTAGCAAAAGGCAATATCACTTGGAATTCTTCTGGAGAAATTAATGAACTTAATGTAGGAGATAGTACTAACGGTAAAGTAATATTAGCAGGTGATAGTTTTAGTGGACTGAGAGTGCCTCAATCTACAGATTCAGACTTTTATCTAATAGATATATACGGAACTTAGGATTAGTCTCCTAACGAAGGAAACATATATGTTAGATGTAGTAATGGTTCATAGATATCTATATCTGGAGATGGCAGTATATATATACAAAAAGTATTGGGAAGTGATACTTATTCTGCTAGATTAAACCCAACAGAAGGTTTGATATTTGCAAAAAATAGTCTTACTACCAAAACATACGCAAACGCATAATTACTATGGATAAAGCAAAAGAATATATAAACAGTAAAACAAACTCTATACTTAAAACTAATATACTTAGGAATAATAGAGATGTTGTAGCAACCATAGTATACAATGAATTGACAGATTTATTGGAGTTTAGTAACACATCCAGTGTTACTACTCCTATAGATTCTGAAATACTAAAGAGATACTTACATTAGGTTAAACCACAATTATATAGTGGTATACCTATGAAACTCAAACCGTATTGTATTAAGTGTGGTTGTGGTAATGGATACTTTAAAGGATTATATGATCCTTATGTATTAGCATTGTTAACAGAGGATGCAGATCCTTGGTTATGGGAAGATAACGGTGTAGTACTGTTAGAATAGTAGAAAGAAAATAATTTGATTGACAATGATAGCAAGAATTAAAGGTTTAAAGATTAGTCAAGCTTCAGAACGTACTGCTGTCACAGGATAGGAAATGATTCCATTCCAAGATGGTGAAAGAAATGGCAAGATCCGAATGATAGAGTTTAAAGATATGACTATGTATATCTTTGATCCTACTATCGTTGATGGTAAAGTAAGTCAAGAAGATTATGACGCATTAAAGCAAGCTATAGAGGAAGGTAAGCTCATCTATACTATTAACTCTAAGAGAAATGGTTTAGATTTAGCAACTGAAGTAGCTATAGTTGGTGGTACTATATACATTGAATCTCCTGACTTTATTAAAGAAGAAGGTACAGATAATATATCTCAAGTAGTATTTGATACTATTACTGTAGATGGTTCATTAAACTATAGTAAAGAACAATATACTACTACAGTTATTAAGACTACTGGAGATGGTACTAAAGTACTTACAGATAACGGTTAGTATGTATATATAGGTAATTTAGCATTAACTAATATTAAGTTTAAAGATGGTACTAATACATCTACTTATGACTTAGTAACTAATGGCATCACTTTCAGATAGAATGCTACTCCTTGTGTATCATGGAATACCGTTAAAAGTGGTAACAATATCTATATGGATATACGTATAGCTAATGCTACTGCTTCTATGGACGGTCTTATGAGTAAGGAAGACTATGTAGAACTTAATACTACTATTCCTGGATAGATTGAAGATCTAAAGGAAGCAGACTCTAATCTAAGCAATAGAATAGACGATCTTGATGATAAGATTGATAAGGAGATTGCTGATAGAGAAGCAGAGATAGATCGTATAGAGAATAAGTTTGATGGAGTTACTGATGAGCTAGAAGCTGCTTTACAGAAAGAAATTGAAGATAGGAAAGCAGGCGATACTACTATTACTAATAGTTTAAATGCTTTTATTAGTACTAAAGGTCAGCCTGGAGGATTAGCTGAATTAGACTCAACTGGTAAAGTTCCAGCAGCCCAATTACCATCTTATGTAGATGATGTATTAGAATACTCTACTAAAGCTCAATTCCCTTAGACTGGTGAAACTGGTAAGATATATGTAGCTAAAGATACTAACTTAACATATAGATGGACTGGTACTCAATACTTAGAGATTAGTTAGAGTTTGGCATTAGGTGAAACTCCTAGTACAGCGTATCCTGGAGATAAAGGTAAAGCTAATAGGGATGCTTTAAATAGTATGCCTACTAAACTTACTTCATACCTTACTCCTACTACTAGTACTGGTGAATTAGTTAAGATTAACTATAAGTATGCAGCTAAAGATGGTTTAAATTATGGTCCATTACAGGATGATAATATAGATATACCATCAGCTACAACTACTAATGCAGGTGCTATGTCTGCAATAGATAAAGGCAGATTAGATGACTTATATAATGAATTTGGTAGTATACAGAATCCTGGTGATAAGCTTGATTCACTACCTAATAACCTAGTTACTGGTATGGATGCAACATCTAGAAATGCAACTAGTGTAACTATTAATTATAAGCAATCTGATTTATCTGCAGCTAGTAATTCATATGCGAATCCTATTACTAAGTCATAGACTATACCTGCTGCTACACAATCTGCAGCTGGTGTAATGACTGCTACTGATAAATAGAACTTAGACGTCAATATACCTAATAGAATTACTAATCTAGATAATAGAGTAACTACTGAAGTAGATAGATTAGAAGAGCTTATCGAGAGCAGTTCATCCGAGATTATTAACGATTTGAATGTAGAGATTCAAGCTAGAAAGGATGGTGATAATTAGTTACAGACTAACATCAATAATCTGTAGTCTACTATGAATACAGAATTAGCTAAGAAGGTTGGTAAAGTAACTGTAGCTGGTTCTGGTAATGCTGTTACTACTGCATCCATTAGTGGTGATACTCTTACTTTAACTAAAGGAGCCACATATAATAACTATGTACATCCTGCTGGTTCTGCACCTAGTAAATCATCTGGATTCTATAAGTTCTCTACTGACTCTACTAGTCATGTAGCTAGTGTTACTGCTGTAACTAAAAAAGATATTACTGACCTAGGAATCGCCGATACTAGTTCTACTCTTAGACTTTTACATATAGGTAGTAAAGAAGACTATGAATATGTAGTAATATTATTATGGAAAGACGGTGAAGTGGCTACCAATAGAATAGATGGTCTATTCTATACCATAATGAACGGTTCTACAAGAAGGCAAGCTGCTGAAGCTCATTTATGGTTCTCTAGATGGGCGGCTGGTTCTGATTATAAGTTCATACTGAACACTAGTCAACAAGGTTCAGGATTTTCATTAGTAACATGTACATATAATGGGGCTAAATGGTGGGGATTAAGACATATAAACGTTCAAGCAGTAAACTTTTACTTTGATGGTTCAATGTCTTCCTAGATAAATCCCACTATAGTAAAATACTACAATAAGAATACTTCTACTGTATTGAATGCTGAAATTAACAGTTCTGTAACTAATGAAGCTGGTAAACTTAGTAGATTCGATGTAAATGGAGATCCATATGCCTTCTTAAGCGAAGTTAACACTAAGGTTAGTAAGTCTGGGGATACTATGACTGGAACGTTAACAATAAATCAAACTTCATCTGGCTAGCCTTTAACTTTGCGCGGTACTAATACTGTGGGTCTTATCTAGTTTGTTAATAACGAAGTAGAAACTGCAGAAGTAGGGTATACGGATTCATTAGGTGCATACTTATATAATGATAAACTGACAACTCATCCGTGTATATCATTAGGTAGAGTAGATAGTTTAGATGAAGGAGCAACTTTCTATTATGGAGGTACTCATTATAAATTACTCCATAAAGGTAATTATGCTAATGAGTTAGATAAAAGATACTCCCCATATACTGCATATAATTACGATAAGGGTTGTTTAGTAAAACTAAGAATATCATCTAATGGTAACACAGTGGTAACAGTAAGAATTTTTGGTAATTCTTATGATAGTAAACCTCCATTTGATACAGTAATATAGTTTTATAACTATGACGACAATAATGAGATTTTACAACCTACTGGAGTCAACAACGGAACTAGCTTCGGTGATATAAAAGCATTTATACATCAAGGGTATGTTCATTTGTGGTTTAAATAGACAAGAACATATTAGACATTCCATGTTCATGCGTATACCAGTGCTTCAAAAGATAATCTAGTTCAAAGTATAACCAATGCTGCTATGCCTACTTCTGGAGTAACTAGAGAAGTAACTATAACTCCTAAATAGGCTATATATGCTGGAGATGATATTATTAAGGCTGCAGGTAGTATAAATATAGAACATACAAATGAAATAAATTCGTATAATGGTAGTCTATATTTAAATCATAGAAATATGGACGGAACCAAAAATATCATAATGTGTGGTAATGGTGGAGCAGTAATGATTGGAGGTAATGCTGAACCATCTGCTAAACTACACGTATATGGTAATATACTATCTACTGATAAAATATCTGCATCTGGTGGTTTCTTCAAAGAATCTGATGCTCGTTTAAAATCAGATATTAAACCTTTAGACTATACTCTAGACTAGATATGTTCTATACCTACTGTATCATTTATAATGAATGATTAGAAACAAATAGGTACTGTAGCATAGGATTTAGAGGAATTAGGTTTTAAAGATATAGTAGATGAAAGCATTACTTCTAAATCTGAAGTAAATAATCCTGAACAGTTTGAATCATTCACTAGGGATGGTAAAGAGTATGTTAAGGTTAAGAAGGTAGAGTATGAAATGTTAGGTGTATTAGCTATTGAAGGAGTTAAGATGCTTAAGGATGAGATTGAAAAGCTTAAAGCTGAAATAGAAACTTTAAAGAATAAGCAACATGAGTAATGAAATAGCAACATATTCTATGATATTAAGTAAGCTTAGTCTAGGTAAGAGTGGGACAGAATGTCCTACTAAAACCTAGATTTTAGCTATTAATTCATTAATCGTTATTGATAATGCTTCTACTTATGGAGCTAATGAATGTGTAAAGATAGATGATATACGTAAGAAGGTAGAGACTTGGAATTACTACTTAACAGTATCACCTACTAGTATGTCATTTGGAGCTGGCGGTGGTAGTAAGTCTTTTACTGTTAGTTCTTATAAAAGAAAGGTATTGGATGGGGTAGAATAGAGTGGCGATACTAGTGTATCATTAAAGTCTACTACTATATCTGGTACTGGATTCTCTTTAAGTGGAACTACAGTAAGTGCTTCTGCTAATGAAATTACTTCAAATAGAACAGGTACAGTTACTATAACTCAGAATGAGTCTAATAAGACAGTTACTATTAGTTTATCACAGGATGGGGATGATGTTAGTTCATATGGTGAATGGACTATATCTGTATCAGCTAATCCTACTAGTGTATCTAGTAGTGGAGGTACTTCTACTATTACAGCTAGTGCTAAGAGAACTGTATATTGGACTAGTGGTGATGTTACTGAAGAAACAGGTAATCCTACATTATCTACTAACTTAGGTAGTCTTAGTAGTAGCTCTTCACCTAGTACTTTAACATTGGGAGAGAATACATCTACATCTAGTAGAACTGCAACTATTAAAGCAACTCATGGTGGTAAGTCAGCTACTTGTACAGTTACTCAAGCTGGTGCTACACCTTCTACTACTTATACCTTCTCTATTAATCCGTATAAGGTTAATGTAGGTTCTAGTGGTGGTTCAGGTAGTGTAACTATTACTTCATATAAGACAGTAGGTAGTAGTACTTATGATGTAGATTATAGCATAGATAGTAGTACATTACCTTCATGGGCAACATACAATGGTAGTGGTTCATTTACTATAAGTGCTAATACTTCTTCATCATCTAGATCTGCTCGAGTTTATTTTGTACAAGATGAATCAGGTAATAGAGACTATGCAGACTTATCACAGAGCGGTTATGTACCACCTGCAGATAATTATGTATTTACTTGGGAAGATGGTAGTACCTCAGATGTTAGCGCAAGCTTCCCGTGGGATTTTTCTGCTAATGGAACTGCTGCTAATATACCTGTAATATCTACTAAGAATGGTAGTAGTCAATCTTGGAGTGTGTCTAGTAAACCTAGCTGGATAACTACTTCTACTACTAGTAGTAAAGTGACTATCAGTGCATCTGATAATAGCGGATCTGCAAGAAGTGGAGAAGTAGTATTAACTCAGAGCGGTTCTGGTAAAACGCTTACTGTTAATGTTAGTCAGGATGCTAAAGCTACAGATGAATACTATTTAGGAGTCAGAAAATCTGGTGAAACATCCTCATATGAGAGCATTACGTTTAATAACGTACCAGCAAAGACTACTAACTGGTCAGGAGATTATACTTATGTAAGTAGGAAGAATGGAGTATTTTTTGATAATGTGAGCTTCTCGGCTAACGTAAGCTGGATAACAGTTGATAGTAATGGTGGTTACACTGTAGCGCATAATACAAGTGGTTTACCTAGACAGGGTACTATTACATTGACCTAGGGCGAATCTGGTTTAAAATGTTATATTAATATATATCAACAGGAATATATTCCTACACATGGAATGAGAATTTCTCCTTCTTCTATACATGTATCTAGTTCAGCATAGAATGTTAATTTTAGCGTTGATTCTTACAAAACAGTACTACACTCCGATGGTAGTGAAACTGAAGAATCTGTAGATTATACATTCTCTACCGACTCTAAATGGTTTACTTATTATGGTAATACTACTAATACTACTGGCATAGTTATAACTTCTAATATAACAACTTCATAGAGAAGTGCTACATTTACTCTTACACAAGTAGGAGGAAAAAGTAAAGGTATTGTTACAGTAACTCAAGCGGCGGGCTAGGGGGGGGTAACTGATACATTTACAGTAACACCTTCTAGTTAGACGGTCAGTGGCAATAGTGCTACTGCAGTAGTAAATAGTTCCTCACCGTGGACAGCACGTATTGGACAAGGTACTAACTATAGTACTGTATCTCCAACTAGCGGAAGTGCAGGTCAGACTACTATAACAATAAGTGACACTACCTCTTCGTATCAGGAAGTATAGGCTACTATAACTAGAACATTCCCTTCATACAAAGAAATAACAGCTACAGTAATATTTGTAAGATAATGAATCCATACTTAGCACATATGACAGATAGAGAATTGTTGGAGCAGATATATCTTCTGCTCCTTCAAATCAACGTGAAGGTAAGTGAGATAGATAACGATACTAAACAATTTGGTATGAACGTAGCAGCCAATCTAGTTGGTGATGCTCTAATGATGAATAACAATGATGCCGAGAGAAGAAATAATTAAACAGCTTAAACCTTACTTTGACGTAAAGGAATTAGTATGTAATCACATATATAATAGATTTGGAGAATAGTCGTGGATGTTCTTAAGTACTCAATTACTGCATGTATTATTATGTCTACGTACAGATATACTACGTATGCCAATGCATATTAATATTGGTAATATGCATCAAAGAGGTATGCGTTGCAACTTGTGTCCTTTAGTAAAGAGTAAGAAAGGAGTATATGTATCTGCACATGTAACAGGTAATGCAATCGATTTTACATGTGAAGGTAAGACTGCAGAAGAAGTAAGAGAAATAATAAAGTCTAAACCTTTGTTATTACCATGTAAAGTACGTTTAGAGGAACAGTGCAACTGGGTGCACATAGATTGCTATGACGATGGCACAGAAGATAAAATAACAACATTTAAAGCATAATATATGTTACAGAGAGAGATAGTTAGATTTAGAGCATCAGATACGTAGCCTAATCCTCTAGAAGTAGATTATTGGATTGACGTTACATCTAATTACTATGGCGGTTGTATTAGGTATTATCGTAATGATACTAACACGTGGGAGATGCTAGATCTGAATGATAAGCAAGTAGATGCTATCATTGATTATATTAATAGAGCTCTTGATTAGATAGAACAGTTTATTAATGAAGCTATAACTGAAATCAGAAATGAATTAGCTGAGTTTAAAGATGAACTTAAAGAGGAAGTTAATAAACTGTGGTAGTATATTAATTAGAAAGTAGAAGAGTTAACTACTCAAATTAGTAATATTAGAAATGAGATTAATGATATCAAAGGCGATGTTAATAATGTCAAGTAGGATATTACAAATATTAATAACAATATTGATGATATAAATCAAAATATTACTAATATCAATTCTAATATTGAAGAGATACGTCAAGATATAACTAATATAGTAGGTAGTGATTTAAGTTCTATTCAATAGAAGATTACTGAATTAACTCAGAATATACAAGAGTTAGATAGTAAGATTGACCAATAGATTAGTGATTTAAGAAGCTATATAAATAGTGAAATCACTAAAGCTAAGAATGAACTTAAGACTTACGTAGATGGTAAAGTTACTGATCTTACTGAGTTAATTAACCAAGAGATTACTAATAGAACTAATGCAGATAATAATTTGCAATCTCAGATTAATGAGCTTAAGCAATTGATTACTAATGCATAGAATGCTATTGATACTCATGCTGCTAGAAGAGATAATCCTCATGTAGTTACTAGAGCTCAATTATCATTAGCTACTACTGATAGTGTTGTGTTTAATAAAGTAAGCGCTCCTAGTGGGTTCTTTAAAGAGTAATAGTTATGAATAAATGTGACGGCATAAAGATATTGGAGCTGGATCCTAAGCGTATACTAGAAGGAAACGAATACATGGTAATAGCAGAGAAGGATTAGAACTTTAAAGCTCCTATTAACTAGATTGTTGATTTAGTAGTTAGTGATGATAGACTTAAGAACTACATAGATACTACTATAGAATCTTCAATAGGTGATTTCAAAAATGAAGTTAATCAAAGTATATCTGAACTTACTAGTAAGATAAATAATCTAGATAGTAAGATAACTACTGTTAACAACAGAATTACTAATCTAGAATCTAGTATAGATGATATTGAACAGAGTATAACTAGTATCAATAATAAGATTACTAATATTGAAAACAATCTTGGTAATGTTGGTGAATTACTTGATGAAGAGTATATTACTCAGCTAATAAATAAACTTATTAGTGAGAATAAGATATCTGTATTAGATCCGGTACAACAAGCAATGAATAAGGGTACTGGTGTTACTTTGGCATTACCTAGTGCTAATAGTGGTAAGATATCATTACCTATATGGACTGGTACTGAAGCTGAATATAATGAGCTTACTAAAGTAGCAGGTATGACTTATAATATTATTGATGAGGAGAGTGAGTAATGTTAGAGTTAGGTATAGCAGGGGGACGAGCAGTTCCCCTACAAAAGAGAACCGTAGGTAATACTAACATATCTGATGTATTTGATGGAGTAAATCATATATGGCCTACTAGGGATGATGTAGCTTACTTCTATGATTTCAATAGTATATAGTTGAGATTCATATGGACTGATTCTAACGGTAGAGATTTTGATACCGGTACTAACATCACTAACGCTCCTAGTATCCCTAGTGAAATAGTAGGATGGAGTTGGGGTTCGTCTGAAAATAGAACTCAACCGTTTTTATACTGGGGAGGCGATAACACTCAATCTGGAGCAGAGTGTGTAATGGTAGACATTAAATCCATACAAGATGTATATACTAATGATCCTAGTTTAACTATGCCGGAATAGTTAATTGTATAGCTTAGAGGAAACTGGTTTGGAAATAAAAATGACGGTATTGTGACTGTTGAATGTACTGCTTATAAAGGAGGAGTTATAGTAAAAGCGTATCAAATGAAGGGTAGTGATATGGGAGTAACAGGTCAATCATTTGTATTCGCTGATAAAGATGGTTGGGTGTCTGAAGAAGGTATGCCTAATAAAATATGGGTTGGAGAAGCTGTTAAATACGTTGATAGATGGTATAAAATTAATCCTGTAGATGATAGCGTAGAAGGTATGCCCAATTTAACGATATAGAGAGACTTTACACATAAAGGTACTTTAAGTACTTCCGTTAATGGTTATGTTACATTTAATGGTAAATAGTATAAGACATGGAATGATTAGACTAATGTAGACGGAGATATAATAATAGGATCTGTTAGATGTCTGAATACTGATACTATGACTGAGGAAGGATAGATTAAAGTAATCGCTATGAATGAGAATGGCACTATATACAATGATAGTATAAGTACTGCATTCAGATATGGATATGTAGCGGGTAATAGTGAAAAGAGAGGTCAGCAGTTTATTAGGAGTTATGTAAGCAGTAGAGACGGTTAGGCAGCAGATGAGGAATTTGCTGTAGTTAACTACTTTGATAAAACTGAAGCTGGTCAAGTTGTAGCATTAAATCCAATAACATAATGAAAACAATATTGTATATTTCAATGATGAATATACGAGATAGAAAGAATACGATACTCCAGAACAGGAGATTATTTAATTATTAAATATTTGCAAATATGGTTAAACAAGAAAATCCTAATTTCATAGCATCTAAGTATGCTCCAAATCCTAAAGAGGTTTCTTACTGGATTGACTTAGCAACAGACAGTACTGGTAATGTTATTAAGTCATATAGTCCTGATCTTAAGAAGTGGATACCGTTAAATAGAGATGCTAATGTAGACCAATGGACTCATATTAAAGAGATTGTTCAATCTGTTGGTTTAAACTATGATAAGAATAGTGACATTATATCTTTGCCTGATAATAGTAGCAATAACTACTTTAAAGGTACTAGTATAGTAGATGCTATTAATAAAGGTGATGCTGCTGTAAAAGCTCAAGTAGATAGACTGGATACTAAGATTGATGATGTGAATGAAGACTTACAGGACTTCAAAGCATTAAAAGGTCAACCTAATGGTCTTGCTGAACTTGATGGTAATGGTAAAGTACCTGCTAGTCAATTGCCTTCATATGTTGATGATGTAATGGATGCATATGCTACTTATACTGTATCTCCTACTGGAGTACTTTAGAATATACAGTTATATGTGGATGCTGAACATGAAACTCCTATAGTAGGTGAAAGAGATAAAATATATGTCAATGTAACTCCTGGTGAAGTAAGCTATCAATTTAGATGGTCTGGTTCACAATGGGTACACATCGATTCTAATGCTATTATCATTGGTGATATTACTGGTACTGCTTATGATGGTGGTAAGGGTAAAGCTATGGAGAATATAGTTAACTCTATGCCAGATAATTTATTAAGTACATTCCAATTAGATCAAACAGATGTTAATAACATTACTATCAGTCTTACTGGAGTAGAAAAGAGTAATGGTAAATATGTAGAGTCTACTTTAGCTGATATTACTATTACTCCTGCTACCAATACTGTTGCTGGTTTAATGACCGGTGCTGAGAAAATAGCTATTAATGAAACTCTTCCTGATGCAATTAATGATGAAAAAGTTGCAAGGGAAGCAGCTGTAAAAGAACTTAAAGCCAAGGATACAGAACTTCAAGGCAATATTGACAGTTTGGAGACAGCTTTAAATGCAGACATTACAAAACTTAGAAGTACTATACTTAAAGTAAATGATAAAGTAGGTTTAACAGAAGGTAATGAAATGCCTGACTTATCAAGTACTAATTACTTAGCTAGTAGTCCTAGTGCTATAAGTGCAGCTGTTACTCTTGATGAGAAGATTGGTAAGCTCAGTAGAAACGAGAATGAACTGTGGTATGGTGTTAAGTTTGACTTAGCTAATAGCTCTAGTCCTGATGGTGTACGTACTGGTAATATGGAAATGCACAGAACACTTCCTATCCAGAGTAAGATGAGAGGATGTACTATTAACAATGTTGATAACGTTAAGAAATATTTAAAAGCAGATGATTGGACTAAGTGGGAAGATGGTACGGTTATAGCTCAAGATAGCAGCTAGATTTCACCTGAAATGATGGTAGAAATACCTGAACACTATAGACTATTAGTGGCTACTCCGGATAATACCGTTGAGGTTCGTATGAGTGAATATAATCTTCCTGGTTATACTAAGGTAGAAAAGAAATATATAGGGGCTTATGAAGGAATGACATCTGAAACTCTACCTAATCTATTACGCTCCATAAATAATACAAAATATAAACCTAAGGTAAGTACTACTAGAAACCAATTCCAAGCATTTGCTAGAGAGAATAGTCGTACTAACAACTGGAATATCTATACTTATGATGCCCACAGAGATCTCACTTGGTTATTCGTAGTAGAATATGCTACATTGAATAGCCAGAAAGCATTTAATGCTAATTTAACTGCAGAAGGTTATCATCAAGGTGGTTTGGGTGATGGAGTAACTTCAGGAACTGTAACTGTAAATGGAGCTACTACTTATTCATTTGTACCTTGCGGTACTACTAATTCATTAGGTAACGGTACTGGTATAATCGAATATACACATACTAATACTAATGCAGAGGGTACGTCTACTGGTACTAAGGTAGTTAATGTTCCTAGATACCGTGGTATTGAGAATCCATTTGGTCATGTGTGGAAGAATGTAATTGATGTAGTAGTTGCTGGTACTGATAATAGTGTATACATCTGCAAAGATTATACTAAGTTTGGTACATTTGAAGGAGGAACTAATCCTACTGCAGAGCAATTAATTGCAGCAGGTTATGAATTACAAGACTTTAAAGAAAGTACAATTACTGGTCAATATGTAAAAAAACTCGTTAATAATAATTAGGCAGATCTATTCCCAACTGTAGTAGGAAATGGAGCTAGTGCTACAACTTATTATTGTGATTATCACTGGACTAGTGCTACAGCTACACCTAGGACGCTTCTGATCGGCGGTTGCTCGGGCAATGGGTCTGCTGCGGGTTTGTTCTCTTTGTATTCTACCCATGGGTTGGGCCTTTCCCTTGCTAATGTCGGGACTCGAATTACCTTCTATGGTGAACCGGCATTGCCAGCTGCTCCAGCTACATTAGAGTTAAATGATGAGGATTATGAACAATTGGATTCTATAGAATCTGAAGAAAACTGGTTTTAATTAACCAATAAAAGGTTGCAGTCGTGAGTAAATCAGCAGTAACTCAGACAATGAGTCTAATGCAGGTTTGTTCAATTTGAATTCTAACAATGAGTTAGACAATTCCAATGCTAATGTCAGGACACTGAAATACGTAAAAAAAATTATAAACTGACAAAAAATCAAGGGCTGAACCTTACCTCTTGGTAAAATATGACATGCTTCTTGAACGCATTGGTAACGAAAGTGAAGATGCGTGAAGGTATTTCAGAAAATATTATTTATGAAGAGATATAATAATTTATTCGATAAGATTGTTAGCTTAGACAATTTATATTTAGCAGATAAGAAAGCTAGAAGAAATAAATCTAGTAGAAAAGATATCAAAGAGTTTGACTAGAATAAAGAAGAATTACTTAAAAAACTATAGCAGAATTTAATTAACGGTACGTATAAAACTTCTGAATATAATACATTTATAATTAGAGAACCTAAAGAAAGATTAATATTTAGATTACCTTATTATCCAGATAGAATAGTACATCATGCTGTAATGAATATAATGGAACCTATATGGGTATCTATCTTTATTAAAGATACTTATAGTTGCATTAAACACAGAGGTATTCACGAAGCATTACATAATGTTAAAGAAGCTTTAAAAGATGTAGATAATACTACTTATTGTCTTAAGTTAGATATCAGAAAGTTCTATCCTAGTATAGACCATGAAGTATTAAAGAGCATAATAAGAAAGAAGATAAAGGATTAGAAGTTATTATAGCTATTAGATGAGATAATAGATTCAGCAGAAGGTGTACCTATTGGTAATTACTTATCTTAGTTCTTTGCTAATCTGTATCTTACTTACTTTGACCACTGGCTTAAAGAAGATAAATAGGTTAAATATTACTTCAGATATGCAGATGATATAGTAATACTACATAAGGATAAAGAGTATTTACGAGAACTGTTTGAAGAAATGAAATAGTATTTAGATACTTTAAAATTAACTTTCAAAGATAACTATTAGATATTTAAAGTAGAAGACAGAGGTATATCTTTTGTAGGTTATGTAATAAGGCATGACTATACTTTAGTAAGAAAAAATATTAAGCGTAGCATGTGTAGGAAAGCTGCTAGATTAGGCAGAAAGAAAAACATTACAGTAGAAGATTACAAACAAGAAATGTGTAGTCATATAGGTTGGCTTAAACATTGTAATGGCATCAACTTACTAAAGAAAATATTACGCTATAAAGAGCTATTAGTTTATGCAAGAAGATTTTCAAAACGGAAACCTTAAATAAACCTTATCGTTATATAATTATAATCTCAAACGGAATTTCGAGCCCTCTCAGATTTTACTCCCCTTTTAATCTGTCAGGGCTTATTTGATTTTTATTATCAGCTACTATCTATGAATTACCAACAATTAGGAGAACATACTATGTCAATATTTAAGAACATGTTCAGTAGTGCGGATAAATGCGTAGCTTCTGTTATAACTGGGCTACTTTCTATATTCGCACCTGTATGGGTTCCTATCACTGCTGTCGGTATATTGATACTACTTGATGCTATCTATGGTTATAAAGTCTCTAAAAAATATGGGCATCCTAAGATTGAATCACATAAAGCATGGAAAACTATATGGAAGACTAGAGATGCAGCAGTAGCAATAACTAGTGCATCAATAATAGATTAGCTGGTAGTAACCTCTATTAACTTGCACGCTGTAGAAATAGTAGCAGGAATGATAGCCTTAGTTGAGTTTTGGTCGTTACTAGAATCATTTAGCGACTTATATCCTAAATGGAAAATATGGAAAATCCTCAAAAAGGTTATAAAAGCAAAAGGAGAGAAATATTTAGATATATCATTAGATAAAGAATTACCAGATGATTCCAATACTGAATTAGTTAGTTAATTGGTTTACAAGGAATTTCAGAGCAGTCGCAGTAGGTTTAGTTAGTTTACTTATTGCGACTGTTTTTGTTTAGAACCATTAGCTACAAAAGAAGAATAAAGAGATTGACAGAATAACTAACAATGTTAGAGCTTACGAGCAATTAGCATCCTAGAAAGAATAGTTAAACAGAGTGTTATAGCTTACTATAGAAGAACTAAATACTAGTAATGATAGTTTATTAAAAGAAACCAAGGATGCTTAGAAAAAGCTCAAAATCAAAGACAAGAACCTAACTAATATAAATGTAATCAATACTGAGATTAAAGATTCAGTCAGAACTATTATAAAACACAAGTTAATAGATTTTGACGAAGAACTTAAAATTAATCCATTAACAACTATCATAGTTAGTAGGAAGGACTCAATCCTTAAAGCCACATTAGATATTAAGAATCAACAGATTCTGTTTGTAGAAGAAAAGAAAGAATATCGTAATAAGTATAAGAATGGCTGGGTTAGGTTCTGGCACTTTGATTGGAAACGTATACGTACCAAAAAATATCAGATAGTTAACAGTAACCCAATAATCAAGGTAACTGATACTCGTGTAATCGAGTTACCTAAACAATAATCAATATATTCAATAATATTAATCAATAATAATATGCATAGAATATTTCGTGTAAAGGCTTACGAAGCAGAACACGGTCCTCACTTCAATGAGGAACATGCCCGTAAAGCTGTAAGTAAAATGGAAAATGAGGATGGTACTCGTGGACCACATTGGTCTGTAGAAGAAACTACCGCATTAGCTAGTCAATACGGAATAAATCTGGGTAGCAGATTTAATCGTTATGATTGGTTCGTAGCACTTAACATGGTTTATTCTGATTACTATAAGGTAATTATAAGTATGACTAATTCTAATAGCACTAAACATTTTGTTGAATTGGCAAAAGCTTGGATCAATGACAAAGACATTGATGAAGGTAAGATGTGGTATTACTATATTTACGTTATGTGTGATAAGATCAGACAAGCTGAAATGGAATGCTATGAGGAAGAAGTTGAAAAGCGTGAAAAATACGAAGATGATGATGACGACGAATTTGAACGCATAGGCTTATTCCGTAGAGGTGGTAGAAGAGGTGGTATGATGCGTGGTGGTCGTAGAGTATATTCTACTAGCAGAGCTAGAGACTATGAAGACGATTATGAACGTATGCTCGAAAGAGAAAAAGAGTACGAACCTTATTCAGAATATGGACGTGGCAAAGCAGTTCGCTACGTTAGATATTAATAAAAATCAATTTTTAAATTAAATCAATTATGTTAGAAGATAGAATTATTGTGCAGGATCGCGGTATTGACGCTGGTCTTGCTGCTCTAATGCAAAACGCTAATAAAGGTATGGATCCGGCTGCTTTGATGGCTATGATGAACAACGGTGGTTTCGGTGGAAACGGCGGTTGGTGGTGGATTTGGATCATTTTGATCTTCTTCTGCTGGGGTGGTTTCGGTGGTAATGGTTTCGGCGGACGTAACGCTGGTGCTCTTGCTTCTGAACTGAACAGTGACGCTAACACTAATCTGTTGATGCAGGCTATTAATGGTAATAAAGATGCCATCAATAACTTGGCTAATACTTTGAATTGTGATATTAACTCTGTTCAGACAGCTCTTAACACTATCAATTCTGGAGTAAGCCAGATTTCTTGCGATACTAAATTGTCTAGCTGTGAAGTAATTAATGCTATTACTTCTGGTAATGCAAGCTTGGCTTCTCAGTTAGCTAGCTGCTGCTGCAATGTTAGAGAATCTATTAGCGGTGTAAATAACAACATCACTAAGATGGGTTATGAAAATCAGCTGTCTGTATGCAATCAGACTAACACACTGCAGAACGCTATTACTAATGGATTCAATTCTTTAATGGCTGATAATGCATCTAAGTTTAATATTGTAGGTGCTAAGATAGATGCACAGACTCAAATTATCAATGATAAGTTCTGTCAACTCGAAATGAGAGAAATGCAGAATAAGATCGATGCTTTGCGTGAAGATAAACAAGCTTTACAATTGTCTGCTTCTCAGCAAGCTCAAACTGCAAACATCGTTAATCAAATTCGTCCGTGTCCTGTTCCTGCTTACTTAACTTGCAATCCTTTTGGTTGTCAGGGTGGCTTGAATGATTATGGCTACGGCTACGGCTACGGTTATAATAACGGTTGCGGATGCGGTTGCTAATAAGAAAGGAGGCAGCTATGTTTTATCCTTTTTTAAACTACTTTAATAGAGGTAGAGTAAGAACTGTAGATAATTTTGGTATTCCAGTATTGAGAACTAACTATGTTACTACCGATACTACGACTACTTCAGTTACTTATGGTATATGTCCTAAACTGTGGAGACAACTCCCATGCCAAGGTTTATTTATACTGCATGTAACATCTACTCCTGCTAGTGCAGCTACTCCTACGGATTTAGTATTCTTAGATCCTACTAGCTTTACTAATAGATAGATTGATAATACAACTACAGTTATTACATCTACTGGAGCAAAAGCTCTATTAAATGGTTCCGGAGCTCAAATGACAAATAATGAAATTACAACTGGTAACAGATATCTTATATACTATAACAAATGTGACGGAATCTTCCAAGTAATTAATCATATAGTAGTACCGGCTACACCGGCAGCTTAATACAAATTGGGGCTCTAAATGAGCCCCTTAAAACTAACTTATTATGTTATTCAATCAATTAAATATAGGTGATAAAGTATATATAATAGAAGTGGTTGGGACATTCAAAAAGACTACTGAGTATAATGAAGGTTCTGTTACTCAAGTAAGTGCAGTATATGATGAGCCACTACCACCTGGGCAATTTCCTATGCCTAATCAACCTAGAAAGAAAGTAGTAGATATAACTATCTAGTGTAATGGAGAAACTAAGAAATTTACTATACCTGAGAACAAATCAGTTATAACAGACAATGCTATAGGACTTACTATAGCTACAGATAAATAGGAAATTATAAGTATAGTACGTAATCAATATAATACTTACAAACAAAGAAAAGAAGCCATTGCTAAATGCGATGAAGAAATGGCTAAGTGTTAGACTCTGTTAGATAAGCTTGGAGTAGATAATGAACCAGCTAAAGAGAATGATAAGATAATAGAGTTATAGAAAGAAGTTAACGAATTAAAAAATATAATAAGGAAAGCTAATTAGATGGTGCCACCACCTATGAAGGAAATGCTTCCTTAGGATATGAAGAATGCAATGGATAAGGTTGGTCAATAAGATCAACCTTTTTTTGTTTTAAGCTCGTGTAAGAAACGCTATTAGTTAAGGTAAGGGATTGTAAGCTACAATACGTAAAGTGTCTCTAAAGGCCTTAAAATGCGTTTTAAGCTTTATAACATTATTAGAAATAAGATATGACACTTAACTAGTTAATTGATAATATTCTACTTATTGCTCGCAATAATAATATTGCAGAGTCTGAGCATTTAAGTAGAGCACAAATTGAAAAGTGGATTATAGGTTACAGAGCTATGTTAATAAAGCAAGACATAGATAAAGACAGAGATATAAATGATATGTATCTTACTACTATAGAACCTATCCACTTAGATCGTGAAGAAACTGTACCAGGTTACTTTACTTATGTAGGAGATAAAGAACTCCCTAAGTTAATAGACTTTAACTATAGACCTGGAGTAATAAATGTACGTGATATGTTTGGTAATATAATTTAGATAGGTAGTCGTACTAAAGCTAAATTATAGAAGTATAGAAAGGCTACATGTAAAGATTACATCGCATGGGTTAAAAACAATAGAATATATGTAGATGGAGATTCTAATCAGCTAGAGTATATCAGCGTAGATGTAATAGCCGAAGACCCCACAGAACTCAACGCTTGTTTTGATCCAGATAGTGAATTTCCTATACCATCTGCAATGATACCAGTAATAACACAAATGATAATGCAAAGAGAATTATCTGTTATGATTACTATGCCTAGTGATGATAGTAATGATGCACATGATGATACGCAGAATAGAGTTAATAATAAATGAGAGAGAGATTAAAATATTAGAGAAAGTGCTATACTATTGCCGATTATTATATAAGCTATAAGGAGTACATAGAACCTAATACTTAGTACGATGTAGATTTAAAGACTTTTAAAGCTATAGTTACTGATTACTTTAAATACATTAAAAACGAAATAATGTATGAATGTAAAGAAGTAAAGTTACCATGTAGGTTAGGTACTTTGAGTATAATTAAACATTTACCTAAATCATTTGATAATAAGAGTCTTAGATGGGATTGGAAAGCCACAAGAGAAACTGGTAAGCCCGTGTACTTACTTAATGAACACAGTAATTATTATAAGTACAGATTCTTCTGGTCTAAACAAGGATGCTTACTAACTAATAAAGGTAAATATCAATTTATAGCATGTAGAGATTGCAAAAGAGAGTTGGCACAAGTGATTTTTAACCGATTAAGAGATTATCCTGAGAAATGATAAATAATAGAATGATATCCTCAAACACAGTTATTGCTAAAGTGATCGCGGATTTGCAATTACAAGAATCTGATATACGAATTACAGATATGCGCGAGTGGTGCATGGAAGCCATTCTTAAGATAGGAGCTATACAATAGTATGAGCATAAGGTAGCTATACTACCAATAGAATGCCATTAGGTTGCTTTACCTTGTGATTTATATAAATTAGGTCAAGTAGCATTTTCATTCTGTAATGGAGGAGGATGGTTACCTATGAGGAAAGCTACTTCTAGTTTTGGTGTATTCCATGACCGTGAATGCAGTAATGAACCTTGTATGTTAATTCCAGATACTGCAATGTTTCCATTAGTAAAGAATATGTTCAATTTAAATACTGATAGAGAAGCATTAGAAAAGTTAAATGAAGACACTAACTTACGGCAAACATTAAGTATATTACTTAATCAATGGACAGTAGGTACAGTAAATGGTAAATTTGTTCCTGGAGTAGTAGATCATAGAGATGGCACCATGTTTAGTAATGAATTACAATATACTACTAAACCTGGTTATATTAATACATGCATGCCTAGAGGATTTGTTAAAATATCCTACTATGCTATATATACTGATGAAGATAGTATGCCAATGATACCAGATTTAGAATCTTATAAAGAAGCTATATACTGGTATGTTACTATGAAGTTAATGTATCCTAAAAAGTTAAAAGGTCAGATAAGTCAAGGAGATTACTATGATATACGTAACTCTTATAACTTCTATCGTAAGTAGGCATATGCAGAAGCGATGATGCCCACTGTAGACGATTTAGAAACTATTAGTAATATCTATACTAAATTATACCCTGAAATTAATGATCATAGTATGTTCTTTTCTACTAGTGGAGATGAACAAAATATTTATAATTAGAATAGATTATGATAAGTAATACTGCACAAGTTAATACATTTACGGGTGGTCTTAATATGGACTAGGACGTAAATTTGATACCGGATACTCAGTATAGATATGCTGAGGATGTTCGTGTTATCACTAATGATGGAGGAACTACAGGAGTATTACAAAGTATAGAGAACCCTAGAAGATACGATACTATTATACCTAAAGATGAGACTATAATAGGTACTACTACTATAAATGATATTGCAGTAGTAATAACTAAAACATCTGATAACATTAATAAGATATACAGATTAATGGGGTTTGATAGTAATATGCCTCAAATCAAATTAGTATGTAAAGGAGCTCTAGGGTTGTGTGAAGATTTATCTAAGAATCCCACACTAAGTATTGTAGGTAACTATGAATCAGATACTAACATAAAGATATACTTTACTGATGGAAACAGTCCTATTAAGATTGTTAACATAATGAGTAATGAGTATATAGACAATTCTAATCTTATAGATGAGAATGGGAATATAATCAATCCTGGTTCATTAGAAATAACTCCAGTAGTAAGTTTATTGCCGTTTAAATTCCGTTGGTTATCTGAAGGTAATCTTAAAGCTGGAATGGTAACATATTGTTATCAATTATTTAATGTGCATGGTACTGAAACTGTTACTTCTCCAATGAGTGAGTTAATTCACTTAACAAATAGTGTAACTAGCCAAGGTAGTTCTGAATATAAAGGTACTGGCTTGAATAAATCATCTAACAAATCAGTAATGTTATCTACTGAGCTATCTCTTTAGGACTTCAATAAGTTAAGAGTAATACGCCTATTTTATGAACAGAATAACTCTACTCCTGTTATTAGTATAGTAGATGAAATAGATATTCCAGATGGTCAAACAGATATTCAGTATGTAGATTATGGTTCTACATTAAGCGATATATCTATAGATGAGTTTAATGCTATGACTGGTTATTAGTTTATAGCGTAGACTCTTGCTAAAATGCAAAATAGATTATTCGCTGCTAACGTAACAGAGAATACTTGGATACCAGAAGATGAAGATGGTAATGACTATGATGCTAGAGCATATAGAGCTAACTCAGAAGGAAGTGTATAGCTGTTATCTAGTTTAGATAGTAATAATATTCGTCTGTCTATAACAGATGATGAAGCTATTAAACGTGTTCCTACTACTCACGATTGTATAAATCCATTTAATAATGTAAAGTATACAAAAGATGCATCTAATTCTTAGAATACATATATATACAATAAAGATGGTGAATTAGGTGGTTACGGTATTAATATAGAGTATTCCTTTGTAACTACAGATATAAATCTAAGTAGTAAACAAGATAAGTTTAGATTGGATCAATCCTGTAGTATGGATGTACCTACTGTTAGAAATAATACTAGGTATATAAACAGGGGTGATAATAAAATGCCTGAAATAGTACAGCCTACTGAAGAGCAGAAGAATAATCCATATATACCTAATTACGCTGATCCGTATATAGCTGCTAATTATAGAGGATACTAGAGAGATGAAGTATATAGATTTGGTATAATATTCTATAATGATAAATCTGTAGCTTCTCCTGTACTCTGGATAGGCGACATTAGAATGCCTCATGCTTCTCAAATGCCTCCATTTAGATATGAGAACAATACTCTTATAGGTAATGCTTTAGGTATAGAATTTAAAGTAAAGAAAATGCCGGTTGGCGCAGTAAGTTATGAAATAGTTCGTTGTGATAGAACTGAACGTGATAGAACTGTACTTATGCAAACTGTAGGTAGTTACGTGTACGAGTATAGAATTCAAGAGTAGGATAAGTATGTAGGACAAGGTACTGAATTGGATAGCAGCGTTGAGATGAGACCTACTCCTTTTTTCTGTAGTCTAATTGGTGAACAGTTAGCAATATCGACAGGTACAGCTGAAGACGTTGGTAACTTTTCTCTTAATATGAGGGCAAATGATTATATACGCCTAGTATCTCCAGAGATATGTGTACAAGGAGATGATGCAACTAGACTATTTGAAGGTAGTGTGTACTTAGATGGAATTGGTTCATACTATTCCCCATTCGTTGGTGGAAAAGTAAACGATAGCAAATTTGATGATTTTAAAGACAACTACACTAATGGTAATACTATAGGTAATAGTGTAAGCCGTAGTATATTCGCTGCAGCAGATTATGTTACCTAGGTAAACGGAGAAGTATTACAACAAGATACTGTACCATACGTAGGTTATGGTAGAAGATGGGATCTTAACGTATTAGCAGTAGGATTTCCTTATTAGGATAGTAGAGGCAAGAAGGTATATCGCGGAGCATCTATAGCTAAATATTTTATTCCAACCTTTGGTCAGTCTCAAGATATATCATATATAGAAGACGCTAAATATCCGCCTAATATAGATTATAATATGTATGGAGCTCCTGATGTTGTAGCTAAAAGAATAAATGTTGGTAATAGAACTTATACTAATTATTCTATGTCTGACTTTATTCATAACGACAATCAGTCATTACAAGGTCCAGCTGGTCCATGTATCATAGCTCATGTGCCTGAATTAAGTAATACATTTACAGGTTTTAATAGTGTACCTACTAATAAGTATTCTGAACTTCATCCTTTTGATGCTACTAATGCTATTCCTGTATTTAATATTAAACGTGATGGTAATTCCATATATGGTGGTAATACGTTTTCATCTAGATAGAATTCAGTATATATAAGTATATCTGCACACGATAGTAAATATGTATTCGGAGGGGATACTTATCTAAGCCTGTTAGATTATCCTAATACTATGTTGTTCCAATTGCCTGATGCTAAGGAATGGGATGGTATGAAAAACTACATAGGATCTTATATACCATTTGAGAGTACTGTTAATATGAATTTATTCCACGGTGATTAGATTCATAGAACCGTAACTAGTTCAAACTTTGCAGACTCTTGGTTATAGTTAGAACCTACACAGATGCAAGATATACACGTACAGGATCTTCCTTACTTTGTATATAATTCTGTTTACTCAGTATAGAATACTGGTAAATTGTATGTACCTAATTCTATGTATGCTGATAAAGACGTAAGGTATACTAATAGAATATTAACTTCATAGGCTAAGACTAATAATGAAGTAATAGATTAGTGGTCTAAATTCAAAGTAGCTGATTACTTAGATGTAGATAATCAGTGGGGAGACATAACCAATCTAAAAGTATTCAAAGATAGACTATTCTATTTCCAAGATACTGGAGTAGGAGTAGCTTCTGTCAATGAAAGATCACTTATTACTGACGATAATGTAAATCAACTAGTATTAGGTACTGGTGGTATATTAAGTAGATTCGACTACGTAACTACTACTAATGGTTCGTCTATTAAGAATGACAAGAGTATAATTAATTCAGATAATGTGCTTTATTGGTACGATTATGATAAGAACGAAATATGTTCTTATACAGGTCAAGTAAGTTAGTTATCTAAAGAAAAGCAGGTACAATCTTACTTTAATAAAAACATTAAAGAAGATAGAGCTAAAGCTATGTCTTTATTTGATAAGAAGTATAATGAGGTATGGTTTAATGTACTAAATAAACCACTAGTATTTAATGAGTAGTTAGGTAGATTTACATCTTTCTATACATTTAATCCTAAATGGTCGTTACCTATTTCTGATAGAGTAGTAGCAATAAAAGACAATGAATTGCATACTATACATGATACTGGAGTAATAGGGTTAACTCCTTTAGATAGAAAAGCTAAATTAGAAATAGTTATTAATAAGAATGCTCCTTATACTAAAGTATTTGATAATGTTAGATTACAAGGAGAGTTTAGAGATGGTAATCAAGAGTCTATTAAGGACGATATCATAGATTATATGAAATTCAGTACCAAACATCAAGAAGCTATTAGAGAGCATACTGAAGAAGAACTTGATGAAGAAGGTAATGTTATTACTCCTGAACAACATATAATAACTGATTATAGAGAAGATACATTTAGATTCCCTATACCTAGAGCAGATAAGAATGAAGATGCGTTATCGTTACCTGCTAGGTTAAGAGGTAAGTATATGATATGCGATTATGAGTTAGATTCTGATATAGATCATACTTTTGAAATACCATAGATTACAACAACATACAGAAATTCATTAATTTAATATGAAAAGTAAAAAGAAAACAAAAGTACCAGCATATGCATTTGGAACTCAATTCAAAGAAATTGGGAATAACATGCTTGAAAATGCTCCTGATATATTAAATACTTTAACTACTCCTTTTTAGAAATCTAACGCTACTACAGGAGGGCAAGCTGCTGCACAATCTGTAAGTGACATAGCCAGTGGTGCAGCTACTGGTTTCCAAGTTGCTGGTCCAATTGGTGCTGCAGTAGGAGCAGGTATAGGGCTAATAGGTAGATCCGGTGAAGAGGCTAGAATGACTTCTTTTACTGATTATGATGAAGGTAGTCTTGGTAGTGGTCTAATTGGAGCATTTAGTAATAGAAAACTTCGTAGGAAAAGAGCAGCAATTAAGAAGAATGCTTATGGTAATAGAGCCGCTGTACAAGGTACTAATTACCTACAAAGTGAAGCATATGAAGATATGATAGGGATGAATACAGATACTATGGCTAATGGAGGAATGTCCTCTTCTCTAGCGTATGTAGATGATGGTGAATTAATATAGACTCCCGATGGAAGTATAAGTAAAGTACCAGAGAATAATAAACCTACTGACAGTAATTTAGTTAGTTTACCTGAAGGTAGTAGAGTATTAAGTGATAAGCTTAAAGTACCTGGTAGAAAAGAAACATTTGCACAACTTGGTGAGAAAATGATGGCAAAGAAGAAAAGTAAATATAATGACAGATTTGCAGAGAATGCAGCAAAACTAAATGAAATGAATAATAATATGATTCATGATTAGTTATTTGCTATGTAGGAATCTGTTAAACAAAGTAAAGGTATTAAACCTAAGACTAAGTAGATACAAGCAGCTGCTTTAGGTGATGAGATTAAACCTGGTTTAGGAGATAGAATAGTAGATGCTATCTATAACCCTAATCGTAAATGGGGAGCTAGTGTACAGTGGGGAACTGGTAATAATCAATGGTATCATGTGCCAACTGCATCAAATACAGCTACAGCAAGTACTAGTACTCCAACACGTAGACGTAAAGCAACTTCTACTTCTACGAATACAGGATTAATTGATGAAGGTAAACCAGAATTACCGTTTACTTGGTATGGTACAGTTAATCCGCTGAAACCAAAACATCCAGAGTTACTAACTGCTACTAATAGTGAAATGGTAGGTTTAGGAGACGCCCTTACTTCTCAAGCAGATAAGGTTACTACTTTACCTAAAAGTAATGCTTATAGTAAACCTGAGCCTGATAATAATAAATTTAATTGGGGTTCTGCTTTGTCAGGGATAGCTTCTTTAACTCCTGTTATGTCTAATCTATTTACTGGTAGACCTGAAACAGTTGATGCAGTATATAATCCTTATGCTACTAGTATTAGTAATACGATGCGTAGACGTAGATATGATATTAGTCCTGCTATTGAAGATTTAAACCGTAATAGAGCTACTAGTAATTATAATGCTAGTCAGATTAATACTAGTACTGGAGCTAATTTAGCTTATAGATTACAGTCAGCTGTTAATACTGACAGAGCTATAGCTAGTTTAAGATCTCAAGAAAGTAATGTTAACAATCAGTACTTAGGTGATTATGCTAATACTATGAATAGTTTAGGACAGCAATGGGTTAATGCTACGAATATGGCTAATGAAGCTAATGCTCAGAATAGAGCTACTGCTAGAAATATACGTAGGACTGGTTTAAGTCAGTTAAGTCAATGGGCTCAGAATAGAGAATTGATGCGTAATCAGAAAGCTAGAGATATGGAAATGTGGCCTCTATATCAAAGATTCTTGCAAGCTGGTTTTACTGAAGATGATCTCAAGGCTCTGATGAATTCTAATCGTAATACAATAAGTAGAAAAGGAGGTAAATAATGCAAGCTAATAGATATGATAGAGCTGCAGAAGCTCCTATAATGAATACCTATGTACCAATTAATTTTGGTGAATTGTATAGAATAGGTTAGGCACAAAGACAAGCTGTTGAACAAGCTGCTAATGAATTTACTAATACCGTTAGTAAGTTTGGAGAATTTCAATCTCCTTCTGCTGTAGATACTTAGAGATACTATGAGAACTCTTTAGGAAAGATAAGAGACTTAATAGATGAAGCTGCTACTAATCCAGATGCTATGAAAGATGCTAACTTTAGAGCTAGATTAAATTCTCGTATTGCTAATCTTGATTATGCTACTCTTAGTAATTTAAAGCAAAGTAGAGAAGGAATGCTAGCAAGACAAAAGGCTAATTAGGAATTAATGATAAAGGGGATGTATAATCCTCTTTGGCATGATGTGGATTTCACTAACTATAACACAGTAGATAGTGGAATATTTAATGACGTAGCTCCTTTAGCTTATAAATCTGAAGTAGACTTAGTGAGACCATATGTAGATAATCTGAAAGCTAGTTTCATGGGAGTTAAAGATGGATGGATTCATCAAGGAGTTTCTACTGATAGAACAGATTATGAAATACAAAGAAACTTATCTAGTATACAGAATACCCCAGAATATCAAAAGCATTTAGAAGTATTACAAAGACAAGGTCTTAGTAGACAGGATGCTGAAGAGCAACTTAATAGAACACTTATTACAGCAGGTAGAGAATTTGCTTATGACCAAGCAGAACGTGATCCAATGGCTGTAGCATTAGCTAGAAGAGCAGGCGCAGGAAGTCAACAGAATCGTTTACTTAATCTAACTGACCAATTAGAGTTAACAGCAAGAGATACTTTTGCTTCAGCTTTAAAAGATGCACCTACAGTTCAAGATGCTAGAAAGAAACTCAATGATATGTTTACTCTTAGTGCTAAAACTAATAACAGTTTAAATAGTGCAATTAACGATGTTATTGGAACTTTAAGTAGTGGTATAGGTGCTGAGGCAAACGAAGTATTAACTGCTCAAGGAACTCAGACGGGTAAGATGACTTCTCAAGGTTGGAGAGTAGGTAATTCTTCTTCTGAGTTCTTACTTAGAAAACGTCTTGCTGAGAATTTAATGGATAGAAAGATTGGTAGTAGTAGTAAGTTACAAGATGATTTTGAAAAGGGGCAGTTTAAGAATTTCTTAGTAGCTGGAACTCCGAATATTACTACAGATGGTTCAAACATATTCCATAATAAATACATTTTTATTCCTAAATCAGAAATAGATAAAGGTAAATATACAGCTAGAGATCTAGCAGAAGTACAAGGAGATTGGGTAAATCTCGACGAAGATCAGGTAAGAGTAACTGAATCTACAAATGATTATGGTGAAACTAGAACTTCGATTAATACCGCTCTTAAACAAGGTACTTATTTAAGAATTCCAGTAAGTACGGTTGTACCCAGACGCGGTTTAGAAGCAGTTGAGAATGATGCGTTACATGCTAAGAGTAGAAACATAGGACAAGACATTAGAGATGTAATGCAAGCTCAATCTGAAAGTAACAGACTATTTTAATATAATATTATGAGTAGACAATAGAACTATACTCTAGGTAAAAATACAGATAATAATATCGCTAGTGAATACCCTAATTATACCTTACAAGGTGATTATGGGTATTCATACGATTCTAGATCAGATTATTACCAAAGAAGATTAGAAGATAGAGAGAACGATATAAACTACGATAATAAAACTACTAATGAAGATTCTACAAAAGATAGTAAAAGTAGAATATCTAATTGGTGGACATCTAGAAGTATGCCTGAATTACTTCAGTCTAGTGAAGACGCAGATGATAAGGATAAGAATATCACTGTCCTAGACTATATGTACGATGAAGCTGAGAAGTCTGGAGACATAAAAGCTTTAGATGTATATCGTAGTTTTATGGAAAAGAAGGATCAATCTAAATTAAGTAGATTATAGAATGAAGTTAGAGAGGGTGAAGCTAACTATTTAAATTCTATTAATCTAGCTAAAGATTATCTTACAAGTAAACAAGAATTAATTGATTTACAAAGATAGATTGATTCTGCAACAGATTGGACACCTACGCAAATTCAATCAGCTCAGAATAGAATAATTGAACTAGAAGATAATATTAAGAATATAGAAAATGGTGTAAACCAATTAGATTAGAACGGTAACATCATATATCATCAACCTGGTTTAAAAGAGCTAGCTAGAACTAATCCGTATTTACAGGATATATTCTATGAGACTAGACCTGGTAAATTATTCAGTACTGATAAATTTGGTTCTGTAACAGACTTATGGAAATACTATAGTTTTGACTGGCTAGCAGAAGATTATATTGGTGATCTTAATCCTGGTAATAACTTTAAGCACTTATTAGCTAATGACGGTATAAACGATGCAATCTTTGGGAGAACTCATCAATTATCTCCAGATCAAATAGAATATATGTGGAGTAGTAAAAACCAAGGCAGCAATTTAGCAAAACAGATTGAATAGCTTAATAATGCTGAAAAGGTTGTAAGTTCTCGTTTAGCTGATAAAAATCAGTAGATACAAAGTATGATACATACTTTAAAGCACGGTAATTGGTTGTATGACCCAAGTAAAATATCTGCTGAGTTTAGAGAAAAACAAGAGAATAATCAAATATCTGCATTTAATCCAGAATCTTGGATTTATGCATTACCAGAGTTAGGTACTAGTTATTCTGAATTTGGAGCTATGTTAGGACAATTTGGTACTAGCATGGCTGCCAAATGGGCATCTAAAGCAGTTATGGCTGCAGGTTCTGGTGGTACTGCTCCTTTATTAATTGGTGCTGCAGAATTAGCTATTCAAGCTGCTATTACTAATTACACTCGTAATTCAGAAACTCAAGCTGAAGTATTTGATTCATTTAAGTAGAGAGTATTAGAAGGCGCAGATTAGATGAGAATTAATCTTCCCAGTGTAATACAATCTGCCGATGAGTAGCTAAAAGCCAGAGGATTTGATACTTCTGAAATGACAGATTATGAAGTATTAGAAAACGCTTTATCACAGAATATAATCACTCCCGACGCTAATTTTAATTAGCTAGTAAATGATTCTCAAAAAGGTCTAGATGTAGTTAGATAGACTAATCAAGCTTTAATGTTATCTGACTTAGCTCAAGGTATGTTTATGTTTGGTGGTTCATATATGAAGAACTACTTTGGATTATAGAAAGCTGCTAAAAGAGCTGTAGGTAATCGTAATATATCCTCTGGACTAGAAACTACTGTAATTGATAGATTACGTAAAGATGATTTATATGCAGCAGCTGATGGTATTATAGATCGTACTATTGCTAGAGCTGTAGATAAAGCATGGAAAACTCCTGGAGGTAAAACTAGAGCATACAATGCTATAAGTAATCTCACTAACATTGGTAAGAAATTAGGCGTTTCTTACTTCATGGAAAAGACAGAAGAAGGCCAACAGGGAGTAGTAAGTAATTACTATAGAACTGGTAAGTATGATAATGCTGGAGATTATAGTCTATTGTAGGGAGCTGCTAATGCATTAAAATTAGCAGGAGAAGCTCATATGGCATACTATGGTATTCATCCTGATGAGAATCTAAATGGTGATGCTGATTTACGTAAATCTATAGATATAGGTGGATTTACTGGATTATTTATGTCTGGAGTATTTAGTTCACCGGATGTATATAGTGCTACTGCTCAATACCTTACAGATAGTAATCTGAGAGGTTATATTGCTGACGGATATGGTAATGCTGAAAAGCAGAATAAGGTAGAGCAGTTCATGAATGCTGCTAGTTCTGATGGAAGAAAAGGTTATTCTAGAATAATCAATAATTTAGAAACTCTTAAGGATAAATTTAAACCTGAAGGTGTTACTAATGAAATGATTGATGAAGACATAAGATTAGTAAATAACATAGAAAGATTATCTAATAATAAGTCTTTACGTAGTATAACTGATGAACTAGGAATAAATAATGATGACTTTATATCTGTAGTAAAAAATGCTGTATATATTCAAGATAGATTAAAAGATGCTAGTGAAGCATCTGAAGCTTCTACTAGAGAAATAGAAAGTGTTATTCAGAAAATAAGAGAAGATGCTGATTTAAAAGAAGAAATAAAGCAACATTATTCTGATTATTTAGCTCGCTATGATAAAAAACGTAGTGATAGAAGAAGACAGATAGTTAATGATTTACCTGCATCTGATATTACTTCTAGAAGTAAAAAGGAATTATCCGAATACGTAGACCAATTACTGGGTGAAAGAAATGTACTGTCTGAAGAAGAGTATGCTAATGAATTCATGGGCAGAATGGTTGCTGTTCAAGATTACAATGACTTACTTACTCTTAGAGATGAACTTAATTCAAGAAAACAGGATTTACAAAGACTAAAAGAGGATAAGAATTTAGATGTAAATGTAGATGGTATATCTGGTATTATAAAGTATGTAGAATCTCAAATAGAAGAACGTAAACCAGTTATACAGCGATTCTTAGGAGAAGAAGTAGGAGAACAGGTAATGGATCTTGGATTATCTGTTCCTTTTGCAGATCAATTATCTGTAGCTACCATAAGCAAGTATGTTAATGATGGGGCAAGAGCTGATTTATTCGCTCATGCTTTAGCATATACTACTGGAAAATATGTAGGTGATACTAGATTGTATAAACCTACTTATAATAATCTTACCGAAGAACAGCAGAAGCAAATACTTACTAATGAGATGTAGGCAGACAAGATAAACGGTAAGACTAGAACTTCTGATTAGATTATATAGGATTATGATAACTCTGTAAATGAAGAATGGAGCAAAGACGATAAACTTGCCGACCAGGATTTAGTACAGCGTAAAAGAGCTATGTCTGTTATCCAGAAAGATTTACAGCGTAAAAAAGATCAAGAGCAAGTAAGTAGAGAGGAGATAGCTGAAGATACTGGTAATTTAACAGATATAGAACAAGGAACTCCCAATACTGAAACAAAAGCTCCAGAGGTTGCTCCTATGGATGAAGTAGAAGAGGTTACTATACCAGATGTATAGATAGCTGAATAGGAAATAAGTAGTCTAGAAGATCAACTAAACATGTTAGAGGAAGCTATAGAAGGTTCTCCTCTACAAGATAGAGTAAGTGTAGATGAAGTAGAAGCTGATGTAGAAATGGATGACGTTACTAATACTAATCAAGATATAGAAGATGAAGTATAGATGCAGAATCCAGCTGAAGAAGTTACATCAGTAGAACCTACAGATATTGCTGAAGAGGTAGAAGAATAGCAAACAGATGATTCTACTACTGAAGAATCTTAGGGGCAACAGGAGGAAGTAGACGATGCTCAATTTTCTCCTGCTGAGGAATCACTACAGGACAAGGAAGAAGGATCTGCAGAATAGCCTACAGTAACAGAAGTAGAGGATACTCCTGCAGCTTCAGATATTGCTCCTCAAGTAGAGAATCCAGTAAATGTTACAGAAATAGAGGACACTCCAAAATCTGATGAAATTTTTTATGATGCTTAGAACGATTAGCTAGTATACATGCCTGATGGTAATCCTGAAAACGGAATACCTGTAAATGACCAAGATATATTAGAACAATCTGCATTTGAAGAATCATACGATTTTGATTCCAGATTGTAGGGTCCTTCTTCATATTATAATAGGTCTACTAATGGTTGGGTAGCTGCTAGAAAGAAATTCAGAAGATTACATATAGCTAATACTTTCTTCTTCCAGCCTAATACAGATGAAGTTATGCCTATTACTGTAGCTGGTAAATCTGTAAAGTTTGTAGGTAAAGATGGTGGTAAAGTTGATAGAAGACCAGGTAGAGAATTAGCTGATAATTTAGCTATTCCGGGATGGTTATCAACAGCTGATGATATATACTTTGTAGTTACATCCTTTAAACATGACATGTCATTTGATAGTGCTATAGATAATTTAGCTATTCACGTGATGATAGAGAAGGATGGTAAACTGTATAATGCATCTGTTAGAGCAATCAATTAGAGTCTGTATGACCGTATGAGAGATACGGAAATGACTTAGGATGAAATAGATGAGTAGATATAGAAGTTAAGAGAATTGAGAGCTAAGATAATTAAGGCTTACGCTCCAGAATATTCTACTACTAAAACATTACCATTAACTGCTAGGAAGCATGTTAAACCTGTAGGAATAAGAATAAGTAACGGTCAGCTTGATAATCAATTAGATGAGGCAGGATTACCAAAGTTTAGAAAGCTAACTGAAGTAAGTGATTTTGGTATAACAGAAGATGCTATTGCTATGTCTGAACAAATAACTAGTGGAGATATCCAGTTTGGATATGGTACGGGTCCATTTGGTGTTGATCCTTTCTCTATAGATGATATGTTTACTAGAGATAAGACTGAAACACAAGGTATAGGTTATGCTGGTAAAATATACTTTATACCTAAACCTGAGAATACTCCTTCTGGTACTGCTACATTGCCTATTATGTTATCTGAGGAATTGCATAGAATATCTGGAGTAAACAATCCAGAGCAGGTTAAATTAGCCTTCAATGCGGACGGCACTCAAAATGTAGATGAGCAAGGAAAGCCCATTACTCCTTCTACTGCTGAGTTAATATTTAATATTATTACTGGTCAGACATCAGTAAGAGGTTCTAATGCTAAGGTAATTGATTCTTTCTTATTGTCATTATTAGCTAATAGTGGCTCTAATACATTTACTAATGGTTTAGAAGGAGTAGAAAGAGTTAAGTATAATTTCTTAGTAAGAAAGCAATTAGGTATATATACTGATGATAAAGGTAATAGATTCTTTGTTAATGGATACTATAGTGAAGATGCTACTGTATATACTCAAGAAGGTCCTAGAACCGAAAAGAGATTCAGTACACAATTTACTAACTTAGCTACTTTAACAGATTTTGAAAAGAGAAGAATAGTATTCTAGATTTCATAGAATATACACTGGAATACTGATAAGGATGTATTAATGTCTGAATTCCCTCAAGAATTTATAGACTTACTAGTGTCTATAGCTAATAGTTCTCCTAATCTAGTAAAAGACGAAAACAGTAGAATACCTATATTCTCTAAAGACTTAACATTTTCTTTAAAAGAAATAGGTTATACTTTTAAAGACGGTAAGGCTGTAAAGGTGTCTGATTCTCCTCTAGTAATTACATGGGCTATTAATAATGGAATATTAAAGACAGATTTAGGTGAACATGCATTTTATGCTCCATTTATATATGCAGATGATGCTACAATAAATAGAGAAGAATTATAGAAACAACAAGACAAACCTAAACCTACTGTTAATACTCAAGATAAAGTAATAGAAGATGTAAGCAAACCTTCTCAAGCTAAGACAGCTAGTGGTAAGAAAGTTGTAATTGCAGAAAGAGCTACTCCTGAGAATCTTGAGAAATATGGATTAAGTATACCAGATAATGGAATGAAAGAAAGTCAATACCTTAAATGGGGTATTGTTCTCAATCCTAAGACTGGTAAAAGAGAAGTTACTCTTACTCCAATTAAGTTCTTAGGTGGTCTTAAATCAACTATTAAAGGTAGAGGTAAGTTTAATGAAGATTCTGCTAAGAAATGGTTATTTGATAAGTTAGGTATAGATAGCGATCAGATATTAGTAACAGACCAAATGATTAAGTTTGGAGCTAATGAAGAGGCGTACGGTTTGTTCAGTGTAGTAATGGATGCACTTTCTAACGAATTAATACCTCGTATATCTTTATCTAGACAATCTGGTGCAGGTGTAGAATATCACGAAGCATTCCACTATGTAACTCAAATGCTATTGAGTGAACAATAGAGAACTAAGTTATATCAAGAATATTCTAAATCTAAAAGAAGTGCTAGAAATCTTACTCAAGATGAAGCAGAGGAAGCGCTTGCTGAAGAATTCCGTAATTACGCTAAGGATCAAAACGGTAAAGGTTTATTATATAATGTCATTAGAATCTTTAAGAAGATATATAATACCTTGTACTTCTGGAATTCTCACAGAAATATAATCAGAGCTTTTTTCAAGAGTATAAATGACGGTTAGTTTAAGGATTATAAAGCCTCTAAGCAAGCATTAGAAGATTTCTATAGCCGTAAACCAGAAGGTTTATCTTATTATATACCTGGTTTATCAAAGGAAGAAGAAGCTAAATTACCTCATATAACTGATCCAGATGTATTCTATCATGCTGTTAATTCTCTTACTAGTGGAGCGTTATCTATATTTAATATTAGAACCATAGAGGATGTTCATAATCTTAATACTTCTTTGTTATTTGACAGATTACAGTAGAATATAGACTTTGGTTGGATATCTGACGAATATGTAGATATTGCTCAGGATATAGTAAATAACAAAGATATATTTACTAGATATGTTCGTAAGAAGATAGAACAATTAGGAATTAGAGAAGTAGAAAAAGTAGATAATGAGGAAGAGTCTAGATTAAAAGTAGAGACTGGTGAACAATCTGAAAACAATTGGGATAAGAATCAAGGTGAAGTAAGTAAGAAAGATAACGTTAGCTTTAGAGCTAAACTGTTCTTCTACTCTATACCTAAGTATGAATACCAATTTGTTGAAGATGAAGAAACCGGCGTTATTACTAAAGAATTATTTCCTGTACATGATGATATGTTCCAACTTCCTGTAACTGAAGATTTCAATTTTGTATGGAATCAGATTATGGAGAACTTATGGGATATAGATAAGTATCAGGATATAATAGATAGAAGTGCTAATTTAGGTAATACTATTCCTTTCTTTAAATCTTTATATGATATTCTTACTTCGGAAGAAGCACCTATATCTGACAATACTAAAACTTAGTTAGAGATAACTATAAAGAGTTCTAAAGTACAGTTAGACACTATTACTACTAAGCATCCTAAAATAAATACAAGAGGTAAGTCTGAAGATGAAATAGCTAGTGAAATACAATCTAGCTTAAGTAAATTTAATTGGGTTGTAGAAGATAGTGATAACTTACGTAAAGTAGGTAGACTTCCTGCTAGATGGTCAGGTATGTTCTTTGCATCTGATGCTATAGACAGAACAGATAGTGGTAGACCTTTTATTAAACCAGAGTTTGCTAAGTTCTTAAAAGATAGAAGAGGTAAATTAAGTTCTACTTTTAAAATAGTAAGTGACAGAATAAAGAAAGGTAAACCGGTAGATGATACTAAGATATAGGAAATAAAGGATACTTTATTGGATGTATTTAATGCTTTGTCTATTCCTATGGATAACTTAGCATTAGATTATATGCTTAATAATTTCTATGTTGGAGCTACTGAATTTGATAAGCTATATAATTTCTGGAAAGGCACTGGAGCTGGTAAAACAGAGAGATTTAATGAAGGTACTTTGGCTACTTTGATTAAACTAGCTGAAACTAAAGACATAGGTGTAAAATCTACATCAGGTGGTGGATACTCTAGAACTTTGGATAGAATGTTTACATTTGGTAGAAATTCTAATAGTTAGATAGCTGTAATGGCAATATCTTACGGTAAGGTTCATCCTTCTCCTCAAGAGTTTAGTGTTGTTGGAGCAGATGGTGCGCTGATTTATCCTATCAGTGAAAATAACTATATGACAGACCAAGTGCGTAACATTAATCAAGATGCTAATGGTAAGAAACAACAGATATTAAGTACTCCATTCTCTGCACATAGTTTGATAGCTAATGCTAAGAATACTAAATTCAAATTGCACACTTTCTTAGCACTGAATATAGATGAATCTAGTAGAGATTATTTTGGTATTACTCCTGTTGAAGATTATATTGCTAAGCTTACTCTTACTTTTAATGATAGAATGATATTACCTACTATGTCTGATAAAAAGACTTGGTATAGTATATCAGGTATCAAAATGGTAAAAGATGTTCTTACTAGTAAATATATTGATGAAGGAGATGCTAATTATGCAGCTATTATTGGAGAAGATTTAACAGCTGAAAATTCTACTTATGTAGGAGAAAGAAGATTTAGTCAAGGTACTCTTAATATATTTGCTAATTATTGGTTAGATGAATTTAATGCAGTATGGGATTACTTCTAGAAGAAAGATTATATTGCACAGCATCCTACATTAAGAGTAGACAATTACCACGGTAAGATTAAAAATGGTAAGATGGATCATACTGGTAATGGAGGTAGATTCAGATACTTTACTAGATTAAGACTTGGTGAAGATGTTCTAAATGTCAATCAAGAATTAGCTAGATTGGAACAATATGGTACTACAGAAGAGGTTCAGAAGTATTTATCAGATTTAAAAGTATTACTGTTAGGTACATCTAAACCTAATTCTAAAGAAGTTATTGAACCTTCTGCTCCTATATTCTCTGCAATAAATCATTTGTTACTGCACGCTACTCAAAGAGAAATGCGAGCTCTTGTAAAAAGAGGTATACTTGGATATTCAAATGGTGAATATGTTAATAAGTTAATACCTAGTAACATATTTGATTACTATAAATCAGAACTAAATAATTCAATGTATACATCTGAAGAATCTGGTCTTAAGAATCAAGATATATTATTCTCTGTAATTGGTTCTCATGTAGCTAATTAGGCTATTTCTATCATGGAAGTAGAGAAATGTTTTACAGGAGATCCTGCTTATTATAAATGGAAACGTAAGAAAAAGAAAACATATAAAATTAATAGAAAAGGGCACTTTAATGAAACCTATGATATAATAACCGGTAAGGATGTGGATAAAATTAAACGTTTATCATCTGTATTATCTACTGGTACTAATCTTAGAACTATCTGGGATAATCCAGCTGAGAATGATACTAAAGTAACAGTAATGCATCTTGCTGACAATATGCTTGGTTCTGATTATTATGACGAATTAAAAAGTATATTCAGAAACTCTATTCTACGTGATTTATACAGCGAAGCTCATCCTAATTTAAGTGACAATGAGGTTATATAGGCTTTATCTACTAAATAGAAGGAAGATGCTTTCTATAATTCTCTTACGCAGAATTAGAAAGAGTTTGTAGATAGCTATACTAATGCTAGTGCTAGACCGTATGACTTCAGAAGAGATGATAAAGGAAATATCGTAGGTGGTAATATCAATCAATCTGATGCTGCTGTATATATTCGCCCTGCTATGTATAGACGTATTATGAAAGCATTAGGACAATGGAGTGATGCTATCGAAGAAGCTTATCAAATAATGGAAGGAGAAGATGAGTCATGGATGAATAAACCAGAGTTATATCAGAAAACTTTAGCTCTCGTAGTTAAACCGTTAAAGATGGTATACTTTGGAGACCATAGGGAAAGTGATATAAATCTGAATGTTCCTGTATTTGATAAGATGGCTATGTTCCCATTATTCAAAGTAATAGCTAAGGCTGATAATAGAGTCTTATATAATCGTATGAATAATGATAAATTAGGAGTAATTGACATGGTTACTTTTGAATCTGCTGTTAAAGTTGGTGGTAGAACTAAATTTGAAGCTTATGAAGGTCCTAAAAACGAACACTTTAATGTTGACGGTTTAAATAAAAAATCCTTCAATCTTACTAAGAAAGAAGGAGATTTGCCTGTATTTGTTCAAGATATTCGTAATTTACGTTTACAGTTGAATACAGATCCACATGAGCATATTGACCGTTCGTTTGGTACCTAGGCTGTTAAAATATGTTTAGGTAATCTTATAGACGATCGAGTGTACGGTACTAATAAAGCTGCTACTAAAACTGGTCAATAGATTAAGACTCAGACAATGGATGCCATTAATCAGTTATCCGATATAGGTTATAAGAGAATAATTAAGAGATTCTTCCATAAAGGTAAACTGAATAATAAGGCTTTATCAGACTACTTAGTTAGTTAGGCTGTTAGTTCTGGTATGTCTGATGAGTTTGTTAAAGGTCTTACTCTTGATTAGGATGGCAATATACTTGTTCCGTTAGCAGCTCAGAGTAGTAGACAATGGATTGAAAGTAGAATTATATCATTTATAAATAAAGAAGTAGTAGATATTAATACTCCTGGTGGTTCTGCTATTCAGATGTCTTCATTTGGTTTAAAAGCAACTGATGCTAGAATGAAAGAATCATAGTTAAATGGTGCGTTTAATGGCGGTAATAAACTTAGATTCTTGAATAAAGATGGAAGTATGGATGTTATCTTGAGTACTAACTTTTTTAGACATATAGTACCAAAAGAGTATCAAACTTCTTACGGAGCTATGAAAAAATGGTTAACCGACCATAATGTAATTGGTACTAATTCTACTCCACAAGGTATTGGTTATCGTATCCCTACTCAGGGTTTGTCTTCTACTTTCTCATTTAAAGTAGTAGATGTACTTCCTGATAGATTCAGTGATACTATCGTAGTTCCGGATGAATTTACAGCCATGACGGGTTCTGACTTTGACGTTGATAAACTATATATTGCTATGCTGAATTACGATACAGATGGAAATATAGTTCAATATACTAATGATAAAGTAAGCGAGCAAAGTCCTGAAGCGTTGCAGAATATGATAATACAGAATTATCAATTAGTAGTATCAGATACTAAGAATATGGCTGAGACTAGAGCATCTATTGATACTCTTACTGGTATGCTACAAGATGATGTACTACCGTTAATATCAAGTTCTAGTAAACAAGAAGCAGATCCTTTCTATGAATTATTGCCTTCGTTCTAGGAATCTAGAAAAGAAGAGTATACTAGTGGTAAAGCTGGTATTGCTCCTTTTGCTCTTAACTCTACTAACCATGTATTAACATAGTTGATGCATCTTAATATGATATATAGTCATAGTAATGTGTATTAGTTAGGAGACTTAGATGCTATTAAAGGTCAAGATGGATTTAGAATCCTTGACTGGTTATCTGCTATGATTAATGCCCACGTAGACGTTGCTAAAGATCCTTATATTATTGCTTTAAATGTTAATCAGGTTACTTATAATATGACTAACCTATTACTTAGAGGTGGTAAAGGTAAGAATACTTTCTATTTCTTAGCTCAACCTATATTAAAAGAGTTATCTAATAGAGTTATCAATAGTAAGGGAGTATATGGAGCTGAAAATCTATAGGAAAACTAGATAATCACTGGATTATACAATGTATATGGTAAGTTACTTAAGGAAGCTATAGACGCTATGCCAGAAGGTGAAAGTAAACAAAATTGGAAAGCTAAATATAATGGTTTAGCTGAAGAAATTGGGTACTCTGCATATCCTGGAATAAAGAGTGAAGTAATAGATAAGACACAGGTATTTGATGAATCTAGTCTTATATACGCTTTAAAGAATAAAAAACAGGATAATTTACCATTCTTATATCAACAGATTATTGTATTGCATGCTTATAAAGAATTAAGCATGGATGCTAAAACACTTAGTGAATTAGTACATAGATCTCAGATTGATACTAAGAAGTTTGGTAACAATCTAGCATTGCAGTTAAACTTTGTAAATTCATATCAGACGTTTATATATGATAATTCTGGAGTATTTGAAATAAAAGGTAAGGAAGTAGATGATGCTTTGAAATACTACTTTAGTAATACGTTCTTAAGTAAGAAGTTATATAATGCTACTACTATAGCTAGAAAGATTCTTAAGAGTCAAACGTTCCCCGCAACTTGGACTTACTAGAATATATTTAATTCAGTAATGGGTAATATTGTAGGAGGAGATATCATTAAAGGCACAGATGGTAATGATTTAATATCCTATAAACATCAAGGCGATAAGAAGTTTGTTCAGAATATAAATAGAATGATTGACAGTATAATTAGAGCTAGAGCTACTTCTAATACTGACTTCCTTAAAATGGCAGATGATCAATTTAGAGGAATGTTTGTAGGTAAGAATACTATGTGTTCTAGATTAACCAAACTCAAAAGATATCTGTTACTTAACAAAGATGCTTTCCCACATCTTATTAATCAAGATGGAACTATAAAGAATGAATTATTAAATTACTTATAGGAATATCCAGCAGATGGCTTAGAAGGTTAGAATGTAGACAGAATTATTCTATCTGAGTCTTCAATGAATAATGACTATGATAGAGAGAATCAGTTAATATCTGCTTTCGCTCAATTACTTGAAGATACTGATGATGTAGTTAGAGAATTTGCAGAAGATCTGGTTAAATATGCATACTATACTTCTTATGATGAAAGAGGAGTAAATGCATTCTTCCATTTAGTTCCTATTCAATACAAGATAGATAATGGTTATGTATCTAATATTAAAGAAGTATTAGACCAATTTAAAAATGGAGGAGATGTATCTGGATATAGTTCTATAGCTCAAACTGGTGATGATCCTCAATCTATGAGTTTCCCTTCTATTAGATTGACTATAGCTAGAAATATGTGGGATGATCCTAATATAGTTCCTAAATATAATATCAATCTTAAGCCTAATAGTAACGATCCTTTCCAACAACAATAGGAAGACCGTTCTAAGAGTAGTGATTATGATATTATATTATCTAAATCTAGAAGTAGTATTGGAGGTAAATCTATTACTATGTATGACAGCTTCGCTGTTCCTCATTATAGAACTAGAAGAGCAGAATTCATAACTGTAAATAACGGTTCTGGATATAATACATCAATTTAGTTATATCAATTAATTGGTGAAATAGCTTATGTAAGTGATGAAGGTAAGAAGAGTAAGAGAGGGGCTAAACTAATCTATAAGAGAATACCTAAATTAGGTATTAAAGAAAATGGATTTAGAGTTAACGAGTTTGCAAAAGGCGGTTTGGATATATCAGCTTTTGATCAGAATGCATTTGATGAAAATGTATTAACTGATGATAGCGTTATAGCAGAAACTGCAATGTCTAGAGTTAAATTACCTAAATTAAAGGACGGAAGTAAATTTACTAAACAGTTTATACCTCTTAGTTCAGATAATATTTAGGTAAAAATAAACGGAACATAGAAGCAAATGGAAGGTGATGTATCTGATACGCAAGTAGTAGATACTACCTTTAATATAGACCCGTTATCTGAAGATAATGTAGTATATGATGAAACAGATGTATCAGATTTCGTTAATCTTAGTCTAGATAATCCATTTGACGGATCTGAATCTATGGACATCATAAACGAATAGTTAGATATATTCTCAAATATGCAAGAACAATTCTCACAAGAAACAGAAGATCCTTTTGCAAATGTAGATACTTCCTCTATTGCAAATGAAGCTTTCAATATGGATGTTACTGAAGATGTGGTAGATATGACTTATCTTGTTGAAATGGGTAAGAAACGTAAAAAAGAATGTGAATAATTATGCAGTGTTTAAATTTAAATAACAAAGAAGTAAAAGCAGCTGTTGATGAAGTTGCTAAAGTGTTAGGCAGTGAAGATGCTGCTTATTATATCATATCTGAAAACAATGGTTATGCTATAGACTAGGGCCCAGATGGGTCTTAGTCTGAGCTGTTTTCAGACCTTTTAAAACGTTTTGATGGAGATCGTGATCAAGCTATTAGACAGATGGCTAAAACGTTTATACCGTCTTAGGAACGACCTTCTGACTTCTTTTCAAGTATAGGTAGTGTTACTGGTACTTGGTCAGATGGTTCTCCTCATATGAGTACCACATCAGGACAAGTAGTTGAACGATTAAAATAGTATATACCAAAAGATTCTATAGCATACTAGATACTTGATTTATTCTCTGATACTGATGTATATATTGGTATAACAGAAGAAAAAGATCAATTAGCTAATGGGGATTACATGTGGTATAGTGATAATACTCACACTATATGGATTAATAAAGAGATATTTGAAGAAACAAATATGGAGTACAATGCAAAGAGTATTGTACATGAAATGGTTCATGCATTTACTTCAAGATCTTTTGAAAATGTTAAAAGCGGTATAGGTACTGATTTAGAAATAAAAGTATATAATAAAGTAAAAGACTTACTAGAATTTAATAGATCTTTATATTAGAGTATACATGATGAAAAAGGCAAATAGACTGGTGGATTATACGGTTTAAAAGATGAATTTGAATTTATAGCTGAATTTCTTACTAATGAAGAATTTGTAAATAATATAGTAGATGATGCCAGATAGAGAGGATTATTTAAAGAAGCTATAAGTAAGATAAGAGAAGTATGGTCTGCAATTGTTGATTTACTTACCGGAAAAGAACATGTAAGAAATACAGAGAATACTAGAGACATACTAATGGAATTGTTATCTTTTAACCTAGAAGATAATAATGGATCTGCTAATGTTAGATTTGAGAAGTTATTAAACAATAAAGTTAAGCAGCTTGAAACAAATATACATGAAGCAGAAAAATATGACTTTGATACTAAAGAAGAGTTAGATAAGAGGTTATCTGATATAAGATAGAACTTACTCTCTGGTTTACAATCTAGATTACGTAGTATAGACATCTCTGATATATCTAAAAGAACAGAAGTAATAGAGAATATAAAATATCAGATAGCTAATTTATAGAATAATGCTATAAATGATTTTGATGTTATTGCTTCTTTTATTACAGATTTAAAGTTAGATGTAAGAGATGTAGGTAATAGAGTAGTAGAAGCTTATAAAGGTCAGGCTGATGCTTTAACAGATGAAGAACTCGTAGCATTAAATAAGAACTATTTTGCTTTTTACTGTGAACAGGCTAAAGATATATATAATTCTTTAGTAAACATGAATACTTATAAACAAATTGTAGGAGAAGCAAATTATAATAAGTTAATGACAGAACTACAATTATGTAAGAGTATATTAGATTAGAGTTATGATGCAGTTAAGCGTATGCAAGTAGTTAATGCCTAGAGAATTATGTTGAAGGAAGGCATGAAAGTAAATAGCCCTACTATATATAACTATATATCTGAAAATACTAGAAAAACAGATTTTGATATTAGCTATATTACTAGAGTGTTAGGTTCTGGAGATAGAATTAATGATGAAGCTATTAAAAGTTTATTTAATATATTGTAGGATACTGAGAATAGTATAAATGAAGTGGTATTCCAAAAAGCTAACGAACTAAATAAACTATTAAAGGTAGCAGGAAATAGAAATTAGAAGTTATTATTTGAAGTAGACGAGAATGGCAATACTACTGGTTATATAATTAGAGATCTAAACTACGGTAGATTTTATAAAGATTTAAAATAGTTTAAAGAATAGTTATAGAAAGAATTTGGTGTAGACCATCAAACTCTTCAATTACCTGAGAATATAGCTACTAGAACAGAATATAATAAAAGACTTAATAAATGGTTATCAGAACACTGTGAACGTAAATATACTAACGAATTCTATGATTTAATGAATTCTCTTAGCCCTGAAGCAGCTTCAGCAAGAGAAATGATAATGTCTAAGATAAGAACTTTATCTAATAAGTATAGAGATAATAATGGAGTAATTCATTATGAATCAATGACAGATGAGGAATGGAATACTCTACAACAGTATGAATTAGATAAAAAGGAATTAGCTAGTATTTATGATATATATGGCAATGAAAAGCCAGAAGGTTCTGTAGAAAGAAGAATAGCTGATGAACTTACTGAACTAAATAATAAATTATCAAAAAATCTTAATAAGAACTATAATCAATAGAAATTCTAGGAATTAATTGAAGAAAAAAGAAATAGTCTAAGTAAGCATGAATTTAAAAAATGGATGGATCGTAATACTAGAGTTGTATATACTGAGGAGTTTTACGAACAATTAGCTAATTTAGATAGAGCTGACTATGGAGAAGTATATGCTGAATATAATAAGTAGAAGAGAGCTATCTTAAATATGTTCAGAGACAATCGTACTGGTGAAGTAAATCCTAAGTTAATGCCTAATTCTACTAAAAGATTACTAGATTAGTTAGAGGTTAAGATGAATAACATAAGAAAGTCATCTAAAAAAAAGAGATCAAAGACTGAATTTAGTAAGATAGCTAGAGTAGTAGCTACTGAAGCTTATAAGAGAGACGAAGCTGCCGCATTAGCTAAAGACCAAGAAGTTCCTGGTAGTTCAGAGGTATTCTATTTAACTAATACTTATAATACATCTACTGGTACTGCTCCCAAATCTTGGTATACAAAGATTGCTCCTAAAGATAGTAAATATATACAGGTTATTCCTTCTTCTAACTTATCTGAATTATCATCAGAGTCTCCATTTGTTAATAAGAATTATAAATAGGACAATGACGAATATTATCAGCCTAAGAGGTCGATATATGATAACAGTAAAGCGTATAATGAAGTAATGTCTAATAAAGCATTATCTGAACTTAGAAAAGCTTTAATAGATACAATGGAGGAATCTAACAGTAAATTAAATAATCTAGAGTATTTGAATAAGTATAGACTACCTCAAATATCTGGTAGCTTATATAAACATCTTAAAGCATCTGGATTTAATCCATTTGCTGCTATAGGTAATTATTTATTAGATGCTGCCACTGTAAAGAACGATGATGTTGGTATAAATAAGAAAGTTCTAACTTCTCCAGATGGTACTTCTTTAGCTCTTATTCCTCAATACTTTACTAAATAGTTAGATGATCCTGCTACTATATCAGCAGATATGGTAGGTTCTGTTATTCAATATTTTAAAATGGCAGAAAACTTCAAACAGAAGAATGAAGTAAAAGGTAAAGTAGAGAATATAAAATCATTCTTAGCATAGAGAAAGTATACTGGTACTAGTACAATAGGTTCTATTAAAAGAATATTTACTGGCAAACAAGAACCTAAGCTTGGAACTGATACTAATATATATAAGTTTGCAGAGTAGTTTATTAATATGAATTTGTATGACGTTAAGACTAATGCTTTATCTATATCTATTAAAGATAGATAGATAAGTATAACTAAGTTATTAAAGACTATTACTGGTTATGGTACATTACGAAATCTTGGTTTAAACTTTGCTTGTGCATTTACTGGTTTCTTTACTGCTGCTCACGCTCATCTTGTTAATTCTTTAACAGGTAGATACTATACTTTTGGCAATGCAGTAAGTGCGTTTAAAGATGTAGTATTTGATTTATTTAGACATGGCTTAAGCGTTGGTAGTAGAACGTATAAGAGTGAATAGATGGCTTATATGGACTACTTTGAAGTTGGTTCTACTATGGATAGCTTATTTATTAATACTAATAGACCTAAATTTATTAATGTTATTTAGAATCAGTGGGCTTTTGGATTATACTCAGTGTCTGATTATCTTATAAAGGGTTAGATATTAAATAGTGTAATGTACGATTATAAATATGTTGATGGATAGTTTATGCATCATGAAATGTTTTATAATAAATATGGTAGAACAGATGAGACTTAGTAGAGATGGAAGAAAGCTAAATCATTTAAAGCTTTAACTAAATTTAGTGCTGGCAAAATAGTTGCTATTTCTCCAGAGTATCAACAAGCAGTAGATAAAGCTAAATTTACTATTGGTAATGCTGCTAGATAGTTAGCTGGTTCTGCAGATGGTCAATTAAGTCCTTTACAGAAAGCTCAAATGAGTGCTAATGTATTTGGTGCAATGTGTATGATGCATAGACAATATATTCCTATTATTCTTCAATAGAGTTTTACTATGGATAGACAATGGGATTATCAAACTCAAAGAGAAGTAGAAGCTATACTTAAAACTCCATTTAGAGTATTTGCTCAAACTTGGAAAGACAAATCAGGAGCTGATCTTCTTACTACTGTTTTAAAATAGACTTTTCTTAATAAAGGTTTTTCAAGTGAGTTAGATAGAACTAACATTAAGAAGTTAAAGATAGAAGCAGCATTGTGTATGTGTTTATATCCTTTAATAAGAAATGTTCTGAAAGAGGAAGCAGATAAAGATAAGAGAAATATACTTCTTAATCTATTTGCTTATGTAATGGCTAGGACTGCTTTTGAAACTACTGCTCCGTATAACCTAGTAGATATATATAGCACTATTAAAACACCTACCCCGCTATACTCATTATTGGATAACGTTGGGTCTGTAATTTCTTATCCTTACGATTTAATATTATCAAATGTAAGAGGAGAAAAGAGTAAATAGGGTAAAACAATAACTAGAGGTGCTTATAGAGGTAAAACTCAATTAGAAAGAAATGTATGGAAAATAACTCCATTCAAAAATCTAATCGAATTAAATGATATTCCAAGTAAACGTAGATACTATGATACTTAGATTATTGGTGATTAAAAAATTAAAGGCAAGCTTTTCACAAAGCCTGCCTTTTTTGTGTAGAGTAATTCTTAAAATATAGTATCATAAAATGAACTATCTAAATAATCTTTCCAAAGTATTGCCATACTTAATATAAACTCTTTAGTACAAAATTGTGTACCATTAGTTTGCATTACGCTAAAATCAGCTTTTTGGTCATTAGTTTTTAACTTAAATCTATAGCAAACTATATTATCCTTTATTATATCATTGTAGAAAAACTCATTTTCTTGGATTCTTTTTACTATATAATACTTAGGATATGTTTTATATTGAAGTATTAAAAACTCTTTATCTATAGTAATATCTATAAATAAATCTGAAGTAAATACTATTGGATTTATTTTAAATAGGGTTGCATAATAACGCAACCCTTTGTTGTATTTATCAAAGTTCAACTTCTTCATTGCAAACTATGTTTTCATCTACTTCAAATACTTCTTCACATGAATCCATAGCTATTGCAATTAAAAAATCATTTAATGTCTTAGGTTCTAAGTTCTTCAATTCCATCATTTTCGTAATATTTACGAGTATGTTCCCAATTACCGGAATTGATATGATATGATATTTCTGTTAATGTTTTTGCAATAATATTTTTTCGATTGAGTAACTCCTCTTCGTTAAACATATTAAATACTCTAACTTCATTATTACCATTTGTTTGTACTGCAATAATATAGGCTTCTAAATCATAATCGTCAGGATTTAGATTTAGCTCTTCTATCATATACCAAGTAATAGCACAAAGGTAAAAAGCTATCTGTCTGTAGTAATCAAACGTTTCTACAGAATGAGCAAAATTATAGACATCACTCGTTGTCTTTAAGTCTATCAGAATGATTTTCTTATTAACATGGTCAAACATTACTCTATCCAATAAAGATTTACACTTTATTCCATAAAGTTCCCAATTAATATGAAATTCATTATAACAGGTATATGTAGTAGGAACATCGTACAGCAATCTATTAGCTGCAATATGATCCTCAATATTTTTCTTTATAGTTTCTAACATATGTAAATCTGCAAATGATATTACTTTCTTTGTACTTCCTATTTGCAGATATTTAATATAACTATTATATTTATCTACGATACCTCTAGCCTCAGTTATTTGCTGAGCTGCTCCCTTATTATTACTATAAGCAGATCTATAAGATCTTAGTAGAATAGATACTTCATTTTCTAAAGGATCAGTTAATTTTAGTTGAGAATATCTCTCACATAAATCTTTCTGTTGTTTTACTTTAGGTATTTCAAAATCTAATATTTCATAGTCTTTCCAGAATTCTTCTGGTTGAAGTATATATTCATGTATCATAGTACCTCTTTCTAATTGAGGTAATTCTAGTCCTTTTTCCTTACCATCTAGCATATCTCGTAAGTACTTAGGGCCTTTTTTTAGAAACCAACCAATAGCAGAATTTGATATTCTTGTATTATCTTCATAATATGGAATATCAATTTTCATCATTTTCTTCTTCTATTTCTAAGTTAGTATCCCAAGGAATTTCATCTTCAGCAGTTATATCTTCTAATTGCGTTTTATAAAATTCCTTTTGTATATTAAAGAATTCCTTTATTTCTTCTAAGGATAAAGGTTTTTCTCCTTTTAATTTATAGAAAGGTTCAATTAATAAAGATAGAGAATCTAAAAAACTTATCTTTTCTTGCTCTTTCATTATGTCTATTATTACGGGTTTAAAATTCTTTTTAACATTATAATTATCATCTAGTAATGAACAATTATAATACCCTACCTCTCGTAAATCTCTTCCATCATGCCAGTGTCCATATAGATGAGCTAACTTAGGTCTTGGAGCATTACTTAATAATCCATTTTTAAATGGATTATCATGAGTAAGTAATATATCTATATCTTGAGGTATTTTATTGTAATGGCTTATTATTTCTCCTGTTTGGTTTTCTTCTCCAGTATCAGGATCTATTTCTCCTGGCATTATACCTTTATCTTCAAATGCCCATCTTCCTTCTTGAAACATTATCGGATTGATATAGGGACAACCATAAAACTTTATACCTTCATACTCACATTGTTCGTTTATTAATATAACTAATTTATTATTAGTTCTTACTGATAAATCTTGTTTTAAATTACTATAATAACCATTATTATAAGCATCTTCTAAAAAGAAATCATGATTACCTGGAGTAATTATTACTTTCTTACAAGGTAATCTATTTACCCATTTAGTGAACCTAGTATACCACCAATGTCGCGATGCATCTATAGACCTTTGATCATTCAAACCAACTATATCTCCAGTAATACATAGTACATCACATTCAGGTATATCTCTAAATTGTCCATGTATATCGCTTAATCCACATATTTTCATAGTATAGTAAAGGCTAGCATTTCTGCTAGCCTATTTTTTAGTTTAAAAACGTATTAGCTACTAATTGTAACCATCCGTCTTCATTATTATATTCAGTATTATTACCGTCTTCATCATCTTCATCTTCATCCTCTTCAGATTCATATCCTTCAGGTTCCTCATTAACACTTAGTTCAGAATCTGAACTAATATTCATGTCTTTAAGAAGATGTTCGTTAGATAATCCAGGGAACATTAACTTTTCATCGATAAACGATAAAATATTATCAATAGATAATAAATTAAAGTTATTTACAATGAATGTATAGGTAGATTCTATTTCATCTTCAGCAATGCCCTTATCCTTAAGAATCTCTTTCAGGAATCGAGCATTATCATTTGCTTCAAAATGACGAGTATAACGTACACGAGAACAACGATCTTTAAGATATTCGTTAACTCGATCTTCGTTGTTACATGTAAATAATACTAATTTCTTAGCATTTGTCTGTACTCCGTCAAGCCAACCTAATAGGTCTTCTGTATCCCAATGTTTATCTACCTCATCGAAAATAACCGCTACGGGAGTAGTAAACTTACGGAAGAAATCATTAATCTGACTAGTAGGGAAATCTTCATCTACTACAATGACTGGCAAATTAGAATTTTTAGCAATTACTTTTGCCATAACTGTTTTACCAGTACCTTTAACACCACTAAGCATAACTCCAGTGGACAGCTTTGATGTCTTTTCAAAGTAAGTATTTACTCGTTTGATGAAAATATCATCATCTTTTGTAGTATATATTTTTTTTGGTAAATTTAAAGATCCATCTTCTTCAAAATATGAACCAACTCCATATCGTTCATACTTAAGATTATAAACTTTTCCATTAATTAAATCATAATCAAAGCCATTAGGCTTATTAAGGATCTTATTACCTGCTTTTATAAATTCTGACATAATCTGTTATTTTTTAGTTTTTAATTCATCGATCATAGAATCGACTTGCTTTTGGTTACGAACTAAGTATAACTTATAATTCGCTTTACTCTTCATAAGAGTATATTTAAAAATCTTCCAGCGTAATGGAAATGAGTCACCCATTAGTCCTTTACATTCAATTATGAAATTTTTACCAACAAAGTCAGGTAAGTAAGTCATAGCTCTTACCTTTTCTCCATTATATTCAAACTTAGGTATAAGTTCAAAATGTATTGCTTCATATTGTGCTGGAATATTAGCTTCTTTCAGCTTTTTATATGTATAGGTTTCGAGTTTACTACGAAATTTAATTCCATCATATTCATTTGGAGTTGCATTTCGTACTTTCTTCTAACCTTTTTTCTTTGTTGATCGTTTCATCTAACCACTTTTTAACTTTATCAAATCCATTTAATTTAACCGCATCAGATATATCTTTTGCATTAAACTTCTTATGGACAAACATTGCTTCTAAGCCATGTTTAAGGCTTAATTTACGACTATTTTTTACTCCAGCTATATCTCTATCAAATAGTATTATAATGCGCTTAAAACGCTTCTTAAGCTGTTCTAAGATATCTAATGGAATAAATGTACTTTCTGAAGAAGGCGATATTGCCGTATAACCCATTTCGTAAAGACACATTACATCTTTCATACTCTTAGTAATAAAGAGTATATCACCTTTTTTAGGTAATTGAGCATAACCTTGTATATCATACTCTGTAAGATTATTTCTCCATTTAGTATATTTATCTGCTAATGGTCTATATATTTTAAAGTTATTATATACTTTATAAGCATACATAGGATTTTCAGGTTTATAAATACCTTTAACTATACCATTACATAAATAATATTTAATACTATTAACGTTATATCTCTTTAATGTTTCCTTAGAAATATGAAACTGAGACCAGTAATTGATGTCTGTTTGAGTAAAGTTTTGCCTTACTACACCAATTACAGTCTCAGAAGAAGGTATGTATTGCTTAGAGCTATCGAGCTTAGTTGAAGTAGTAATATTTAACTTATTTACTATATCTTGTAGTATATCGTTATAATTTGTTAAACCTGTATATAATGATACAAATTTAACTATATTACCACATTCTCCTGTTCCATGATCTTTGAACAAAAGTTGTTTTGTACGCTTACTATAATATATTCCAAAAGAAGGATTCTTATCCTTACGGAATGGACTATTATAAATAGCGCCTACTTTAAATTGTCCAAGATAGTGAGTATATATATCATACTCTGTTACTTTAGATAATATATAATCTAAAGTAATATTAGTAGGGGTTTTAACCCTTCTTTTGTCATACATAATATATGATTTTTGTTGTGGAATGTGTGGGAATCGAACCCACTACATTAGTATCTTTCCTCTTTTAAAGAACATTCCGTATATCCTATAGGCTCTCACACTATAGGATAAAATTTGTTATTGTTTGTTAATATAATAAATTATTTTTTACAGCTCTATGTTTGCATAGATTAACTAAAATAAAGAAACCCTTGGTTCTATATTCAAGAGCGACTTGACCATCAACTCAGGCTCGAATTCTTATATAGTTAAGTAGAGAACAATAAAATTCTTTAAAGATATAAAGACTATAATTTTCTCCAAACTGTCAAGATAAATATGTATCATAGGACTCACACCTATTATTCATTACATCTCATCATTATACTTTAGGAATAGTATAATAGCTCTTTATGGCTTAACGTTTCTAATCTACCTTGAATAATTCTTCAATTTGTTTTAATTTTGCATCAGCAGATTCTTTAGATAGACACTGCCCATGATTAATTACTATATTTTCCTTTGTTTGCTCTATGTTAAGTGGTATGGCATGTCCCATTCCCCAGCCATTTTTGTAATGGCCTTTTTGATGAGCAAACATATAATAACGAAAAAACCAAGGACTAATACCATTTAATATTAGTCCTTTATTCATAGAATCTTCATGTTTCTTTAAACATACACGTACTTCATATATCACACCTGTTTCTTCTCTCCAGCTACCATAAGCATCTCTAGTAGAATCACAGGCATATATTGCAACCCTGTATCCCATGTTTTCAAGCATGTCTACAATTTGTATAGCAGTATAAGCTTTATTAAGCATTTCCTTATAGCCTATATTGCAATTTTCAGATATTACTACATATACGTTTATAAGACGTCCACTTCCTATTCCATGAGTTTTTACTCGTTTTCTCATTGCTGGGAAACCTTCAAGTAATCTATCATAGTTCATGTCATCTCCATCAAACTCGTCATAAGCATAGCTACGCTTAGAACCTCCTAAATCGACATTTAATTCTATCTCTTTAAGACTATCTAAACCTTTAAGATAGCAATACTTGCTCTTTTGTATATCATCTATAGATAACCCTCTAAAATCTTTTTCTTCAGTTTTTAAATGAGTATTAAGATCATTAGAATTTCCTTCTGGAGTAGGAGTAATTGCATCATTATAAAAATCTGTAATGCTATCATAATTATATAATAATTCTTTCATAACTAAACAGACTTTTTTATAGGTGTTGCATTATCAGACTCTAGCCATTGTTCTAATGTCTTTCTCTCATTTTCAGACCAATTTATAATTAGTCTTTGTTTCCAATCTATAAAATGATTATACTTAAGAGTATGACCAGCTTGAACCATACGAGTAGATATTACTTTACGTAAGTTCGTTTCTTTAGCAAATCTACGTAAAGTATTTATATAATCTACTACTTCAGAATCATACTGACTTTCATATTTAGCAGAATACGTAACTTCTACAATACCGCCAATGAAACGGTCTATAGTCGACGCATCTAATTGGTTATTTGCCACGTATTGACGATCACATCCAAACCCAAATGTATTACTTGTGGCAATAATAATACAGTTTGGATGTCGATGAACTAAGCCCGTAGTAGTCTCAATTTCATCATTTGCTAACGCTGCATTAAGAATTTGCGCAACTGCTGGATCTAATGCCGTTATCTCGTCAATCAATATAATAGATGGTTTCGCGTAATACTCTCCAAAACGAGTAGATTCACGCGTCGGATACTTATAACCAATAAACTCAGTAGCCGATGTCCCTATACCACAGCTAATACATAGATATGGAATTTCCATCTCTTCTGCTATATTTCTAGCCATAGTACTCTTACCGCAACCAGCAGGACCAACCATCCATATATTCTTTATGCCAGCTTTGACAGTTCTACGTAACTTCTCTTCTGGCTCTAGGTTAGTAAAATTGAATCCTAAACTTTTACTTTCCTCTAGATACTTTAGTCTTTCTGCTTCTTTTAGGTCTCTTTCATAAGTATCTAATAAATTATTTATTTCCTGTTCTTTAAGTTTCTTATTTAAACTATTAATAATTTTGATACCTGTAAGAGAGGTTTTATATTCATTACCAAGATAGTCGACGAAAGTAAATTTACCATAGGAATCTTTAAGCATATAAAGATCCTTTCGCTGATTCAATCTTTTTTTCTTACCATTTTCTTTAATCGTAGTAGAAATGGCAGCATAGATTACATCCCCTTCTTTAAGCTCGTCACGCTTTTTATCTACATTGATATTTTCAATCGTATAGTTAGGATCTACTGTATCTATATCTTTATTAAAGAAATGTTTGTTTATGAATTTTGATAAACGCATTTTAAATTGATTTTTAATTAGACATAAAACAAACGAGAGTGCTTTCGTTATACTACTCACACTCTCGTATCGCTATATTAGCCTAGCGTAGGCATTTAATTTAAACCTTATTTATTAAAATGGCAAATCGTTCAAATTACCTGTATTAAATGAAGTTGTTTCATTCTTAATTACACTATCAAGTGTATCTACAGGAGTTTCTACATCTGCTACAATAGGTTTTTCAAAGTTGTCAATACCTAATTTGACAATTGCAGAAGTCATACCTTCAGGCAATACCATAGGCTCGATAAACGTATATTTTGCGTATGAAGGTAAAGTAGTATATCCTTTATTGTTATATACAATCTTTACTCTTACGAGTTTAGACTTATCTGCATTATTCAAATAGTTAACTACCTCCGTAGCAAATTCTTCAAATGTAGAACCATTGAAAATCAATTGTTCATCTTTATAAAAACAAAGCAAAATTTGCATCATACGAGAGAATTGAGTATCTTCTTTCTTCTGTAATGCTGCTTCGTCCATACCCTCAAACTTAGTAGGTTTCCACTCTGTCTGAGTTAAAGTTGCTCCATCTTTTTCAAAGACAATCTCAAGAAACTTATTACCTGTAGGAGATTCTGCTAAACGTGCACTCTTTAATTGTACATTCTCATGAATACCTGCAGGAATAAATCTAACGTCATTCTTTGTTATCTGTTGTGCTCTTTCTTTACTATACATATCTTAATCTTTTTATTCTGGTAAATAAATTCTTTCCCAATGAGTAGTAATCTCATTGTTTTCATTACTTTCTGCAATTACTATGTTTTTTCCTCTTAAATGAGGGGCTCTTGCTTCACGTACTGAGTTATCTCCACCTTCAAATGAAATATGAGTTTCATTCTTTTTTCGATAGACATAACCTACAGCATCTGCTTCACCGCAAACAATATCACCTAGTCTTCCAACTAAATCTATTGCCATTTCTGTAAGCTCTTCACCATCCTTATTAATCATCTTATCTTTAGTATGACCAATAAGAATAAAGTTATCACATAACTCTTTAAACATAAAAATTACTTTCTTTACTGCTTCTCGAAGATATAAATATCCAGATCCGTTAGGGAGCTGTCTTACATCATCTCCTTTAAAGGTTTTCCCCATAGGAGTTTGCCTATAAAGTGTAGCAGCATATGGTAAGCATATCTCTTCTAAGCGTGTTGCATTATCAATTGCAATATACTTATAAGGTTTCTTACCTGTTTCAGTAATCTTTTGACGTATTAAGTTAGCGATTTCTCCTAAATCACTTACACTTCTTGCTTGAATAGAAAGAGCTTCAAGAAATTCTGAACCTCCTTCTAAGTCTATTATAAGACATCCTTCAAGCATAGAAAGTAATGTTGTTTTACCAGCTTTAGGTTTTCCAAAAAGTATTAAAAATCTAGGATTTTGTACTTTTGGCGTATTTTTTTCAGTTGGTAGTATTAACATATTAAATAGGTTATACTACTTTACTCGATATGATAGTTTATGATATATTATATTAAAATTTGTATTATGTAAAGTAAAAGTTATTAGATATTAAGTTCTGCATTAATTTCAGTATTATTAATCATAATAATAATGTTATTAATGATAGTCTTTTCTTCATCATTGATTGTATTAAAATAACTAAGATCGTATTTCGGAATTAGTTTATAACCAACCTGGATGAAATTTCCATACTCCTTAACAGGAGTTCCATCTGCTAATCGAAAATCGTACAGAGGTTTATAATTACGTTTTGCCTTTGCATAATCGTCCAAACGTTTCATTGCAAGAGCAAACTGTGTTGCTAAATTATAATTTTCTACTTTTTCAGCAGGATAATATGGTGTAGCATACGGGCAATATTTGCAATCCATATACTTAGCAACGTCACACTTTGAAAATAAATCAGCACCGAAACGTATCTTGTTGTTTGGGCCAATGTACTGATAACTAAACGGAGTTTCCTTAGTATCAATACCGTCAATAACTAATTCTGGATAACTAGTAAGCAAACGCTTCAAAAGATAATTCTTATATTCACCAGTCGGATCACATTTTGCATTCGGAGTAGTTATTGTAAAAGTCTTTTTCATAATTTCAGCCTATTTTTATTGTTAAATACTACATTTTGCTGCATAGTAGTATTTCCTTCAGTTTCTATCAGATTACCATACTTAAGTTCATTGTCAAACTCTAATATACAAGGTTCTCCAGCATCTCTTACTTTAAGAAAATGTAGATATACCTTATTCTTCACAGGTAAGCGATTGACTCCATAACTTTGAATATTAAGTAATTCTGGACGTGATAATGCTATCACATAGTCACTTGCTTGGAATATAGCATCTGATGCAGCTAAATCACTACGCAACGGAAAATGCATAGATGGGTTATTTATACGATCAGGTAATTCAATATTTCGATTCATCTGTGAAATCTGTATAATACTCGTATTAGATAATTTCTTTTTACGAATAAACATTTTCTGTAAATCTACTATTGTTCCACGTTCCGTATCTCCTTCAACTAATAAAGCATGGTCTAGGATAACAATTAGCCATTTGTCTTTAGCTATTGTTTCATGGAAATAATCTATAGTTTTTTCGATATTTTCAACAGTACTAGGAGTATCTATATAATATATCTGATACTTCTTAATACGTTCTGCTTCTTCTTTTACTTTAGTAAATGTAGCATCATCTATACTGTCTTCTGCACTATATAATTCCGAGGTAGTGCGTCTTAATCGATTACTCAGTTTTCGACCTATTTGTCTATAACTAAGCATCTCAAACGAAAAATCTAAAATTACAATTTCTTGATCTGTATTAAGATCAATTAAATCAGTTTCAAGTGTATTTGCAAATGCTGATTTACCAGATCCAGAACCTCCTGCAATCGTTAAAATCATATTTGGTTCTAATCCTCCACAACAAACTCTATTGAACTTTTTCCATCTTGTCTTAAGAGGAATAATAGTTCTATCTTTTCTTGCTTGAATATAGCTAACAGATTCATTAGTTACTTCAGCAATAGTCTTATATGGTAGTGTTTTAAATAACTGTTGTTCCATATAATTCTGCGTTTTGTTGTTCGTTCATTTGCTCTTCGTAACATTCCCACTCATGTTGAGTAAGCCATTTCCACATAGTTTTCATATAACCTATCTTACCTGTCTGCAACTTATCATCTATTTCATATCTTAAACAAGATATAATATGTTCATGCATAGCTTTAGACTTACCGATAATACGATTATATTCTTTTCTACATTTATTTACATTAGATCTAAGAAAACCTTTAGTTCCATCAGGTCTTGTTACGTAAATAGGAAATACTTCATAGAATTCATCAAACATACTTTGTTCATCTTTTTTAATGAAACTAAGTAGTTCTTCTGAAGGACTATAAATTTTATTATCGTCAGAAATAGTAACTACGATAATGTTACGTTGAACTAAGTCTTGTATTTCTTCTTCATTAACTCGGCTGAGAAGTTCATGAATGTCTTGATTATTTATTTGATTATCATTCAATACAAGGCTAATAAATACTAATTGATTAATTGATATACTAAATTTGTTTAATAGAGATGTATCTAATTCTAGTATCATAAGCATTAAAGTTTATGACAATTATAAGAATTTGATACAATATGTTAGATTCTGTTAAAACAGTTCTAATTGTCTTGGTTGTAATTCTTCAATTATCTTAAGAGCTTCTCTAAGATAATATCTATAATTAATTTTGCGCTCTTCTATTGGTTTATCGTCAAATTTATTTAAAAGAGTAACGCCAGACGAAGATAGCATATTTTGATATGCTTGTACTCCATTGTTATCTTTCCATTTCCACAAATATCCACCATTAGTGGATGCATAGAAACGATTAGTTCTCTGTTGCTCTTTGTTCATATATTCAACATGCCATTGTTTACCAGTTTTCTCAGACATTAAGAATTTCTTAATATCTTTACATTCTTTAATAGTTTGTTCAACTGGTGTACCATCTACAAAGTACTTTATTATAGCTTCAGGTATTATCTTTGCAGATAATCCTTTACCTAATAATACTTTAGTAATGAACATTCCTTTTGTTTTTATGAAATCCTCTTGTATTTCTTCAATACAAGTATAAGGTTTCTTTGTAGATTTTCTTATTATTGTTTCTCCTGATAAAAATCTTTTCTTCATATCAGGATATAGTGTAGTTACTGCTATATAATCATTAATAGCGTATTGGTACATAGCTTCAAAACGCTCTTCTTCAAGAGTAAGTTTAGTAAGTTGTTCCCAATTTCTACAAATAGTGTTAACCTGTTGATAGTTATCTTTCTTAAGTAATACAAATAAACCATCTGTATTAGCTTGGATGATTCGGCATCCTGCTTGTGTTAACTTTTCAGCTAACATAAGTAATAATAACTGTCCATTAATTCTAATTTTCATTACAGCTTCGGGACTATAACAAAAATTATGTTCATTTTGTAGATTTCCTGATAAACCATTTAGAGCTAACTTTAATGTCTCATTCTTTACCTTATCTCCATTATGTTTTGCTTCTATTCTCTCATTTTTAATTTGAGAATATACTTCTAGAAATTCAGGTCCTAAATGTTTAGGATAGAATCCATATTCAATTAACATACTTGGGTATAGAGATGCGACATCGATGTCTATAAGCATTTCATCTTCTTTAGGAATAATTATTTCAGGATCATTCTTAGAATGAATTCCTCCTACTCCTACAGTATAACGTAAGCCTGCAAATACAAAGTTATTTTCATATCCTTTTCTACCTGGAGATACTATCTGATCTTTCATATCTTCTAGTACTCTATTTAGAATAGGACTATCATACTTAATAAATGGTAATATTACATCCTTTAAAGGAATATAATCCATTGGAGATCTTAAACCTTCTATATCCCACCAGGTTAAACCCGTTTTTTCAAGATACTTCTGAGTTAAAATCTTCATTCCAATATTTACACCATCTTTGCTAAGTACTCTTACTCCATATTCATCTTCAATAGCTATACGTAAATCAACTGCATCCTTACATCTATTTAATAATTCTGAAGTAGATTCAATATCATTAATATTGTAATCTATCATAGAGTCAAAATCTTCTAAAGGAAGAGGTTTAGTCCAATCACATACAAATTCCTGTACATTAGGATATTGCATTGTTACTTGAATTTCCTTTAAACCTACTCTAAGTTTATTAGAATATAACATAGTAAGAATATCAAAAGTATCAAACCATATCTGATACTTCCAACGCTTCCATGTATCTATATTATCTTCCTTAGAAGTAGTAATAGTCTTACTTAAGTTAAATATAGAACTACAAATAGTAAATACATTATGGTTCATTAAAGTATCCTCATATTCAATTATATAATTGATTATTGGATTATCATAATGTAAATTGTTATAACCACAGAATATAATATTAGATTCTATTTGTCTAGTTGTAGTATAATATTCTCCCCAAGTAATGTACTTATCTACTTGTTTAAAGAATTTAACTAATTCTCTTAGTTGATTTTTTCTCTCTGATATTTCAAATTTATAAATAGTATTTGTTTCTGTATCTTTTACAGAACAATGAAATATATTTTGAAATACTTCGATATCGAATACAAATACCGCTTTTCCACGTATTTGCATATCATTAAAGTTTAGTTAGTGATCCTATTGCGACTCGAACGCAAAACCTACAGATTAGAAGTCTGTTGCTCTATCCAATTGAGCTATAGGACCGAAGACGCTATTCAGCGTCTAATTTTTGTAATTCTTCTAAAAAAATGGGCATTCTGCTATCTTCATAAAAACAATCACATGGTGTTCCAGATAATTTATCTGTTGATTTAGGGAACAAATCATAAGAAGCACAAAATAAAGCTTGTCCTTCTCTAATTTCAGTGTTCTTTTTAATATACGTATCAGCTTTCTTTTTGATATGTATAACATCTAATTTATCAATCTTTCTCATTATGCTGCACTTTTAGTAATTTCTTTATTTTTAAAGATACAATAACGATAATTTGTTGGAACACCTGTTCCTTTTAGTTTATATCGAGACTTTTCCCAAATTTCGATACCACAATAATCTCGCATAGTTTTACTAAATATATTATTTAGTTCTTCTCCGTCTTTACGAAGTTCTTCTAATGTTTTACGAGATGGATTTATGCTAAAATCATATGGCAAACCTTTACTATTTTTTCTCTGTATAATAAGCAAATTAGGATATTCACCTTTAACTCTCTGCTTACTTACTAAAGTACGTACTTTTTTATTGAACATGATATTATTAATTTTATCTTCATGTGCTGCTTTTTCTGCTTGCTTCTTAAAGATGTTGTTTATCTTTCCATATAGATTAGATACTAACTTATCATGTTTATCACTATATTTAGCATTATTGAATCTTTCCTCTTTTTGTTCCTTTGTGAGAGCAAAACTTTTTGCTGGTAAAGATTCAAACGTTAAATCATTCAATCTAGGATGACGATATGTTGTACGAGTACGTAAATTTCCTTTACTATCTTTATAAGTGGTCGTAATTGCAATCTTCATTGCTCTATTAACTTCTTTAGAAGATTCACCATTTTTTGTCCAGTAATTGATATACTTATTATTTTTCTGTTGATCAGTCTTATTCATAATGTTATTATTTTTAAAGATTAAAAATTAAGGGATAGATGCCTCCGACACACCTCACATTCGACGTATTACCGCCAATTGTTACTTATCTATCCCTTTAAGATTACTTTTATTATTTTTTTTTAAATTTTTAAAAAATATGATTTTCTTATGCTGCTAAGAATAAAGGAATTTCTTCCTCATTCAAATCAGTATTGTCATTAAATTCTGCGATTTTCTTTCGTAATTCATTTAATGGTAACGAACATTCATTCTTCTTAGCACGTAAATAGTTATACGTAAGTTCTTCATTTACTGCCAGACCTTTCTTTCCTCGTTTAGCTTTAAGTACAGGATTAATTGTATGATGCTTCATCATTTCATCTAACTTAACCATATACTCATTTAAAGCAGATAGCTTATAGATATTAATAATATTTGCATTACTGGATAAATCCTTTAACTTAATACCCATATTTGCACACTGAATACGTAATTTAACAATTACTAATTCATCATATGTTGCTCTAATATGAATTAATAGAGATTTTAGGTCATAATTGCGTGTTAAACCTTTCTTAAGTACATTCTCTGTTGCTATAATTTTCCAATAACGAGAAATTTCATTAGTTAATTTATCACGCTTATCGATTAACATGTTCGGCTTAATAGTTCTTGTAATTGATTTCATATATAGTTGATATTATTTAGTTAATACTTGATTTAAATATCGTATATTAGAAATCGCTTACCTGTGTAGCCAAGGAGGGAATCGAACCCTCAAGACCATTTCTGATCATCGGATTTTAAGTCCGACGCGTTTACCAATTTCGCCACAAGGCCATAAAACCAAGATGCCCGACCCATCGTCTTGGGCTCTACGGTTTTATATATAAATGTTTAATGTTTTCATTCTCTATATAACTATAGTAAGTAGATATTTACATCTAATCTACTAACTTAGTTATACTTTGTACTACTTTATTAAACAAATCTATTCAATCCAAAGTATGAATAAGCGTCCATCTGCTAATACTTATTCATGAATAATTAATCTTCTTCTAGACGTACTCCAATTGGAATTTGTCCTCCTCCAAGATCAAGATATGCAATACCTTCACCCCGGAAACGTTTTTTTCGACCACAATCATTTTTTTGCTGTTGCTGTGGGTTCTCATCTATCAGCTGTAGGATACTCAATTTGTAGTCGCCTTCTGTTACACCTAGAAAAGCATACATAACAAATCGATCAATAACAAAATCATACTGCTGCTTATTAATAGCGTTAGTAATGATTTCTTCTGTCAGAATTCGTGGTAAATTACTATCTTTTGGTAAATACCGTGAAAATGCATTAAGCATTTTAAAACACAAATCTGTAAAGGACAGAGTTGTGTAATCTCGAAAAATTTGATTCCACCAATGTTTTGGTGTTCTACCAAATGTTACCGACCCATCGTCATTGATAACAATTGATTCTGGAATCTCATTATTCAAAAGAACAATGCTACTAATACGATTATCTTTTAATAAAAGCTTTAGTAAGTCTTCCCGAGATTTGGAGATTAGTCTTACTTTTGACATAGCTCAAATTATTTCGTAATAGGAGTGCCAAGTTCAGTATAATACTTATCACACTCCGTTAAATGAATGTCATTAAGATCGCTTAACAATTTAGCCTGATTAAGCATATCTTCTGCAATAGCCTCAGCTTTTGCTTTCTCTAGAGCATTCAACTTATTAACCTGCTCAGTAAGAGAGATCAAATCGTCGAACAAAATCGGTTCCCGTCCAAGAGAAGAATTCTTCTCATTGTTTTCTACCGCTTCCGTGATAGTTTCCATAGTAACTTCACGGAACTTAGCAGGTCCAATCTTAAACTGCAGAGTTGGATTGTTGTTCAACTCTACTACAAGAGTAGTCTTATCAGGAAGTGGAACTAACCGTACACCGAAGATATTAGTACCTTCAATGATGTACTTCATGATTGGTTTCATCGTCAAAGTTGGATCACCATCCCGTTTACGATCATTAAACATAAGATCTGCTGGCTCCCGCCGTACAACGAAAATCTTTTTACCAATTAAGTTCCAAGACTCAAGAGTAGCTCTGTTTTTACCGATCAATTCAGGATTGATCACTGCGTTCATTTCATTCATATTTATTTCTCCTTTTTGATTTTAAGATTGATTTCTTTAGCGAGAAATTAATCATGTTAATATTAAATGTTTTAAACTACATAATTATTGTGTTACTCTTTTTTATACACTTTGCTCTGTCTCTTAGAGCCGCTTTATAAAAGCTATGAAAGAAAGTGGTTAACTCAATAACTTGAGTAACACACGATTTTGGTAGTTTTTGATAATATTTTTTTGCAATTATACGATAAAAGTGTTCAAATACGATCCTATATATTACTAGGTTATAAACTTTCGCATATTAGCGTTTGTATATAACAAATATCTACTTGACTGTAGCTTATTTTCCTTCATATATTTATCACCATTTGTACTAAAAAACTAAATGTGTGCTAATATCTGTTAATATTTGCAATTTTTTTGGGTTTCGAGATTGTACTTAAGGGGACTCGTAACACCTACCTTTTCCCTGCCGTACTCTACAACGCGATTTGATGCAAAGATGTAGAGAGCTCCATCATCAATAGTACGATACTATCTACGGGCATATAAGCTATTACAACATTCTTATCTTAAATAGACTTGGCGAATGAGGGTCGTTTCTGTTGAGAAACGTTACTAAAACTACTGATTTACAAAAGCTGCTGATGTTTCGCAGCACCCACTTTTGGACATTTCACTTCTGACATTGCGATAAATCTCAGGTTACTATTTTCTACTCATGGTATTTCCAACCATTCAACAACGTTTTAGTACACTCTAATGAGAAGCATACCAGCCGTCTCAGCGATCTCCTTAGCTAATATGTTGCGCATATTAGTTTACGGAATTTCATGTAGCAAGTTACTTCAATAGCGGGGTGGCTCATACTTTGTCAAGGTACTACCATTGAACTTCCCTATTGTTTTAAAAAATTAAACATGTTTACACTCTCCTTATTTGTTTTAGCTGTTCGTTTCAGCGTAGGCACTCATTGATTAGACTTACTAAAGTATATAACATCTTATATAACATTAACTAATCAAGGCAATACGTAGATTACTTCCATTCTACTTCGTGTCGGCCCCTTAAGACGCATCGTAAGATCCTGCTCTATGCTGGAGTGCATAGCTCTTACCTAATTATTTCTAGCGAATCTTGGTTAAAGATACCTTACTTACTTTGCCTGAGTTTTATGGGTGGTCTCAGTTCCACCTTCCTTTGTTTCCCATGAATATACTTATATTGATCATATATCCAACTACTAATAGTCTTTTCGCGGACTTCAAGCGCTAGTTAGTTTATTACTCGGTGCAAAGCACACTAAGCTTTATAGTGACATTACTAACAAGTCACTTTATAATATAATAACCTAAACTTCATTATGCTTATTTCTAAACACTATAGTAATTGCAACTATATTATGAAATCTCTTAAGCTGTAAGACACGCAATTTACTTTCCATAGGGATTTCTCCCAAACAGCTAACTCTAACGTTCACTGTATTGCGTAAGGGTTTTGCACCCAATCCGGTTAATCTGTCATATAACTCTCATACAAAAAGATATTATACGGATCATAGCCACTCAGCCATGTCTTAATTAATTTCTGCTCATTATTATATTATCCTCCTCCTTCATATATATCATATCCAAGTACTAATCTTGCTATCGATTTTCCCGATTCCCAATTGAATTTTACACTTCTATACAACAGAAGATCTTTAGATATAATATAGAACACTAAGGCAATATTCTTTAGGCTCGTACACACTTAAGTAGTGGGCCAAGGGGGTTTTGGAGACACCCTAGAATGCTAGTCGATTCTCAGTTAAGATGACAACGTATAAACAGCACGTGTTCACATTCCTTCGTGATTTCACCAGTGATATTGGTCAACGAATGTGTATAGAGGTAAACGATACCCCTTGCTTTGTTTAGATGCGATAGCTGCTCCTTCCACATCTGCGTCTTTTAGCCACCAGTACGGTTCTCGCTCATGGGTTATGCACGCTCTCCCATTTTCCTGTTGCTTCTTCAGTTATAGAGTAATTTTATAACACAACAAGTTATCATACTATAGCATAAGTAAATAGTGTTAGCTTTTACTTAATACATTTCAGTATCCTGTATTACTCACATTACACGGCTTAGTTAGGCTCAAATAATGAATATTTATACTTATAGCTCTTGTATACCGCTTGTATAGTTCTAGTAGCGGTCTGCGTTTCTCTTCGGCAGTTACCAATTCTTCACTGGTAGTTCTTTATTAATCGGTTTTAGGCGATTAAAAAATTTGCTTCTATAGGCAATATCTTCAGGCAGATATACTACCTTTTCTACTATCTTGGTTATATACTCTGGGCGTGTCTCAACGTCCGTTTTAATTGTCACAGTAGTATTATCAACGTCTCCATTAAATAATACAGTCTTTTCCTGCAAGTCAATGTTGATAGATTTCTCTTCATTCAAGCCTAGTACGTCTACTGGCATTTTAGGTACGTCTACCCAACGAATTCGAGTTTCTTCAGCATTTGCAGTTTGAGACGGAGAATTAGGATCAAATCCTATAAATCCTCCTAGGCACACCATTACTAGTGTGACTAATATATTAAAACGCTTCATATTGATTACTTTTTAGCTTCAGCGTATGCTGACTTGTCCACATATGAAGACAAACGCATAATAGGCTTAGCATAATACTGAACAAGTTCTTTTAACTTGTCTTTTAGAATATTTTCAGAATCTCCATATGCTGCTATAAGCGTTTTACGGATAGAATTTGGATGAACAATCATATCAAGCTGACTGTCTGGAACCTTTACAGCAACGTCTTCAATATTACCCTTCAGGATAGCATCGATTACATTTCCTGCATTTGCTGCTAAAATCTGACGATTTACTACAGTAAGTTCTCCGTCATAAGTTGGCTTTCCATGAGACGAACCGCCCTTCTCGTTCCAATCATCAACTTTCTTCTTAGAAGCAGCAGACATGAGTACTGCAGTCAATTCTGCAACTTCTTGTTCACTCAATGTAGGACACCAAGCTTTCAATAATGCATGAGCTCCAAGAATACTATGCTCGGCTCCCATCTTTCCGTTAACCATACCACGTAGGCAGTTAATCATGGTAGCTTCAGTACCCTTGTGAAGGATATTTGCAAAGATAACAGACTTCTTCTCTTCAGCAGCAAATGAGAATGCTTTACGTGCCCATTCAATACCACTCAAGAGATTACCTCCAATTCCACCTTTATTAGTTTGAGCGAAAATCGTACGTAATGCTTCTAACTTCTCTTTCTCAGGAAGTTCAGGACTTGGTTCTGGTATAGGCTTTTCCTTAGCTTTATTGTCCTGTGCAGCGGTCTTACGAGTTTCAGTTGGAATTTCTTCAAATTGAAGTAATAACTGACCATCATCTTGGGCAGTAGTCTTTACTTTAACTCCAAGATAATTCGTAAGAACGTTTTCTGCTTGTTCACGCATATGCGGTTTAATGCGTACTCCTAGATTCTCAAAGTCTTCCTCTAGCTGAGTAAAATACTGAAGCAAAGCAACTCCAGTCATTACATCGAATTGCTTTTTGGCAGTCTGTCGAACACTACTAGGAGTATCCGGATTATTTACATACTCTTGATATACCATCTTTGCAAGGTCAATTGCATGATTCTTGTCAATACGGTCTGTAGAACCTCCAGCTGAAGAAAGTGCAGCACCTAAAGATGTCACTTTTGGTGCATTTACTACTGGAGTAGTATGCTTAGGTTCTTCAGTACTAGTCTCTTCAACTACTTCTGGATCGATTACCTCTCCATTTGGGCTAGTAATCTCTTCCTTCTTCTCTTCTACAGGAGCAGGAGTAGGTTCTTCAACTTTGGTTTCTTCAACCTTAGTTTCCTCTGCTTTCGGCGCTTCAACCGCAGCTTCTGCTGCTTGAGTCTTTACTTTTTCCTCTACAGTCTTAGTTTGTTTCTTTGCAGTTTTAATTGCATTTTTATTACTTTTTGCCATTTTGATAATGATGCGCTCCTTACGCGTAAATTAGATTAAATACTTGTAGATATATATAAATAATATTGAGAGTAATATACTCTCATGAATCATCTATATAACTACTTTTCACTCTCTGCTTTGTAGGTATTCCTTCTGCTTCAATTTCTACACTGTCACGCTCTACTATTTCCTTACTTGCACAATCTGGAATAGCAACAGTATCCTCCAATACAAAAGGAGAAATACTACTGTGCATGGGAGTAGATTCTGTAGAAACCACTGCAGTTTTCTCAGAAGTAATATCATCATTAGTAATATCTACTAACTCCTTTACTCCTGCACCTACAAGTAAGCTTATCAGCATGATGGCCATCAATTTGCCGAAAGCTTTGGCATCCTTCATTACTATAGAAGCAATGAATCCAATTACTACTGCAAGACACAGTAGACCAAATGAATTTGCCATAATTTGTAAGTATTGGTTAATATTTGTTAAACATCTCTCTCAGTCTTTGTCTTGCTTTATTCAAACACGTCTTTACAGTCGCTTCTGGAATAGCAAGCTCTTCTGAAATTTGTTGGTAGGATTTTCCATCCAACCGAGCATAAATTAAATCTCTATATTTTTTCTTAAGACGAGGAATACAATCCATAACAATATTTATATTCTGTTGAAATATAAGATTATCTTCTGGACTATGTTCTAATCCACTTAATTGAATTGTAGAGTCTTCTTCATCAATATAGTTATTTAATTGCTCTTTTTTGTTCCTTCTTATATAATCTATTGCAGTATTAACTGTAATAGTTTTTAACCACATCTCGAATGATAAGTGATGTGTATAAGATTTAAGCTTTAAATATACTTTAGTAAATACTTGGGATGTTATATCATCTGCTGCATCTGCGTTGTTTACCACTTTAAAAGCAGTATACCAAACAGTCTTTTTGTAAGTATTATAGAGTGTACTAAAAGCTCTCTCGGAACCGTCTCTAGCTTGCTCTACAAGAAGCTTTTCTTCTTCTTTCATAGTTCGCTAGATTTTAGTGGACTAAAGCCAACCCAATGACTTTAATCCTTATTTATTATTGTGGTAAGCGCATAGCCTCAGTTAGAGGCAAATTACCCTCAGTAGGAATATAGATTACTGTTTTATCATTAAGATTTCCTTGTTGTCTTACCCAAAGATATTGTATGTATTCTTTAGTTAAACTTCCATTTTCAATCTTAATTGCTTCTGCTGCTCCTTTAGCTCTTTCTACTTCTGCTTGTGCATTTAGTTTTTCAGCTTCAAGGTTAGCTTTAGCTTCTTCTATTTTAATCCTACGATTTTGTTCGGCTTTAGCAAATTCTGCTTTACCGGACATTTCTTGTTGCCATACTTGATATTTTGGCCAACCGAACATAAAACCTAGTGTTAATATTAATATTATTAATACTAATAATACTATACCCCAAATAGAGGTATTATTACTTTTATTTTCTTCCCATTGCATAATTTTGATAATTTAAAATGGTAATACATACTCTAGATACCATCTGTGTAGTATCTTTTTTCTTTCCCAGTAAAGTTCTTTTATCCAATTAGCCCAGAGAATTCTATCATCTGAACTAAGACATTTGAGATTCATAATCATACTATTTGCTATTCTTAACTGAACTAACTCAGTTTTAGTTTGTTGCATTTCTGCATGGCTGACAGCAAATATCATAACTTTGTCTTGGATTCTTTGTGCTATTGTATTAAGCATAGGATATTCTATTCTTTTATATATACTATCAGGTAATCCACTAAAGATTGCACCATCGCTAGATTCATCTTTTAGAAAGTTATAATACTGATTACCTATTTTAGTTCTTCCAGTACAATATTCCTTTTCGTTAAGTTTAAATGGAGTAACTGCGTCTTTAGTAGTTAAAGATATGATTGTACCAGGATAGAAAGAATATTCTTTCTTAATATTTTTTTGTAAATACTCAAATGCTTTCATAATACTTTACATAATACCACGTAAACGAAGTCTTGTTTGAATTTGTTGAATGATAAGATCAGCTTGAGATATGCTAAATCCTGCACTAATAATCATTACTTGAGCTTTGACATTGTACTGTTCTGGATACATTTTAGTGAAGCTAATATATTTATTAACCCATTCATCAAATTGCTCATTTGTAAACTCAATAGACTTTTTCTCAGTAGTCTTTAATCCGTTTTCATTCTTAATAGAACTACTTACAGATGGAAGATCAAAGATATAGTTCTTTGGATTACATACTATATCCTGCAATTCAGGATCATCTTCTTTTAAGACAGTAACTGTACCATCTTTCTCCATATCGTTCAATAGAACGCCACTAATTACTCGTAAATAAGGATATTCACCAGCAACTCTTACTAAAACACTTGTGTTCTTTCCATTGGCTATATACAAGCCAGCTCTTTTAAGTTCTAACATTTATACCTCCTTTTTAAAGAATTTATCTGCAACAATTTTAGCATCAGATAATGATAAATTATACTGATCTTTTACTCTTGAAAGAAAATCCATTTTAGATGTAGACTTTTCTGCAAGTTTTTCGATTTCTTGTTTTACTCCTGGATCATTAAACTTAACCCAAGGAATGATTTCAATTTTATTCATCGTATTTGCTCTTTATATGTTTCTATTTCTAATTCAATTTTCTTCCAAAAATAATATCCTTCTGGAGTATTTATAGCATCAATGCAATCTAGAATTCCTCGACTGAATTTAAATCGAATTCTTTCAACTGCTTTTCTATGATACTTGTTATTTCTCCAGTAAGTTGGTACGCAAAATTCATACATATAATCTATGAACTTTGTTAGAACTTTGTTCTTTCTAAGAACATAATCCCACTCAGGTGGAATTAAATCATTGATTGCTTTCTTTACACTCATACTTTACATCTGTTTGAGGTCCATAAAAAGAATGTTCATAATTTGTATCTTTTATCTCTAATATAGCATATTTAGCAGCGTTTCTAGTCATGTTTATAGCTTGTTTTATAGAATAATTTCTAGTCCAAGACTCTATACGATCTAACATTTTTAAAACACTAGTAAGATACAAAATAGAAAAATTTCTTTTTGTTGCTTTGATTTGTTTTATTGTTCTCATAATTTTGATAATTAGTCAAGTAATTTTACTTCTTCTTTACTAAACCATATTGTACTTTTATACAGGTAATCAGGAATTATTTTAATGTCTACTAGAGTTCCATTTCTGTATTCATTAGAACCTTCTCTAATTATTTCTCCTATATATTGCTTTCCGTCGAAATTAACAATACATTTTTTCATATTATTTTACTTTTTTGTAGTAAGGGGAGGACTCGAACCTCCGATACCAGCTTTTGATATTATCTCACCGCTCTACCATCTGAGTACTATCCTTACTCCAGCTTTCTACGACATTAGCTTAGCCGTTTTGAACTTACGCCGCAATACGGCTATAGTTCATAACATAACTTGTATTGCCAGTTATCTGCTTATTGACCTATTCTATTTCTTCTTATATCGCTGTCAAAACCATAATGCCCCAATTATAAGTATTATAGTACCTGTGATACCTACAGCAAACATAGCATAGAAAATAGCTTCAAGCCAAGTTCTTTCTTTATTTTTCATACAGTTTATTATTAGTGGAGCATGAGGGAGTCGAACCCTCGTCCAAACGACGATTCAATAGACCTAACAGTCAATTTCTTTAATTTCTTTAAAAGAACTACTATCCTACTTATTCGTATCTCTTATTCATAGGCAACCCTTTTCCTTCATCTTAAACCAATATTAGATACTGGTTGACCGTTGTATAGTCCATTGTACTCTTGCTTAGTAAGCTTAGTTGTTACTAAGCTTCCATTAGGGGTCTGGTTGATAATAATAGTTCTGGGTTGACTGCACCATACTAACTTGTTTAGGGTTAATAATACATATCTCTACCGTATACCTCTGGCGAAGGAGTATTAGTAGTTACTGTTGGAATCGATTCAGATTTGTCATTTCTGAATTGACATACATCACAATGTTTTTTATTACATTGTAACGGACAATCGTTCTTTAAACGATTATTTACTGTTGCTTTAAGTTTTTGATTACTTATCAGTCTCATAGTCTCTAGCTTTACGATCATAAGGCTGTAACTTAGCTCTACGTGATCTTGTTTTTTTAGTATTACCATATTTCATGGTATAATTACTATCTTTGAATGTCTTTCCCATTATGAAATCATTGATAAAGCTACGCGAGCATATTCTACAATATTTTCCATTTCTTTTCTTTTAGAAAGGAATTCAAGATCTCTGTTAGTTTTAGGACCATATGATAGTACTTCAAGAATAGGTCTCTCTATTACTCCTTTCAAGACAAGAGTATAAAAAGAACTACGGAAAGCTATACTATCTGATTCTTCTCCACATACCTCAATAATCTTTTCTATAGCAATCATAAAATCGCTCTTACGAATAGATTTCTTATTTTTGTTAGTAGGTAGAAATTCATCTTCAGTATAGATAGTAGCTTTAACATCTATTCCCATTATACCTTGAAGAGCAAGTACACCATTTTCGATGAGTTCATCATTAACTCCATCTTTAAATCCAATAATTAAAAGTTTCATTTGTTTAAGTTTTATTGATTAAAATTAATTTTCTTTAAAAAAATCTATGCAGAAATCCTCAAAATTCTCTGTAGTTGTATACCTATCTCCACTTGCAAGTATTATATCTGTAGTATTACTTTTAATACTTCTACATATTCCTACTATAGAGTCTATTTTAATATAAGCTTCTGTTTCGTCTACCATAGTATCATCACTACGACGGAATACTTTAAATTTTGTCTCTAGGTATCCATTACTTAATTTTTTCATATATCTTCTTTATAAGTGTGAGTATGATAGTATACTCCACAATGTTTGCAATATGCTCTCTTAGTAGTGCCTTTAGCTATTTCCTTTTTAGGATCAAATTCACTACTCCATTTGTGACCATCAATAATACAATCTATTTCAGCAATTGCTCTAGAGTATTTTAATGGTGACAGGCACAATGCTTCATAAGCTTTTTGCCTAGCTTCTCTGCGTATTTTTCTAATACGCATTGTTCTGGTTAATTTTGATAATATTCCCATAATCTAAACGTTTAAATTGATTAATAATGACGCCTGGGCACTCAGGATTTAATTAAGTTAGTGCCAACTACTGGGTTTATAGCATTTGTTATAAGACAAAGATAAACGACCACAATCGTTACTTACTATGACTCTCACTATAGTTTTAACTCATAAGCAGAAGTAGCTGTCAAACTAAATCTTATTGGAGTACATGATTTTAACGTCCGCACGATCATATATACCATCTATTCTATCAATCCCGTTTTTTACAGTTGCGCAATTAACCTGTATAAATGAGGATAAACGATAACCTACTGTATATACTTACGCCCCACATGCTTGTCATTTTCTGAGGACGTATACTCTATCTTCACAGACTGAGTATACTAGACTCTAATATTCATTTAAAACAGAAAGAAGGTTTAGTTTTAATTTCAAATAGAGTCGTTTACAACCGTTGGTAAGGGACTAGTTTTTATAGAATCATCAAGATATTTTTGAGCTCTTGCTCCAGATAATACTGTGTTGTACGTTGATGTGTTTGATTCATATATGTAAATCATGTCTTTTATAGACAATGATGTACCATGCTGCATCAAAATATCAATTAATACTACCTTTGGCATAGCTAAAAATACACTGTCAACTCTTCTATCTTCTCTCATTTGCTCTCTCATATCGAGAATATCCTGTATTGTTGTTACAGGTTCCTCAATGATAACTTGAGGATCTTCTTGTACTTCTTCTTGGTTCACACCATTTAAGAAATTAGCAATGTTTTCACGCTCTGCATAAATCATTGCTCCAAACATGCCTATTAAGGCAATGATTGCTACTATTACCCAAACAGTTCTTCTTGGCGGTTCGGGTCTCGCCATCATTTCATTTTCCATTTTGATAATGTTTTTAAAATTAGTAATTAATTTCCCCAAAACCAATCTTGGAGTAGTTCTTTAAAGTTTTCTATTATGTAATTTCCATCCTCTCTTTCTTTTATCTTCAGAGAAGTCCCGACACTAGCATAGGAAGAGTCCAACCCATAGCTAGAAAACAAATGGAACAAACCCGCAGATTTATTATATCCATCTTTTCTGTATAACCAAGAATAGATATAATAATAATCAAACTTAGGTTTCCAAGGTTTGTTATTATTACTAATAAAGTTCAGAGCAGCTGTAATTGTACTAAGCTGTTCATACAGATTTAGATGCTTATCTTTATAAGTTCTAGGTTTTCTACCTATTACTTTGCAGGCATCTTTGTAAGATTTAATTTCTTCTCTTTTCATAACTACTTACTTTTATTGATTAAAATATATCTGCTTTTTCTTACCAATAGTATCTCCTATAGAATAATTATACCATAATCCAGAAGGAACAGTTACATTAGTAATTCGATACCTAATATCTTGAGTATAAGGATTTTTAATAGTAAGTATATAATCATTTATACCTTTATCTTTTCTTATTATTATATAATTCTTATAATTATCTAAAAACTCTGTAGCAGTATTAACATGCGCAATAAATAGCTTGTCAGCTATCCACATAAGTATAAATACAAATATTATAGCACCTACTATATATTTAGTAATACTATTTAGACTTTCCATGAATACTCCTCCCTATATTTAAATGCATATCTCCACCAAGCACTTTCAGTAAAAGTAGTAGACACACTAAATGTGAAATAATTTTCAAATTCATACATATCATGTAATGTAATACTTCGATTTTGAAATATTCCTTGTTCTATTCTGTTTTTAAGAACCCAGGAATAGCTATTGTTTAAGCATTCAGTTAGAAATACACTAAGTATTTTTTCCCTCATAAGGAAGTGTAAGAGATCATATGACATTACTCTTAGAATTTTTAATCTTGTAAGTTTTTCTTCTTTCATATTAAATTGATTTTAATGTTAATTACTAATTGTACCCAGAGCGGGAGTCGAACCCGCACGACCAAATGGTCACCACAGTTTAAGTGTGGATTGTCTACCTATTTCAACATCTGGGCATTTAAAATTATTAAACTTTAACTCGAGTATAAAGACTAAAATTTATAAATAAATATTCAGGTGAATATTCCGATTTAGGAGTTTCATTAATATACTTGCATTTTGCATGCCATACTCCTTTTTCTACTATTTCATATATAGTGTCTCCATATTGGAATATATCTCCAACATTTAAATTTGATAGTTTTTTATACATATTTTTGATAGTTATTAAAGTTAATAAAAAGGTAGCTGTTAGTTTTCATAGGTAAAACTGGAAGATTTTTTAGACCTATTACTTAACACACTCGCCACGTGAAGGCCAGCTTTTGAGTGCAATCAGTATATCTATATTCACATATAAATATACTGACAACAGTACGCTTACTGTTATGCTTAATTAATCAATCTGTATAATTAAGAACGAACAATGATTAAATAAACAAATGGCTGATACTGTAAATCTAAGGACGAACAAACTTGGCTACATCATATTGTCGTTAGACTTGTGACCGATAATATTGTTAGTAATGATGTAGTTGTTCCTGATTTTAACGTCTGCACTAATACTATCATAAAGTCCAGCTAAGCTAATATAAAAGCTGCTGTAAGTTCTTTTGATAGATATAAGCCCCACAGGATTGTCAAGGATTCTCACCTTAAAGATACCTAGCTACAGGTCAGCTAGGATTTTTTGTATTACGCTACCCAGTCTTATAATGACTTGACTTGTTCGTATCCCGCAATACCGCAAATACGAACTATCTTTGATTTCATCTGCACTAATATTAGATTATATAATAACATTTGCAACTATTATCATACATTGTCTAAATATAAGCCCCACAAAGTTGATACTGAATTCACTTTACTCACCCGGAACTGAGGACACTTATTGTTCAGTTAGTGTCAGACTGTTAAGCACCTCATTAAGCCTATC